AATCACCTATTTCATATTCTTTTACAATATCACACCATTTATCAAGAATATTTAATTCTTGAAGCTTATTATAAACATAAGAATTTTTAAGAAATGTTCCATCTGCTACATCACCTAATTCACATATATCTCTATATGCTTGTGAATATTCTGGTTTAATTTTATATTTCATTTTTTTAATAATTTATTTTTTAACTATTTAAAAGATTAGTAGCTACTAATTTCACTACTAATCTAAATTTAAAACTAGCTGTTTTTCAAGAGTTTTCATTCAACATATCTCCATCTACAATCCTTCTGTTTCACTAGTTTTTACATTCTTTTTTATATAACACACCATTTTTATAAGTTGAAGAACAACTTCCTAATAATAATGTACAAACTATAATAATTAAATAATACTTAAAGTATTTCATAATACAAATTCTCCTTTATTCTTAATAATATTTTTCATAATAGCTATAAGACATTCATTTCTATCTTTATAATTATTATTAAATGATACAGCTTTATCCACTTCTTCTACAGTAATATTAAAATTAGATAATAATTTATCCCCTTTTAAACCATTGTCAAAACAAAAACCTTTATTTGAGTTATAATACCCAAAACCTTCAAAAGCTTGTTCAATTAATATTAGTGTCTTAATATCAAAATACTCCTCTAAAATATCTTCAAGTATTTCAGTACTTATTTCATCTGCTTGATAAACAGTAAATTTATTATTATATTTAATATGAGATACAAATAATGAACCTACAGCACATACATTACATTCTATATTAGGTAAATGTTTTTGTAATGATTCATCTATTAAGTCCTCATTACATTCTATTGAACAATATGTACTATTTGGTATATATCTTTCAGCTTTAATTTGCTTTATTACATCTTTAGCAATTAAAACTCTTTTACCCATTTCATCTAAAGAATTAAATTCTTCATTCCATTTTTTAATTTGTTTATTTGTTACCATAATGATATTAATTTATCAAAAATTCTTAATTCTAATTAAATAAACTAACAGAAATACTACAAAAACTGTTAGTTTTTATCAACTGAGCTTTTACGCATCATGAATAAAAGAATGCATAGTATTTTTTTATCTAACCTAAACTTTTACTTTCCAGATAATATTACCTTCTTTATCTATTACTGAATAACATTGTTTTGTAGGTAATAATTTAGTTTCTGTACCAACTACTGCTAGTACTAAATGTCCTCTTTTAATCTGTCTGTTTACAGATTGTGGTCTTGCATTACTCATAATTATTAATTTTAATTTTAGTTAGATTTAATTAATTAAAAAAATTACCTGTCACATTCCCAAGTGTGAATATTAATTTAAGTCTTACCACTATTTCTAGCAACTAATAATCACTCATTAGTATCCAGTTCCTTGTAAAGGCTACTCACGGATTTAACTTCTTATTAAATATCTTACAATTAACAACGTAACTTGGTTTACTATAAACTTCTCTGGAGTCTTGCTCACGTAGGCCCCTATACCTGTTGTTTCAAAGGATTTAATTTCGATACTGTTTATTGTTAATCTTCAGCAGGTAATTTATATTTTAAAAAACCATCTGTCCACTCTAATTGCGGAATACTTTTTAGAGTATACAGCCATATCAAATAATAGCTAATTATTATTAACTCTAAATTTTTTTAAGCTGTAAAATATATTTATTCAAACCTAAACACCTCTTAGATGATGTTGATAATATGCTCTAAAAAGAGTGACTAATTATCTGTTTGTAATGAATCAGATGGTTTTATTATTTTTAGTTATAATAAATAAGTTGTTTTAATTCTTTAATTTTCTTCTTTTGTCTTTTAATGATTTCATCATGTATAAGACTAGATAAATCTTTCAATTGTTGAGTAGAGTAGTTTTCAAGTTTCATAATTATTTAATAGATTTTAAAGTATTTTTATCATAAGTCATTATATCAAATACAACAGATCTGGATTGATTTAACCATTTTTTGTAAATAAGTTTACCATTCATGTATAAATAAAACTCATTATTTATTATTTCTTTAATTATCATAAATAATTTCTTTAATAATTCCTTCTTGTTTACCTTCTGAATTAGTGATTAATTTTGGTTTTTCTTCTAAATCATTTTTAGTATGAGGACGTCTTAATATCTCTTCATCTTTACTGCAAAAGATACTTTCCATCACAATATACTTAGGTACTTTTTGAAGTGATTGGATGATACTATCTGTTGATTTATTAGAATAACATACTTCTCCACAATTATCTACTCCCATAGAATTTTTAGCTATCTCAATAGCTTTCCTTAAATCTTCTTCAGTGTACTTAGCTTTATTGTGGTTGTAACCTGCTAAAAATGCAAACTCTAATTCATAATTTAAGACTTTATGTCTTTTTATACTGTATTGCTTTGCTTCTTGCTCAACCTCCCATTCTCTCCAATTAGGTAATATAGGTACATTAAGATTAAGTTCTTTTTCTGCGAAAATGATTTTATTCCAATTACCATTTTTATAATGCATTGAATCTAAGTCACAAGTTCTAACCTTTTGAATATTATGTATTCCTGCATAGTTGTCAAAAACAGTATCACCTTCTTTAATCTTAACACTTTCATCTACAAGTACTCCGTGTCCGTTTATATTAAGGTATTTTAGTTTCATTTCTTAATATTTTAGTCAACTTATTTTCTAACAATTGTTGATTTTCAGTTATAATTTTTTGATTACGACCAAGATATAACGTACTAATAATTATTAATATTATTATTACAATTTCCATATTTTAATTTTAATATTTACTTAAATTTAAAGATTTTCTTTAATCCATTTATCTAATATAGCTTTAGTTTGACTTTTACTAAACCCTTTTTCTAAATAATGGACTTCTCTTAATAATTCAATAACTTCCTCTCTACTCCAACTATCCTTTACAGGATGAATTGTGATAGTATTGTCTTTAGGATTTATTCTAGGAAAACAACCTAGGAACCTAGTAGGGCCAGTTTCTCCTTCATATCTATTTTGATACTCAACCAACACTTCAGTAATAGGATTACCCTGAGTATACATTTTTACATACTTTTCAATAAATCCTTGAGATGGTTGAGGTAGAGTAAAAAATCTTTGACTCATAGCGCCTTGATGAACATAACCTAAAAAATTATCTGTAGTAGCTATGATTTTTTTATAATTAAAACTTAACTCATTAGCTAATTTTTCATTATCCTCACAATCTACAAACAATACACTATTAGTAGACATCTTAACACACCAATCACCTTCTTTAATCTCATCATTTGATAAAATGTAAAGATGTTGAGGTTTAATTTGTAAACCTTTATAATTAATTATTTCTTTAATTTCATTAGAGTTATAAAATAAACTCTGGTCAATTATTTTACCATTATTATAAGAAATATTATTCCATAAATGACTTTTACTTGCTGGTAACATTATTACTTGTACTTTCTTATTCGTTTCCATTTGTTTAACTTTAAGATTAATAATTTATTAGCACCATCTATAATAGCTGTACAACTCTTGTGGTCACACTTAGCATCACTGGACTATTATAAATGGTCGCGAGATAATTAGAAGATTGCGCGAATTTAAGCTATCCTATAAAGTTCTTTATACAACTTTATTTCTTCCGTAGTATGAATTATCTCTTGCTGTAAACTCCTCAAAGTATTAAGTAATTGGTTTCCTTTAGGTAAGTCTGTTGTTCAGATAATTTACTAAAGAACCCTCCACAGGGTTGTCTATTTTTATTTTAACCCATAGCACACAAGACTTCAATAGGGATTTAATGTGCAATTATTACTTTATCCAACATATCACAATACAGTTGGTACTTTGGATAGATTTAATATGTAATTAAATATTTATATGATTATAGAAAGTATCATAGATTTATCTAATAACAAACTATTTTTTATAAATCAAAATATTATTACAATTTATATTCTATCTTTTTTTAGTGATTATGTCTAACTTGCATAGACAGTATCTCGTATATCCTTCTAGATAATCACAAGGTTTCAAGGTTTAACCTATTTTCTTTGTTTGTACGAGTGAACTGACACACTCTTTTAATCATATTACCAGTTGTTAATAAAAATAAGGGATGTTTTTTACCTTAATTCAGAGGACTAATATCCATACCTCTATCTGCCATTATTGACTGTACAACTAAGACATTATTTATACAAAAGTAGAATTAACTACATATTGCAACAGTATTTAAATAAGGCATCTCACCTTTTTACACTTGTATTAATCTATACATTATTAAATATAATTATACTTAATAACTTAAAGTTTTCCTATTGTGTGGCTGTTTTATAACTAGCTTAATTAGTTAAATAATACCATAATCTACTTTATCTTACTTTATATTCTATATTATTAATTAAATAATTAGTTATATATTTCATCAATTTGGACTATGGTATTAAAAAAACTCTTTGCCCACCATTACTGGTTTAGTTATGGGATGATTAATTAGTTTCCTGATATTATAAAGACTCATACTCTAAGTAACCTGATAAACTTTATAATCTTCACTAATACACAATTATCCAATAAACTACAACTGATAACTAATACAGTTGTTTGTACTATTTCTACTTCTTTAGTTTCTGGTCAAACCCATCTCTAAATATATGTACTGTTTACCTTCAAACAAAGAGTTTTATTTTAATAATAGAATATTAATGCTATTACCATAAATATTATGAAACCAATAAATATTGTAATAGATATTCCAAATCCAGTTTTATCTTTTTTTACAATGTATTCGATTTTATTAGTTTCTACATTAATAAGCTTTTCTTCTTCTGAATTAATATCATAACCTATTACGTAATGCGTACTATCTGGAACAACTAATTCTGAAGTTGAGGTATTTACACCAACTCTTTTAATACTAGAATCACATGATGTTATAATACATGTAATTAATATTGATAAAATGATTGTTAACTTTTTCATTTTAATTAATTTAAAAGTATTTAACAAAATGACCATTACCACAATTAAAACCTTTGTTGATTGGATCATTAACAGGTGGTGAACTACTATGTGACATGTGATATTTTGATGTTTGTACTTCTAAAGATGTTTTCATTGCTGGTAAAGAACATCCTCCTAGAGAATTTATTCTCATTTCTTTTGCTAAAGTCATAATTTATATATTTAGTTATTAATTTTTTGAACTACTTTTGATTAGTAAATGTTAATTATTTCCATTAATCAAATACAATTCTGCCTACTGTTACCATTGTACTATTAGTTCTAAATTTACCTTCACCTAATTGAATTACTAAATCACATCTGTAAAGTTTATTATTAAAACAAGCTGAACAATAATAAGGTCTGTTTATTTCTACAACAGTTCCTATCATGTCCTGTAATTTAGATTTACTTCCAGTTATAGCTGGATAAGGATATACAATATATACTTCTTCATCATGACCTATTGCAGATAATGATGAACCATCGTACACTTTAACTTTATCTCCTATTTTAATAGAAGTATTAATGTCAGAAACATCTTCAAATATTTCACTTTTCATAATTTAGTTATTTAATTATTGATTAACGATAATTTATTATTGATTGATAATAAGGTGAATATTAGGGTTTGTTGATAAACACTCTAACTAATCCCTTCATTATTAATTAAATAAACCACAAGAAACCTATTAAACTTGTGGTTATTTATCAATCAAAACAAGTGTTAGGAATAAAAGAACTTTTTAGGTTTTTTAATGTGTTATTCTTGAGTAGTTGTACTCATCTCACAAATATATCCTTTATTAGATTCTAATAGATTATAAAGAATATTATTTTTAGCTTGTTTAGCATCTGGATTATTCATTAAGTAATGAAAGAAATCTGATGCACTATTTGTTTCAAACAATAGCTTATTGTTTAATATATGTTGATATTTCATAACAATTAATTTAAGTTATACAAGAGTCAAAATAAAGGGAGTATTACACTCCCCTTATAGCTATGCAAATAGCTCATCAGTACCAACATTGCTACCAGTACTAATACGAGACACTTCAGTATTCAATGTTTCATGCATGAATGTACTAACGTATGCCTCTTTAGCAAATACTCTTGGTGATGTACCAACAGGCCATTGCTCTCCAGCATTACGAGATAGCATGAAAGGACTTCTCTCTCCTTTATCATTAACCATCATGATAGTAGGATAGTTATTGTCCTTAGAGGAAAATACGCTGCCTATTTCACGGATGTTATTCTTTTCGCAGTACTCTTTTAAGCTAACAGTATTCATAATTCTCAAGTTTTAAATTAATTAGAAAGAATAAATGGAATTAGGATTGAATACCCCCTAACTCCCAATAATTTGAAAGAGTGGGGGTGAATTGTTATCTAGTCTACGCTTTCATTGATACATAAAATTTTTAAAAAAATAAAAAAATTTTTTTTATATTTGTAATCTAAAATGATAAAATGAATTATACACAGGAATTAAAATTAAAGCACAATGAGGTTGCTGCTAAAATAGATAAGGAAACTGGAGAAATTAAGGAGGTTAATAAGAGACCTAATAACTTCCCTAAAGGCACTGGAGTACATGTAATGGAAGATTTTTTTAAAATGAATACTTCCCTTGTATTAAGATTAAAAGGTACTAAGATTCTTTCTATGGAGGAAATAGGTATTATTACTTATATGGCTGCTGTGTCTGAATTTAATACTAATTCTCTTAAACCACTTAATAATGATACTACAGTACTTGAACTTGTAGATATATTTGGTATAGGTAAAAACAGAGTTAATAAGGTATTGGATAGACTTTATAGGTTAGGGGTTTATCTACAAATTAAAATCTATGAGAATTCTGATAAGGAGTATTGGGTACTTAATCCTAATATTTCGTGGAAAGGGAGAACTATTAAAGATAGTATGTTTAGTCACTTTAAAAATACTACTATTTCAAAATTACTTATGTAATATAAGAAGGGGAAGAGCTAGATCCGCGCTATCACTACAAAGCTTATCCCTAATTAGGGATGATCTGTCCCTGATCAGGGATGAACATCTCAGTAAATACGTTATTTTAGGTTTGTTTTTTAGATAGTAAAATTTTATATTTGATGAAAATTATTAAGTATGGTAGAATATAAAGGTAAGATACGATTAGGAGAAATTGGCAATACAGAATGGTGGACTGAAGAAAATTGGAAGAATCATATAAAATATATCGAGAAATTAAAAACAGATGGAGATTATGGTAAAGAAGTAGAATTTACTTTAATTTTACAACATAACTCTTTATTTGATGAAAAACTTAATCCTAATACAGGAAGCTATAAATTAGTATTTTTAGAATTATGAAAGAAAATAAATATTACACTCCTTCAATAGAAGAGTTCCATGTTGGATTTGAATATGAGAGGTTTATTCCAAGATCAAATGCTACAGAAGAAGAATGTTGGGATAAATTATCAATGTCTGTCAATTATTTATCATTAGATGAATTAGATGATGAAATAATTGAAAAAGAAATTAGAGTAAAGTATCTTGATAAAGAAGATATAGAAGACTTGGGATTTGATTTAGATATTATACGAGTTGTAATTCCTGACAAATATGAACCTTATTTAAATTTAAATAATGGAGTAGGTATTATATTTAATAAAACTAATTCTAGTGTTAGAATTACAATACCTTGTGATAAAATTTATAGAAAAATAGTTTTTGATGGAAAAATTAAAAATAAATCTGAATTAAAAGAAATTTTAGAAAAAATAATTTAATAAATACTTGACTTATATAATATAATATTATATATTAGCATAAAAATTGAATGGAGAATAATAATCAGTTATACTGGAATGAAGAATGGAATCAAAATATAAAAGATTTGTAGAAATGTGGAATAAATTATCTGTTGATTTACAAACTAAATTTCTTAATGAGTTTGTAGGAGATGAACAATATATAGATACAGAAGGAGATGGGGAATATACAGACTAAATATTTAAAGAATAGACAAGGTTTATATGCCTTACCTTCTGAAACTACTATTAAATTAGAGAAAGCATATAAAGATTTTCAAGAATTAAAAGCAAAAGGGTATATAATTGTAAATCCAATTTGAAATGATACAAGAAATTAAAGAATTAAGAGTTAATATTGATGGATTAGCTCAATTAACTAAAGAGTTAAAACCTATCAAAAAGAAAATTAAAAATAACGATAATTCATTAAGTAAAGAACCGTTAGAAGATTTTATTCTTTTAGAAAATTCTAAAGAAATAGAAAAAGCTGTAGATAGTTTATATTTAGCTAAAGCTTGGTTAGGTAAAGTACTTGGAGAATTAGAGAATAAAAATCCTTATGGTTCAGGATATAAAACTAAAGAAGATATTCAACCTACTGCTGATAAATATATTATTGGATGTGATTCATATGAAGAAGATTTTAATTCTACTTGGAAAGAAAAATCTCATATAGAAAAAGTAGATTGGTTGAGAACTGAGATTGAAAAAGTAGTTAATCAAATAAAAGAACAATTACATTTTGTAGAAAGCGAAAGAATGTTATTGTTAGAAAGAGTTGAACAATATTTATCAGAATCTAGATTTTGGTTAGGGTTTGAATTAGAAAGAATTAAAAATGAAAAATGACTACAATAAAGAATCTGTAGAATATTGCAGAAATTGTCTTGAGCTAGGAATTATAGATAAGAAAGAAGGAGTAGTATTATGTACTAATTGTGGAGCTACTAATTTTACAACACATGCTTCAGATATATTTGAATACCTTGAACTTAAAGAAAAAGCTAATAAACACATTAAGTCTTGAGACAGAAGATGTTCAGGATTTATTTGATAAGTACCATGCCCATAAAAAGGCTATACAGAAATATAATACTAAACAATTTATGTTTAAGACAAATATGTTTATAGGAGAACCTAATATTTTAGAAATAGAAATTTATAAAATGGAAAATGAGTGAAGAAATAAAATTTAACTCTTTAGATCCTAAAAGATTTCCTGGAGAATCTTTTGAAGATTATAAGAATAGAAGGAAATTAACAGCATATGTTATTAAACAATATAAGAAAGGCAGATTATTAAATGGCAAATAAAGAAAAGAGAGTCCCTCAACAACCAAGACTTAATGTAGAACCAAATGATGAGCAAAAGAAAGTACGAGCTTTATTTTATAACCATGATGTAAATTTTGTACATGGAGATTTTGGTTCAGGTAAGTCTTTAATAGCTTGTTATATTGCTCTAATGTCTTATAGGAAAAGAGAATTTAATAAGATTTGGATTACTCGTCCTATGTTAAAGAATAATTTAGCTGCTCTTCCAGGAACTTTAGAAGAAAAAATGGCTCCTTATGTATTTCCTATTCTTCAGAATTTAAATGTATGTCAAGCTAAGAATACTACTGAAAAAATGATTAATGATGGAGATATTGAAATTATGCCTATTGAAGTAGCTAAAGGTGTAACATTTATAGAGTCTGTTGTTATAGTGGATGAATATCAGGATATGGATTATCAGGATTTTAGAACTATATTAACAAGATTAGGGAAAGATAGTAAAATTATTTTTTGTGGGTCTAAAGAACAAATAGATGATAAGATAGGTAAGAATTCATGTATTCATCAAACTATTAAACTAGAGAAATTTGATAAGGTAGGATATACTACATTGAGTTCTAATCATAGAAATGAAGTATTAACAGATATAATTAAATTTCTGGAAAAGTGAAAATACTTATAGAGAAAGTTTGGTCAAATAACGTTTTATTACCAAAAGCTTCAATTATTAAAACAAAGTCAGGTGATAAATATTATCCAAGCTTACCAACAAATAATTATAAAAATTACACATATAGATTAAAATTAACAATTAAAAAGAATGTATAAAGTAAAGTTTTTTAAGAAGAAAAGTTTTTGGGGTAAAACCAATTGGTATTGGAAAGTAACTGCTAAAAATGGAAATATTATTGGTAGGAGTACAGAAGGATATAGAAATAAACAAGATTGTATTCGTAACGCAAAGGTATTAGGACTTAGTTTGTTTTATAAAAAAAATCATGAGTTTGAAAGTTAAATTTGATAGGATTAATGAAGTATTAGTTTTTGAGGCTTCAGATAATCTAAAAGCAGTTAGTGATTATTTAAGTGACTTAACTTTTGAGAAACAAGTTTATAAAGGTTGGAAATATTATAAGCCAGTATTTATAGAAAATCAAAAAGAACAGTATTTAGAATGGTTGGAAGTAAACAATCTGGATATTAAAGGAGCTGAAATATATGACTAAAGAATATTTTATACCATTAAATACTCCTTCATTAAAGAATAGTAAAATAAAAACTAGTAGAGGTATATTTCCTTCTAAAACAGTAATGAAATATCTAAGAGAGTTAGGTGTGCAAAAATATTCTTCAAGTAAAAAAGAAATAGTAGATTATAAAACTAAACCTAATCTTTTTAGAGAAGCTTTTAAAGGTTGGAAAAAACCTGACAATTTGATAGTATTGGGAATGCATTTTGTCAGAAACAGTAAAAGAGGGTTTGATTTTAATAATGCAAGTCAAGTAATATTGGATTTAATGACAGCTCATAATTTTATTGAAGATGATGATTGTTATCATGTAGTACCTCAGTATTATGAAAAGAATGGAAAGTATCATACTATAGATAAAGAAAATCCTGGAGTATATGTTAAAATAATTGAAGATGGAAATTAAAAAGAAAGTAATTAATATTCCCACTTCTCTTCATAATTTATATAAGCATTATTTGACTATTCTTAAACCTATTAATAAATTAGGTACTAAAGAAATAGAATTATTAGCTTATATGATGTATTTAAATGAAATAGAGAAAGAGAATATATTAAAAGCAGAAGATAGATGGAATAAAATATTTTCTTATGATGGTAGGATTAAAATAAGAGATAAATTGGATATGAGTGAATATTCTCTGAATAATTATATAACAGCTCTTAGAAAGAAAGGTTTAATAATTGATAATCAGATTCCAGATAAATATATTCCAGACATTGAGAAAACAGATAAATTTCAATTAATATTTAATTTTAAGATAAATGGATAAAACTATAGAAACTATAGCTAAGTCTAAAGCTCTTGAATTAGCTATTCATCCTGATGTAGCTAAAGCTATTATAGACAATTGGTTTAAGTACACAAGAGAAATAATGAAGTCTGCTGATCCAGATGATCCAGACAGTTATAAAAATATCAGATGGATAAATTTTGGAATTATCTATTCAGATAAACATAAAAGAGAAGGTATCAAAAAAAAGTTTAATTTAAATAAGAAAGATGAGTAATCAATTTAATTTTTTTCAAACAGTGTATTATACACTAGACCCAAATGAAGCAGGAGTAATAATTGCTGTTGTTCAACATCCTCACAATCAAACAACCTATAGAGTTCAATGGGCTGACTATTCTATAACAGAATTAAGGGAAGAACTTATAATGACAGAAGAAGAAGCAGAAACAGAAAGAGTAATACGTAATAATTAAGTAATGGTAAAAGGTAAAGTAACATTTAATTCAGTATTAATTACACTAAATACTGAAAAAACAAAAAGTAATATCATTCTTGTTAATGATACAAATATTAAAGGAAAAGAAGGTAAATTATTTCCATATCAAACAATAGTGTCTGCTGGAGGTATGTGTCAGGAAGTAAAAGTAGGAGATACTGTTATTGTAGATTTTGATGCATTTTTAAAACCTGTAAGAAATACTAAAAATAATATGGATGCTCAGGTTCCCGAAACTTCATATGAACTTCAGATTCCACTAATGGAAATTAATGGAGAAGTATATGGACATATATCTGAAAGGAATATTAAATATGTATATGATGAATCTGAAATCCCTAAAGAAGTAAAAGCATAGTATATGAGTTTGTAAGTTCTCTAAAAACTTACAATTGCTGAAGTAGCTCAGTTGGTTAGAGCAGGGAGCTGTTAACTCCAAGGTCATAGGTTCAAATCCTATCTTCAGCGCAGAATTTAATAAAGAAGTAAAACATATATATATGAAATTTAAAAAAAGTCTGTAAAATAATGAAATTATTTGAACTAAAAGATTGGGAGCTAAATGTTACTGAAGAAGCATGGGGTTTAGAACCATTTAAAAAAATTCTTAAAAGAGATAAATCTAAAGATAAAGCAACAGCATTAAAAGAGATGTTATTTATTTATTTCTATTGTGATGTAAAATCTGATTATCTTATTACTTCAGAAAAAGACAGAATTTCTGAAATTAAGAAAGATATTAAACTTCCTGATAGTTGGAAAATGGATTCTGTTATTAAAGAAGCTGTTGATTATTATAGTTCTTTTGAAACTATTACAGAATCTTTATATAAAAAAGCTGTAAATGGTGCTAATGCTGTAGGAGATTATTTAGATAAAGCTGAAGTTCTTCTCAATGAACGAGATAAGATGGATAAACCAATTTATAAAACAGCAGATATAACAAGAGCTTTAAAAGATGTTAAAATTATTATGAGAGATCTTAAAGAAGCTGAAAGAGAAGTTATTAAAGAAAAAGAAGATTCTTCTAAAAAGAAATCTGGTAGCAGGTCACATAATACTTTTGAAAGTGGATTAATCTGATGGAACTGAATAAATTTCAAACTCAATTAACTGAGGAATTAAAAAAAGAATTACCTAAGAAGATATGGAATGATATATCAGACGCTTTAGACACTATACCATTTATTCAATGGCTAGCTTCTGATTCAAGAGGTACGATTAAAGATAGACCTTGGAAATTAGACTCAAACGGTACACCTACAGGTAAGAAAGAGATAGATATAACTAAACCACATTTCCTTGAGAATATGGACTGGTTTAGAGAAAGGGCATTATATTTTAAAGAACATGGTGTATATACTCATTTACCAAAAAATCCTAACCCTAAGTCTGATTATGCATTATTCTGGAAAGAAGAAGTTAGACGTTGGAAAAAAGGGTTAACAAGACCTGATGGAGAATGGATTCCAGGTTCATTATATTTTTATTGGAATTATGTACAAATATCACTTGTTAAAAAAGTAGAAGGTACTAAAAAAGGAGAACGTGTAAAAGATTTTCCTAGAGTATACCTTGGAGATTATTTATGGTTTCATTATTGTGATCAAGCTCAAATTAGAGGTAAACATGGTAAAATGTTGAAATCCAGAGGTATAGGTGCATCAATGAAATTTGGAGCTGAGTCTCCAAGAAATATGTACACTAAACCTGGGTCTGGTAATCCTAATTTCCACTTAGCTTCAGATAAAACTTTCCTTTTAGGTGATAAGGGTATATGGGGTAAAATATTAGATAATTTAGATTTTATAGCTGAAAATACTCCTTTACCTAAATTAAGACTTGTTGATAAAAAACAAGCTATGGAACTTCAATTAGGTTATGAAGATGAGTATGGCTCTCGTAAAGGACTATTAACTTCTGTATTTGGTATATCTTTAAAAGATAATCCTGATAAAGCTCGTGGTATTCGTGGGGCTTTAATTCATTATGAAGAAGACGGGTTATTTCCTAATCTTGAACATGCATGGAACGTTAATAGAGAAGCTTGTGAGGAAGATGGAGTAGCGTTTGCGTTCATGTGTGCAGCAGGTACAGGAGGTGTTGAAGGAGCAAGTTTTGAAGGTTCTGAAAAATTATTTTATCAACCAGATGCTTATAATATATATGGAATTCCTAATGTTTTTGATAAAAATGTAGATGGAAGTAGAGATTGTGGTTTCTTTTGGGGAGCTTATCTTAACAGAGGTGAATCTGTAACTAAAGAAAATGGTGAACCAGATGTTATAGGTTCATTAATAAATATATTTAAAGAAAGGTTAAAAATTGCTCAAAGCTCTAATGACCCAAGAGCATTAACTCAGAAAAAAGCTGAATCACCTATTACTCCTCAAGAAGCTATCATGCGTACTGAAGGTACAGTATTTCCTGTATCTGACCTAAAAGATTATATTTCAGATGTACGTCCTAACGAACAGCAGTTTGTAAGAAGTCATTATGTAGGCAGATTAAAATTAGCAGGAGAAGGATTAATAGAATGGACTCCAGATGCTGATGTTAATCCTCTTAGAAAATATAATGACAGTAATCCAGATAAAACAGGAGGATTAGAAATATTTGTACAACCTGTAAAAAATGCTCCTAAGTATAGATATATAGCAGGTATTGACCCTATTGATGCAGACTCTGGAACTTCATTAGCCTCTATCTTTATATTCGATATGTTTACTGACCAGATAGTAGCTGAATATACTGGTAGACCAAAGTTTGCAGATGATTTTTATGAAATATGTAGAAGAATGTTAATATACTATAATGCTATTGGAAATTATGAGCAAAACTTAAAAGGTTTATTCAGCTACTTCTCTAATAAAAATTCATTGCATTTATTATGCGATACTCCTCAAATTCTTAAAGATGTAGATATGGCTAGTAGTAAACCTAGTTATGGTAATACAGCTAAAGGAACAAGAGCTAATAAAGAAGTGAATAAATGGGGCAGAAGATTACAAGCTGACTGGATGAATACTCAGGCACTTAATCCTGAAATAGATAAAGATGGTAATGAAATAGTTGTACCTAATTTAAGAAAAATAAGGTCTTTAGCTTATATAGATGAATGTATAGCATGGAATGAAGATGGTAACTTTGATAGAGTTTCTGCAATGGGTATGTTAATGATACTTAGAGAAGAAGTAAAAAAATATTCTCAAAAGTCTGAAGGCCATACAAAAGCAAATATTCTAGCCAATGACCCATATTGGGATAAAGTACTTGGATTTAAAAATACACCCAAAGAAATGAAATTTAGTTGGGAAAAGTAGTTATTAGAAATGAGTGATTATTTTTTAAATAGAGTAAATTCTGTAATATCAATATATTATAAAAGTAATTTTGTTGCTTAAATATCTTTATGAATTCATACTTTAATTCATTTCCTAGACAAAAATTAAGTTCTAATCAGAAAGGCCCTAAATGGTATAAACAATGTATAGATACCATTACAGAGTCTTCTTATCTTTTAGATGAAGGTGTAAGAGCTAATTGGAAGGAAAAATTAATAAATACAGATTTATATAATGGAAAACTTAATCCTAGTGATATAAGGGAAGTATTAAATCCTGAATCATTACATGATGAAAGTATTCCAACTACAATGCAACATTATCCTATTATTAATCCTAGGATAGATGTATTAGTAGGTGAAGAAGCTAAACGTAGATTTGATTATAAAGCTATTGTAACTAATCCTGAAGCAGTATCAGCAAAAGAAGAAGAAAAGAATAATGAGCTGAATAGTAAGATAAGAGAATTAATTGAATCTAACTATACAGAACAGGAATTAGAAATAAGATTAAGAGAACTTGCTGAAGATGCACGTAATTATCAGGATAAAAGAGAAGTACGTGCTAATAGAATTTTAAGACACTTATGGAACGAACTTAAACTTGAGAGAGTTTTTAATGCTGGTTTTAAAGATGCTCTTATATTAGGAGAAGAATATTATCAAGCTGAAATAGTTTCTAATGAGCCTTTTTTCAGAAAGTTAAATCCACATAAAGTATTTTCAATAAGGTCTGGTTTCTCTAATAGAATAGAAGATTCAGACTTGATTTTCATTAATGACTATTGGAGTCCAGGTCAGATTTTAGACCATTTTCATGATGAGCTTAAAGATGCTGATGTTAAAAAACTTGAAAGAGGTTATGGAGATGCTGGAGATGATCCTTTTGTAGATAAACTTGCCAGAGATTTTTCTGGTATGGCATTTACCACATTTGATTCAGGTAATCCAGAAGATATGAATTCTATTAACTCTTTAATTAATTTAGGAGAGTTAAATGGATTTAGTTTAAATGAACCTTATGATGCTTCTGGTAATGTAAGAGTATTAAGAGTTTATTGGAGAGGTTGGAGAAAAGTTCAGGAAATTACTTATTTTGATGAATTTGGAAATGAACAAAAAGATATATTTCCAGAATCTTATATTCCTAAAAAAGATGAAGGAGAATCTTCTAAACCTTTATGGATTAATGAATGGTATGAAGGTACTAAAATAGGTAAAGATATATATGTTAATTTAAGACCTAAACAAATTCAGTATAGGTCTATGAATAATCCTTCTTATTGTCACCCTGGAATTACTGGTAGAGCTTATTCATTTAATAGTTCTCAAACAGTATCTCTTATGAGTAAGGTAAAGAATTACCAATACTTATATGATGTACTACATGATAGGCTTAATAAAGCTATTGCACGTAATCATGGTAAGATATTAGAAATAGATTTAGCTATGATACCTGAAGGTTGGGAACCTGAAAAATGGATTCTCTATATGAAGAAAATGGGTATTGCTATTAAGGATAGTTTTAAAGAAGGTAATAAAGGAGCTGCTACTGGTAAATTAGCTGGTGGTATGAATAACGCTTCTAAAGGTTATATAGACTTGGAAACAGGTGCTTATATTCAACAGCAAATTGCTTTAATGGAATTCATTAAGCAAGAGATGTCTGAAATTACTGGTGTATCAGATCAAAGATTAGGACAAATTTCTAATAGAGAAACTGTAGGTGGAGTAGAAAGAAGTGTTACACAATCTTCTCATATTACTGAATGGTATTTTTCAGAACATGATGATGTTAAAATTGAAGCATTAAGAATACTATTAGAAACAGCTAAAATTGCATATAAAGGTCAGAATAAAAAAGTACAATATATTTTAGACGACCAATCTATTCAGATGTTAAATCTTGATGGAGATGAATTTTCTGAAAATGATTATGGTATTGTATTAACTTCTTCTGCAAGAACTCAGGAAGCTGAACAGAAATTAAAGCAATTAGCTGAAGTGGCTCTTAATGCAGGTACAATAGACTTTGCTACCATTTCAAGTATTTATTTATCTGATTCATTATCTGATATTAAATCTAAAGTTGAAAAAGCTGAAAGAGATAAAAATCAAAGAGAGCAAGAACAATTTGCTAAACAACAAGAAGCTATACAACAAAAAACTCAACAAGATGCTGAAGATAAGCAAGCTGATAGAGATTTAAAGAAATATGAAGTTGATTTAAAAGCTCAAACTGAAATTCAAAAAGCTTTACTTAATAAAGATGAAGCTCCTGTAGATAATTCTAAAGAAATAGAAAAATTAAATCTTGACCGTCAAAAAAGACTAGATCAGGTTATACAATTTAATGAAAAATTAGAATTAGAAAAACAAAAGTTTTATGAAGATAAAAAGCAATTTCAAGAAAAATTACAGGTAGAAAAGAAAAAAGCAAATAAAGTAGCAAGTAAAACTTAACATAAGTAGTTATTAGGAATATACAATTATTTCTATAAGTAATTAATTCTTGTAATTTGTATATATCCTATAAGTAATTTTGTTATAAAATAAAGCAAGAATGGCAGAAGAAATAGAAAATTTAGAGCAATTAAGTTTAGAATCATTGGGAGACTCTGATGATTTAGACTTTTTAGCCTCAACACAAGAAGATACTACTTCAGAGGAAGAACAAGAGGAATCTTCTGAAGAAAATAATGACATAGTCGATGATCCTAATGTAGAAGCAACCGAAGAGGAAGCAGAAGCTGAGGAAGAGAACGTAGTTGACGAAGAAACACCAGAGGAAGGCACTCCTTCTAAAGATTTTTCCAAGACACTTTCTTTTTTTGCTTCTGCTTTAGCTGAGGAAGGGGTGCTTACTTCTCTGGACAAAGATACTAAGATTGAATCATTTGATGATTTAAAAGAAGTAGTTCTTAAAACTATTAAAGATAATGAGTTTGCAGGACTAAATGAACGTCAAAAGAATTATTTAAAAACTCTTGAATTAGGATTACCTGAAGATGAGTTTATTAAATCTGAAAAGCAATTTGAAGACCTTAGTAAAATAACTAAAGAAACTCTTGAAGATAGAGAAGATTTACGTAAACAACTGATTACAGAAGATTTTTTATCTAAAGGGTTTAACAAAGAGAAGGCTGAGAAACTTGCTCAAATGAGTATTGATAGTGGAACAGATGTAGAAGATGCTATGGATGCATTGGAAGCTAAAAGATCTACTATTAAAAAACAACAGGAGCAACAAGTAGCTCAGAGAAAAGCAGAAATAGAAAGTGCAAAGAAACAACAATCAGAACTTAATAATAAAATTAAGTCTATTGTTTTTGATGAGAAAAAAGAAATTATTCCAGGATTTAAGTATAATTCAAAAGTAGCTGAAAAGACTTATGACTTACTTACAAAGCCTGTAGATATGACTGAAGATGGGAGACCTCTTAGTGCAATTGCAAAAGCACGTTCTGAGAATCCTATAGATTTTGAAATAAAGTTACATACTTTATTTGCATTAACAGATGGATTTAAAGACTTCAGTTCGTTCTATAAGACTACAAAAAGTAAAGCTACTCAGGAGTTTATTAATAAGTTGAATTCAAATACCCTAGGTAAAGAAGGAAGTTTAGCTAATAGTGCAAATGATACTGAATTTATGAAAGCTCTGGATAAATTGGATAAAGCTTTTAATTAATTATATAACCCCCATAAATTTCATTCATAAATGAAAATTAGTAATTTACAAATCCATGACGCGAAGAGCTGGTCGGGTATTACTACTCGAAACCACCTTGGAGCTATTGGTGAAGCCAAGCCTCAGCTTGCTTCTAAAATTATGTCTAAGCTATTGCAAAGGCATTATGGAACTACTCTTGAGACTATGTTAGCAGGTATTCCTGTTAAAACTCTTGAAACTGATGATGATTTTACATGGAAACTTATTGGTTCTTCTGAACGCAATATAGCTCTTGTAGAAGCTCGTTATCAAGGTGCTACCATTACAGTATCTGACTTTAATGTTGGAGCTAATGGTGCTGAAATTGAACTTGTATTTCCTGAAAGATTGTTTGCTCCTACTGACGTAATTGTTGGTGAGCAAAATGAAAAGTATCCTATGCAGGTACAATCAGAATTTCGTGAAGGTGCTAATCATGTTTACGTTGTAAAGGTGTATGGTGCTGACGCTGTAGTGTCTGGTGTTCCTGGAGAAGAACTTGTAGCAGGTAAATTGTTTAGTAAAGAATTTTCTCCTGTATCTGATACTTTATCAATACGTGGTGGTGAAACTAACTTTACTTCTCCTATTTCTTTCCGTAACAGCTTTACTTACATTCGTAAGCAATATATCTGTCCTGGAAACATGGTAGATAGGAAGTTTGTTGCAAACTTTGAAATAGTTGATGAATCAGGTGCTAAACAATCATTTACTACTTGGTTGCAATATCAGGCTTTTGTATATGAGCATCAGTTCATGCAAGAGAAGAACAGAGCTATGTTCTACGGACGTTCAACTATTAATGGTAAAGGTCAGGTATCTAACGTAGACCACCACTCAGGTCATGCTATCAGAGCTGGATTTGGACTACGTGAGCAAATGGAAGTAGCTAACACTTTCTTCTATAATAGCTTTACTGCTGACTACCTTACTAACATTCTATTGGAGCTTTCTATCAATAAGCTTTCTACAGATGAGCGTAAGTTTGTAATCCGTACAGGTGAGCGTGGTGCTATCTTGTTCCACAAAGCTATCCAAGCTGAAGCTAGTGGTTGGAATGCACTTCAGGATACTACTATCCAGAAAAATGTTAGTTCTAAACTACATTCTAATGCTCGTACCTTTGGTACTCAATACACTGAATTTATGGCTCCTAATGGAATCGTAGTTCGTGTAGAAGTAGATCCAATGTATGATGATCCAGTACGTAACAAACAAATGGCTCCTAATAACGGAGTATTCTCTGGAGGTGTAGCTGAGTCTTATCGTATGGACATTTTTGATATTGGTACTGTAAATGATGAACCTAACATTCAGAAAGTTATGGCATCTAACAGTCCTGATATTAATGCCTATGTACCTGGACTACGTGACCCTTATTCTCCTACTGGTGCTGCTGTTAAACGTGTTGCAAATTCTATAGATGGATTTGAAATGCATAAGATGTGTACATTCGGAGCAATGATTAAAGATCCACAAAGGACTGCATCGTTAATTCCTGCATTCCTATAATAATAACTAGGAGGGGTATAAAAAGCCCCTCCTATTTTTAAACTAAAGCAATGGAAGTAAAAGAAGTAAAAAAACAATTTGAACTACCTAGAAAGAAAGTAAGGATAGTTCCTATTAAACGCCCAACAGCGTTTATACCAGATGAGACACACCAAGCATCATTTCTGGCTCCAAGAGCTAAGAATGTATTTGTAATGCCTTATCTAAGAAATGGTCAGATGATGAACATTCTGACTGATGAAGAAAAAGAGTTCTTTGAAGATTCGGAGAGAAGTCATTTACACTTTAAAAGTGGAGACTTATCAGTGCATAAAAAAGTAGACAACTATTGGTCTGACTTTACAGTAGAATTGGGTAAAGATGTAGAAACATTAGACTTGAGTAATCCTATGGATTATTTTAAATATAAATTTCTTACTAAACTACCTCAAATTGCTAACAGTAAAGAAGAGTCTAAAAGAAAAGCTACTTATAAGTATTATCTAATTGATGAAGATGAAGAAATAATTATGGAAGCTGAAGAGGCTAGTTTAGAAGAAGAATTCTGGAGCCTTGTTTCTGAAGTTAAGAAAGATCGTATTAAAATGATAAACATCTTGACTTTATTTGGTAAAAAAGTTTCTGATAATTCTTCAGATAATTTCTTACTTACTGAACTTAGAAAAATCGGTAAGAGAAGTAAAGAATCAATGAAAACTTTTATTGATACTGTAAATGATCCAAATTTTGATATTAAAATTTTTATTGATAAAGCTGTAAATGTAAGAGCTATTTCAAGACAAGGTAATCAATATTTTCTTGATGGTGAAAGAATAGCTTCTTCTACAGACCAATTGATTAAATATCTGCAAGAAGGAGAAAATCAGGATCAATATATGTTAATTGAAGATAGGATTAATAATGCAAAATAATATAGTTAATTATAATTTTAGTCCTCAAGATGCTTTTAAATTAGAAAAGTCAGAATCTCCTTTTTTCTTCAGTAATAAAGTTTATGATATTACTAAATTAGAAAAGCAAGGTAAAAATCTTAATGTAGATACTGGATTATCAGATAAAAATGATGGTTTAGTAAGATTAGACAAAGAAGAATTAGAATTTTTAAAAAAGTTAATATAAGTGACTGTAACTGAGTTTAATAATGAATTTGATATAGAGTATAACTCTATTGCTTCTAATGCAGCTCCACCTTTGGATGCATATGAGAAGTCTGTGTTATTGACTCAGGCTCAAGAACTTATAGTTAGAGAACGTGCTGAAGAATTTGATAGTTCAGAAAAAGCTAGAAGAGAATTAGCTAACTTAATAAAAAATGCAGTTAATTCTACACCTGTTAATAAACCTGCTGATGCTATTAATTCAAAGTCAAGGTTTTTTGAATTGAACGATGATGTAATGTATGTAGTAGCAGAAAGAGTTAAATTAAGATCTACTAATGTTTGTTATAATAATTTAGAAACTAATTTAATTCCTGTAAGACATGATGAATATTACAGAAATATTAAAAATCCATTTAAAAAACCAGATGGGACAGTAAGTTGGAGAATTAACTATAAAGATATAGATAATAAAAAAATTATAGAAATATTATCTGTGGAAGGGTCTTATCCTAATGAGTATTCATACAGATATTTAAAATACCCTTCTCCTATAATATTAAGTAATTTAACAGGACTTAGTGTTAATGGAATAAGTACAGTAACAGAATGTGAGTTAGCAAATTCAATACATAGGGAAATATTGGATAAAGCTGTTCAACTCGCATTAGAGCAAACAGGTAATCCTAGATTACAAACTAAAATGATTGTTGATAAATAAAATATTTGTTTAATTTAATCCCCTAATAGAAATGAGTGAATTTCAAAAACAAAATCTTAAAGTAATAATTGGTTCTGCTGCTACTGCGGCTGGAGAAACTACTTTAAGTACCTTCAAAACTAGTGGTTCTGTTGGTGAAGTAATTGCAGTTGAAGGAGACGGTACTGCTGTAGCTTCAACCTCTGAAAACATTATTGTTGTTGGTAAAAATGCAGATGGTACTCTAAATACAACTGAGGCTATTCCTGTAAAAAATGTTACAAAAGCTGTAGCTAGAAAATATGCTGCTGCTACTAACAAAGTAGATTATATTGGTTTTAATGGAACTTCTGGTTCTATTGATGAAACAGCCAGTAATTTGTACCAAATATTCCTACGTTTGAGGAATGCAGGTTCATTGTCTGCTGAGAACTGGTATCTTCGTGATGCTGCTTATCAGTCTAGTGCTGTAGCTGCTACTTACTCTCAGGAAGCTGTTGCTGAAGGACTTGTAAAAAGTCTTATTCGTAACTTATCTCGCGAGCCTCTAAGTGGTCGTATGAAAGTAGAAATGGTAACTTCAGACGCTGGAGATGCTTTAGGTACTGGTACTGCTACTGGTGCTACTGTAGTATTTACTAAAGGTTCTCGTTATGTGACTGGGTGGGCTAATGTAGACGATGCTACTACTAATGCTGCTTTGGCTGTAGGTAATTATCTACGTGTAGGTACTGCTGTAACTGACCCTGTTTACAAAATTAAGAGTATTGACACTACTAATGACATTCTTGAATTAGAATGGGCATTTCAAGGTGAAACTACTACTCTTAACGATACAGGTTTAGAGCAAGTTACTGCTGCTGATGTAGCTGCTGGTGATTGTGGTATTAAAATTTCTGGTAAAGATGAGGATTATAGCCTTGGACGTGACAGATTTGAAATACTTGACTGGCATACTGACCTTAGTGGTTTTACTGAAACTGAAGTAACTAAAGCTACTGCTGGTTCTTTAGGTGAAGGTGAAGGTAAGCGTGTTCGTGATCTTGAATGGTTTGCCGTAGGTAACTTTGGCGATCTTTACAGATTTGATGATATGGCTTTTGATTTCTATCAAGAAAATCTTGAATCTAGTGCTACTGGTAAATATCATAGTATTACTATTGATTACTTTGTAAAAACTGATTTGTTTCAGGATGTTACAATGCCTCGTCAATTAATCATCTACTGTTCTGCTGGAGCTGGTACTGATTATACTGCTATCAATAAGGTTATAGATCTTTTAAACAATGCTACTGGTTCAGCTCAATTAGCTGCTCTATCTGCATTGTCATAAGTAAATTTAATCATGGGATTAGTGGGCTAAAAACCTGCTAATCCCATTTATTGTATAGATATGAATGATATTCAAAAATTACTTGCTAATACAGCAACTGTAGATACTGCTGTAAAACTTTTAAAAGCTAGTTATCCTAAATCTGGTAATAATATACCAGTACCTATTGAATTAATAGAAGTTATTGAAAAAAATATAGCTGCTATTAATAATACTTTAAGTCAAGGTATAGCTACTTTACAAGAAACTACTACTACCCTAGATAGTATATTAAATGATCACGAAGACAGATTAACTGCATTAGAAGCTTAAAAATGGCTAATATAACAATTGAAACATCTTCAGATTTTAAAAAAATATTTGTTAAGTCAGATAATGCTGATACAAATACAAATTATCCAGTAATGGAAGTTTATTTGGATTCAGTATTAAAATATACTTTAGTAGTAGGCGGAACTGCTACTGTTGGAGGTACTGATTATACTACTACTTCAGGAGCTGATAATTTAGATTTTACAGCTACTACTACCACTAATGGTACTGAGTATGTACATCAAATAGATACATCTACTTTGACTACAGGAAGTGCTTTAAATGTATTAAGTGATGGAGTATGGGAATTTAAACTTTTAGATGCTAATGCTGTAACTAATATATTCATAGGAATTCTTGTACATGATGATTTAGATTGTTGCATAAGCTCTAAATTAAGTAAACTTTGTACTGGAAAAACTACTGGTTGTTCATTAGAAGATGTAATAGAATTAGCTAATAAAATCAGAGGATTGATTTATTCTGGTAATATTTCTGCTAAATATGGGGAATTTAAGAATGCTGAATGTCAATATAAACTAGCAAAAGCTATTTGTGATGGTGATTGCGGATGTGGCTGTAGTTAATGTATAATATAACTGACATAAAAAATATTCTAAATGATACTGAAACTTGTCCTAAAGTTTCAGGAGAAAGAATATGTAATAAATTAAAAAAAGGAAACACTTCTTTTAATACTAAATTAATTAATACTTATCAAGATATTGAATATTTATTACTTAAAAATAATTTAGATTCAGAAGTAATAAATTGTCTTATTGATAAAATACAAGATATATGTGAAGATTGTATTACTTCTAGTGGAATAAGTAATATAGTAGATGTATCAGAAGATTGTCATGAAAACAATATAATTTCAGAAGAAGGTTATTGTCTAATTACAGAAAGTGGTAAAAATATAATTTCAGAATAATGGCACAGAAAAAATTTTCAGAATTTACTTTACAAACAGTAGCTCAAATTATAGCTTCTCCACAATATTCTTTCTTTTATTTGGTAGGACATAATGAATTTTCTAATGAAAATATAAAAATACCTTTTTCAGGTATTATAGATTTAGTGAGTAGTTCTTTAGGAGCTATAGTAGAAACAGGTGAAATTACAGATACTGATGTTTATGAATTAACTACTGATGCTGCTGATTATGCAGGTTATCCTGATTCAAAAGTATTTGTTTATTTAAATGGTCAAGAAGGATATACTTCAGTAGAAGCTGTTGTAGATTTATCACAAGGTACTATTACGTTTCCATATCAAATGTTAGGTACAAACTATTTACGAATTGTAATGTTTAAATAATGAAAAAATTAATATTTATAATATTTGCTTTAATAAGCTTTAATCTTTCAGGACAACTTGTGAGAAATTTTCAATATATACCTGATTTTGTACACGGACTTAAAATATCTAAATTAAAAGGTTCTGATACTTTAATGCTAGTAGTAAGACCTGATGGTTACGTAGACACTATGGCAATTCCTTCGGGTAACGGAGGTTCAGGTATTTACTCAGGTAACAGTCCTGCTACAATAAATTTAGGAGGTTATCAAGCAGGTGATAACATATCAGGGAGTTATGATGATATTATAGAAAAATTATTAACTCCTTATGCTACGCCTAGTTTTACATCTTTTACTATGAACCAAACTTCAACAGTCGAAGTAGGTACTATATTAACAGGTTCTAAAACATTCTCTTGGTCTATATCTAATCCGTCTAATGTATCAACTAATACTTTAGATATATACGATGTTACTAGTGGTTCTTATTTAACTAGCAATATTTCAAATGTATCCCCTGCATCTATAGCTATAGGTTCAATTACTAAAAATACTGCTACTTCACATTCATGGAGAGCTGAAGCAACAAATACACTTACTAATTTATTAACATCTAGTAATTATACTGTTAATTGGAGATGGAAAAGGTATTGGGGTTTTGATAATAATAATGTATATGGAGTAACAGGTTCTACTAATTTAACTCCAACTGAAATAAATAATGGTTCTGGTGAACTAGCTACTAATTATATTAAATCTTTTGCAACAAATAACCCTACAGGAACACAGTATTTTTACTATGCAATTCCTGTTAGCTTTGGAGAAATAGATGAAATATATATTAATGGTTTTCCAAGTATATCCGCTTTTACCAGAACAACTGTAAGTCATACAAATACATTAGGTGTAGCTACTAACTATTATTTATATGTATCTAATAATAAATTTAACACGTCCGCTCAAATAGAAATTCAATGAAATATTTAAATATTTTAATGTTAGCTATCTTATCGGTAGCTTGTGAAAAAGATATATTCACAAAAGATAAAATTAAGAAGAATAGTACTAGTTGTTCTATAACAACTCAAGATTTTAATAATCCTATTATAGATACTAATAACGAAGTATATACTAAATTATTACCTAATAATATATGGTATAAAGAAAATAATACTAATATTAGCCAAGGTAAATTAACTTTAGGAAAAGTTAAGTATTCATTTCCTGTAAATCCAGATGCAATTTATAGAATAGCTTATGATTATACAGAAGGAGGTTCTTTATTTATAATGCATTATTCTAGTGATAGTACTTTTTTAGGATATACAACACCTTCTAAAAATAATGGAGTATCTATTACTAATGTATATACAAATACATTTAATTCTCAGTTTATTCAACTTTACGTATATACGAATTCTTTAGGTTATGTAGATAATATATGCGTAGGAAGAGTAATTGAATTAGATACTGATGGTGATGGTGTGCCTGATAGATTAGATGATTATCCTGTTGATTCATTAAGAGCTTATAAACGAGTATATAAGAATTTAATGTGTTTTGAAGATACTTGGCCTGGTAGAGGTGATTTAGATTTTAATGATTTAGTATCTGATAATATAATTGAATATCGACTAAATAAAAATTTTGAATACGTAGATGCTTTAGTAAATTGTAAGATATTAGCTTTAGGTGCAGGTGCTTCAAGTGGTTTGTCTCTTAGATTTTTAAATGGAGGTAGTGATATAATTCAATCTGTTACAGATGCTGATAATAGTGTAAATATAGCAAATGATGTACGAAGAGATTTATCTCCTAGATACTATAATACTAATATAAACGGTTTAAATACAACTAATTATCATCAATATAATAAGGTAGTTACTTTTAAAAGTAATGTTACAGGTAATTTATACGGAGAGTTTTATATTTATCGTACCAACGAAAGAGGCCGTGAAACGCACATGCCTTATTATTCTGGGACTAATTTAGTAGATTCTAGTAGATTTTATACAAGTGCTGATTACAATGGCACTTATAAAACTAGAGATGGTTTACCTTGGGCATTTGAAATAAATGAAATAAATAAACCTTATTTCAAATGGTGTTTAGAAAAAGTAGATATAAGAAATGCTTATTCTAAATTTGCAGATTGGAGTAATTCAGATGGAACTAGGTATATTGGTTGGATGTTAGTAGGTAATAGTAATTTAACATATCATGAATAAAATATTAATATTTTTAATTTGTTTATTTGTTTTTAATGTAAAAGCTCAAGTAAAAATAGGTACTAGTGGTGCTATTGAACCAACTGGTGATTTTTCTGCTATACGTAGTTATAATGTAGGAGGAGGTTTTAAATACTATAGTGATACAGCAGATGTACCTGATAAATTTAAAGATAGTACGCTTGTTGTATATCAGCCTTTAGATAGTAGTTTTTACAGATTTAACTCAGGTAGTTGGATTGAATTAAGAGTTAATAAAAGAATAATAGCAGGTAATAATATAGTTATATCAGGAGATACAATTTCTACTATATCTTCAGGTGCTGTAGGTAATGCAGATAGTTTAGGAGGATTTTCCTCTAATCTGTATATACGTAGAACAGAGTTAGAAGATTCTTTAAATGCTCTAGAAGCAAGATTTCCAGTTGTACCTACAGTATTAAGTGGATTTACAAATGATGTAGGATTTATTACAAATCCTTACGATGGTGATTCTTCTGTAACAAATGAATTACAAAACATATCTTTTAATAAAGTAGGTAATAATATTACTGGAACTATTACAAATGGTACAGGAGATACGTTTACTATAGATGATGGTGATTCAGACCCTACTAATGAAAAAGATACTGTATCAGCAGGTTTTGGTATTAATGTAAGTCAATCAGGTTTTGATTATGAAGTTGAAGTAGATACTACTAAATTAGTAACAGTACCAAGGTTTTTAGATAGTTTGGATAATTTTAAATCTGATTATGAAATTGACAGTTTAACATTAACTGAAGCATTTGAAAAGCACCAGAGGTATTTTAATATTGAAAGGGCTTATGATTTTTCATTAACAGATAGCAGTATCGCCTTAACTGGATTAAGGTCGTTTAGAGTAAATTCTCCAAATAGCGCCATACATAGCTCACAAAGAACAGGTCTTAGTACTTTAAGTACATATCTTTCAAAATTTCAAACATATGGTGATAGTTTGTATTTTTCAGTTAATACTAGGAGTTCAGACCTTCTTTCAAATAAAACAGGACACGCATCATTTAATTCTTATGAAGGGTTTAAATATCACCCTGGTACTTATAATAATAATTTTACTGTAACTCCATATACCATACCTCCTGCTAAATGGGTACAAGCTAAACTTGATACCCTTGCAGACAGTATTAATGTCGGAGGAGGGTCTTCTGTCTCATCTTTTAAATCATGTTACAAAAAAGTTACGGCTGATTTTACTTTTTCAACATCTGATACTACTTGTAATATTCAAAATTTATCAAATGATACTATTGTAGTCACATTTAATAGTTTATCTATACCTAATGGTAGCGTAACTAACTTTTGGAATAATGGCGATGAAGGTTTATTTTTATTTCAAAAAGGAACTTCTAACATTAAAGTTGGAGGTGTTTCAGTAAATACAGATACTGTATTAGCAACTGCCTCTGTAATGTATGTAAATGATACTTTTTATGTGGCTAATGCTGTGAGCATAGAAGGTGGTTCTAGTAGTAATGCGAGTACTTTAAATGGACAAACAGGTGCTTATTATTTAAATAGGAGTAATCATACTGGTACACAAGCTATTAGTACTGTTGTAAATTTACAAGATAGTTTAGATAACAAAGTAAATAATAGTACTTTAAATAACTATTATACTAAATCTGAAGTTGATTCTAAAATAGATAGCGTTGTTAGTTATCATGATAGTATTACTAATCTTAGAATAGATAGTATTAATACTGCTTTTTCATATGGTGAATACGAAATCTCAGCAAATGATACAATTACTGATGAATGGTTTAATAGAACTAACTGGACTTATAGTACTGCTAATACAGATACAATAACAATTTATTTAGATACTGGATTAACTGTACCTGCTTATACTACTGTAGCAGATTTATTTATATCAGGAACTAATCCTATTAAAATACAATGTATTAATAGTACTAGAATTAACGGTATTGTTAATGGCAGTGCAAGCATTAGTACTAGATATAGTGGAGCTGGTTTACGTAAAATATATAATGGATTTGAAGATTTTGCTTTAACACCTGCTGATTAATGAAAAATATTTTATTAATAATATTAATATCATGTATAACACAAGCATTTGGGCAACTTAGAAGTCCAAATGCTAATACTGTACAATTTTCTTCATTTAGTTCAGATAATATTCCAAATTTGTTATTGAATGATTATCCTGGAGCTTCTGCTGCATTTTCATTAATACAGTTAGATAAGAACTATAACGACAGTATAATTGTTGTTAGAAGAAACCTAGACAACTCTAGTCAAAGCTTTGGCATAATAGACGGAATGGTAGATACTTCATCTATTAAAACATTTGTTGGTGGGGGCGATGGTTTTGCTTCATGGTTATACGATTGGAGCGGTAATGGTAGACATGCTACTCAAACCATAGACGCTAATCAACCAAAAATTGTAGAAAGTGGTATACTCGTAAAAGGAAGTGATAGTTTACCTGTATTAAAATTTGATGGTAATGATTATTTACAAACATCTACTTTTGGGCCTATTGCACAACCTACTACAAGAATAGCTATAGCTACCAGAGATAGTGCTGCTGATGGGAATGCTCATTATATTACAGACGGTAGTGCTACTCATAGACAAGCAATGGGTATAAATGGCGATGCTAATGCTCGTTTATTTGCAGGTTCTATTAATGATTACATGACAGTTAGTCCTTTCCAAATACAATCTGTATGGTTTGCTGTATTTAATACAACTACTAGTAACTTATGGATAAACAATAATGATTATGGCTCAAAGAATGTAGGTTCAGGTCAATTAGGTAGAGTTACAATGGGTAGTGGACATTCAGGTACTTCTTTTTGGATAGGTACTATAAAACTTGTAATTGTCTACCCTTCTAATCAAACAACAAATAGAACGGATATAGAAGCGATGCTTCCGTAAATCTAATATTGATGAAAAGATATATAGTTTTCTTATTATTTATTGTATTTAATATACAAGCTCAAACAATAATTCCTATAAATTTAGCTAATGCTGAGAAATCAAATCGAATATTAGACACAGTTCGATTAAGTGATTTATATCATGTTAAATATATAGCTGTATTAGACTCTGCTATTTCAGATGGATTAGAGACTCCTGAAAACGATGAAAATTTAATTAATAGTGATTTTGTAAGAAGATTAGATTCGTTGAATTTAGAATTTGACAGGTTGTATAAATTTACAAATAACACTAGTGAAGATTTTGGTTTAAGAAATTATGCTAGTAATATTGGACATAGTACTATAGTAGGTGATGTAGAATATAGTCCTCAATTAGGTTTTAGACCTAATGCTTCAGGAGCTTATTTACGTACTCATTTTATACCTGATAGTAACGCCAGTCATTTTAAAGCAGATTCATTTTCATTTGGTGCCTATATTCAAATACAAGGTTCTACTATAGATGGTGATTGGGCTATGGGTTCAAGGGAAAGTACACCTAATCCTGATATTGATTTGGTATTTAGAGCCAGTGGAACTGCTAGATTCAGTGATGCTACCAGTGCTGTATTCTCTTCTTTTCCAGCTAGTTCTAACAATTTTATAGTATTTACAAGAAAAGGTACTACAAGAAAGATATTTTTAAATGGTGAGGAAATTCACTCAAGTACTGCTGTAATAACAGGTTTAAGTCGTATAGAACATTACATTTTAGCAGCAAATTTAAATGGTTCTGCTGGTGGGCCATGTAGTCATGATTTCTTGGGAGCTTTTTATGGTAGTTATATATCAGACTCTAAGCAAGAAAAGTTTTATGAAATATGGAAGACTGCTGTAGAAGATATACAGAATTTAGAGCCTAAAGAAGGTAACGATTCTCCTGACCCAATAGACCCACCACCCCCTGTATTAACTGAGGGGCAACTTAGGCTTTCTCATAAAATGGTACTGTCCAATGCTCCCACTGTACCTGTACAATCCAAATTTTTATTTGATGGGATAACCAATACCAACGATGTGTTTAGTGGTGGTTTTATATCCATGAGTTATGAATTAATTGACGGCACAGGTCTTACAGGGCATACTTTAATTATAGACCTTCATGGAAAGTGCTATGTAGAGGCTTTAAAAATTAAAGATGGTACAGGAAGCCCTACTGTAGATATATGGATAGGTAAGAAAAATATGTTTGAGTTAGATAGTATTACAAGAGTTAATTTAGACACCTATCTAGGAACTAAAACGGTGACCATAGATGATACTATTCGATACATTATACTTAATCGGAGTGCTATTATAACAGGTATTAATGAAATTCAAGCTTTTGGTGTGCGTATAGATACAGTAGAAGAGTTTCATCCTGAACTACCAAACGTACCCGTAAAACAAGCTTGGAGTATCAATACTCATGATTATGACCATAGAGAATCTGTAGATTCAGTATTCAGAAACATATTTGACATTAACCCTTTTGCGGGCAGTCGTACCTACGTAGAAATGAATAAGACTATTAATACCGATAATAGCCTTAATAAATTTGGAGCGGTTGGAGCTTTAGAGATAGACCAAATACAAAAGTTTCAGGCAAGAGGGGGCAAGCTTATGATTTCGCCTATAAAGAATCTAAATCAATTTACATCTACTTACCCTACACATACCCCCATAGGAGAAGAACCTTATATGTATTGGGACACCACTCTTACAACCCGACAAAATAAAGAGTTACAGACCAACCCAGCTACATGGGATACTATGCGTGCAATTTATGTTAGAATGGCCGAATGGATTGTTGAACAGCCTAACAGGTTAGATACTGTTGTAATCTTCTCACCTTGGAATGAATGGGATAAAACATGGTGGACAACATACCACAATCTTACACCACACGCGGCAGCGGCAGCACTAAGTATGGTATATGATGGGCATGAAGGACAATATGGTAACGGTATCAAAGATGTGGCTCCTGAAATGATAGTAGCTGGCCCCGCTTTGGCTTTTAACAATCCTGGATATGTCAAGATGATGCGCGACTGGTTTTACCACAATCGGTCAGATAGTTTATTCCCTGCTGACATGATATGCTTCAACTCTTATTGCAATAATCGGTCAGGGTTTCAACATGACCCTAACGCTTACTCTATACCCCCCGAAGGTACTGAATGGTTGGAATCAATAGAAGAAATGGCGGCTTTAGGAGCCAGTTTAGGTATACCTGTTGTTAATACTGAAACAGGGGCAGACGCAGCCTTAGCACCTTGGAATTTGAACCGAGTTTATATAAGCGAAGAAACAGACTCTATATTCTCTTATCACATTGATGGTAGTGGTGATAGTGCTGAGTATATCCATGATTCTATAGTATGGCCAATGTTTGATTCATTATTACTAGCTAGACAAGCTAACTATAATCTACGCTATTTGTTGACAGGAGCGCAGTATGCTAAAACTATATATCTTTACCATATTAGAGATAACAATTTCTCAGACACTTATTTAAGCCAATGGGTAAATGCTGCTACTTATTCATCATCAGGTATAGCTTGGAGGGTAGATGCCTCAGTTGCATTGGGTAATTTATTACTCAAACCTTCGGGTGAATTAGTTACGGAGTTTTATAACGAACTAAAAGATTACACGCTAACCAATACAACGGTAGTGGGTGAAACATGGACACAAACATATACCAATTCAGAAGGGGGTACTAAGCAAGTGCAATGGACTTCTGATTGGGATTCAAGACCAGTAATTTTAGAATAATATATATTTGTAAAAATTAATTTTATTAACAATACATTAAAATGTTTAATAAAGCTTTTAAAGAAATAATAGGTCACGAAGGTGGTTATACAAATGACCCAGATGATAGGGGAAACTGGACTACTGGTATAATTGGTAAAGGTGAATTAAAAGGCACTAAATATGGAATTGCTGCTCATAGTTACCCTTATTTAGATATAAAAAATTTAACTTTGAAACAAGCTCAAGATATTTATTATTTAGATTTTTGGGTAGAAGCTGGAATTGATAAATTACCTAAACATTTACAAGTAAGTGTTTTTGATTCAGTTATTAACCATGGTTTAAGAGGAGGGATTAGAATTCTACAACAAGCTATAGGTACTTTAACTGATGGAATAGTAGGGCCAAATACAATAAAAGCATCTAAACTTATTTCAGAAGAAAGATTTTTACTTTTTAGATTAAATAAATATATTGATATAATATTAGCTAAACCTGCATTAATAAAATATATTAATGGATGGAGAAATAGAGTTTTAAAACTACTAAACGACAACTTATAAATGGAATTTTTGACAATTGCTATCCCTGCTTTAGTAACTTTAGTATTAGGTTATTTAGCACATATGAGAGAAATTAAAAAATTAAAAGTAAAAAATAATAATCTTGAAAAAGAAAATAAGGAAATTGAAATTAAATTAAATATATTTGATAAACTTATAAGTTTAGATAGTATTCGTGAAATACATAAATCAGTTTCTCGTATTTTTATTAATACTAAAGCCGATAGATTTTTAGTATTAATAGCTGTAAATGGTAAAGAATCTTTTAATAGAGTTACTGTTATCTTTGAAAGGTTTAAAAATAAAGATGAAACTATTGAAGCAGGACAAAGATATAGAAATATCAATGTAGATACTTCTTATAAGATAATGTTAAAAAAAGCAGAATTAAGTCCTAGTAAAACTATATTATTAGAAACTGACACAATGGAAAATTCTCTTTTAAAAAATTTTTATATTCAAGAAGGAGTTAAACATTCTAAAATAAGACATTTATTTAGAAAAGCTATAGATGCAGATAATGATGTTTTAGTGTTCAGTAGTATAGCTACACACCAAGATGAAAAATTTACTGACGTAGAACTTTCTTATATAAAAACAGAAATTGAAGGTACTGTTAAAGAAAAATTAAATGAAATATTAAAATGATAAAAAATAATTTGGTAATAATACTTTTATTAACTATATTTGTTAGTTGTAATAGTAAGAAAAAACTAGTTGAAACTTCTGATTACAAAGAAGAAAATATTGAATTAAGAACTAAGATAGATTCATTATCTAATATAGAAAGAAAAGTAGATAGTGTTTTTATAGTTAAAACTCTACCACAAAATCAAAATATACAAATAGAAAATCCTTGTGATACTATTTCTAAAAAACTTAGAAAATTTAAAGTACAAGCAGGTAATTCCAGTATAGTTTCTGATGGTAAAACTATTCAATTTAATAATGAATGTGAAGAGTCTGTTAAAGAATATCAAAGTAAACTATCTGAAAAGACTCAGGAAATCAGAGCTTATGATTTAAGAAATAAAGAGTTAGTAAAAGAATTAGAACATTATAAAAATCAATCTAAAGTTGTAGTTAAGTGGTGGTCTTTACCTACATTTATTATAACAGTAGTTTTATTATTCTTTATTTGGTACGTATTAAAATTTCAATTTAAATTAAAATGGTTATGAGCAACTTTAAGCAAAATCCTATAACAACAACCATAGGTATACTATTTATAGTATTATTTGGAGTATTACTTTTTATTCCTAGTTTATATGAAATCCCGCTATTAGGATTATGTTTATTACCTGTAGTAGGTATATTACTAATTAGAGCGCAAGATAAACTTGTAGATATATTAACTTTAGGATTAAATAGATTTGTAAAAGATATTACTAAACCTAAAAACGAAACTAATGGCCAAGGAGAAGTTTAGTGAATTTACTTCTAAATCTTTTAACGATATTAAGAGTGATTTAATTAACACTACTATTAATTTAGTTGGTGTTGATGAAACTAATGATGATAATTTTAAAATTAATTTTTTAGAATTATTAATTACTGCTTCTAACTTAGGTACTGGTGCTTCTATATTTAAAAACATTACTGATTTAAAACAATTTAATTTTAGAAAAGTTAAAGCTGCTTCAGATAAAGTATCTGTTACAGAAAATGCTAATGATATATCTATAGATGTAGAACCTTCTCAAATGTCTTTATCAGAATTAGATGGAATATTACCTGTAAGTAAAGGTGGTACTGGTTTAAGTACTCCTAATGTAGAAGAAGATAGTTTATTACTATGGGATGCAGATCAAGAAATTTATAGGTTTGTACAATTTGGTTCAGGTATTGAAATTGATGAAGATACTATTAATGCAACAAATTCAAGTATATTAACTACAAAAGGAGATTTACACGTTAGAACTTCTTCTAACGATACTAGACTTCCTGTTGGAGAAGATTATACTTTTTTACAAGCTGACAGTAATGAAGCAGTCGGAGTCAAATGGGTTGACATTAATTTACACAAGTTAGGGAAAGTTGCTGTAGATGAAGATTCTGTTCCTGATTATTTAGGAACAACGTCAGATGATGGAGTTTTAAGAACAGATGATTCTATTTCTTTTACAGATAATGGAGATTATATTACTTTATCAGTTTCAAAATCAAATATAGATTTAAGTGAAACAGATAATTCTGTTTCCAAATTTATTACTAACTTAGCAGAAAATTCTGTTAATGATATAGATTTTGCAAAAACGATTAAAACATCAGATACTAATTTGAATGAATTAGCAGGTGCTTGGGAATTAGGTACACCTTCTCCAGATGCAACTGGTTCTCATGACACTAAGATAGAAGTTTCTATCAATGGTGTTAAATATATGTTACTAGCAGAGTTAGTAGATTAATTAAAAATAGATAAATGAAAGTAGAAGGAATTTTAAAATTTTTATATTCTAAACCAGGATATAAAAAAGAAGGTAAATTTAGATTAGCTTTAATTCTTGAAAAGAAAGGATATGACGTATCTATAGAAGATTGTGCTGAAGCTTTAAGATTATTTAATACTCAATCAGAGCCAGAGAATAAACCAAAAAAACATAGTATTAAAAGAATGTTTTTTGATATTGAAACTTCTCCTTGTATAGGTTGGTTTTGGCGACCTGGTTTTAAAGTTAAATTGGGTTATCATAATATTATTAATCATGCTTCAATAATATGTGTATCTTGGAAATGGGAAAATGAAGATACTGTTTATAATATTACATGGCAGGATTTATGGAATGATAAAAAATTATTAGAAACTTTTGTTAAAGAATTAAATAAGGCTGATGAAATTATAGGCCATAATTCAGATAAATTTGATATTAAATGGCTTAGAACAAGATGTCTTTATCACGGAATTCCTTTTAATTCAGTTATTAAATCTTTAGATACTTTACAGAAAGCGAGATACTATTTTAACTTTCCTAGTAATCGTTTGAATGATATTGGTAAATATTTAAACATAGGTGAAAAATATAAAACAGAATCTGATTTATGGGAAAAAGTTTGTTTTAAAAACGATAAAGAAGCTTTAAAACAAATGGTAACTTACTGTAACCAAGATGTAGTTTTACTAGAGGATATATATCATAAGATTCAATCTTATGTAGATACTAACACACATGTAGGAGTACATGAAGGTAAAGCTAAATGGAGTTGTCCTAATTGTGGTTCAGAAGATGTAGAATATGTTAAATCTGTTATTACTAAAGCAGGAACAATACAAAGATTAATGAAATGTAATGATTGTAAACATGATTATAAAATTTCTAACACAGCCTATAAAGAATTTGTTAAAAACTGATTATAAAGAGAAACCTTATAAAGGTAGAAGTTTATATGATGCTTTGAATATAAAGACATGAAATATAATGAAGTAATATATTCTATTAGAGAGAAACTACGTGAAGTAGTGGATGATTCTAATATAGATGATAGAGAAATAATCTTTGAAGTAAATAATCAGAGAGCATTATTTTATAGAAATGAATATAATAAAAATTCAAGAGCAGTAGATGAAGAAATTAAACAAACTTTATGTGTATCTCTGGAGGAAGCTTCTGATGATGAATGTTGTATTGATTCAGATTGCACCATCCTTAGAAGTACTATTCCTTTACCTAATTTATTAGAGTTACATCATAAAAATACATTACTTAGAGTTACCTCAACACAATTAGGTACTAAACCTTTTTCATTAGTATCATGGAATCAATTTCCATTCTCAGGTAATTCTAAGTATAACAGTAAAGAAGTTTATGTATCTAAACATAATAATGGTTACTTGTATTTTAAATCAAGTAATAGATTACATAAATTTTTAGAGAAAGTATCTGTACAAGTAATACTTGAAGATCCTTTAGACATAAAAGATTTTATGGATTGTGCTAGTGGTACTGATTGTTTTAATTTAGATACATTTAACTATCCTATTAAAGCTCATGTATTAGCTTATATTACTCCACAAGTATTAAAATCATTTGCTTTTAAACTACAAATACCAGAAGATTTAGAAAATGATGCAGAATCGAAATAAATGGTTAGATTATACTCAAGAAGAATTGAATAAATTAGTTCCATATGAAAAAGATATTAAAATATATTTAGATGCTAAATCAAAGTAGTAAAGTTTATACAGATGAAGAAGATAATTTAAGATTGTTAGTTTTAAATTGGTGGGGAGGAGAAGAAACAACTAAAGGATATATAATAAGTAAAGAATGCCAAAGGGAGCTAGAAAAGGTAAATCAAAACAATTAGTTACTGCTGATATAGGTACTGCTGATTTTTATAAGTATTACAAAGAGAATAATTTTAAGAATAAAGATAGTAAATACTATATAGATAGAACTACTTATGTAAAATTTATGAAATTATTTTTCGATGGGATAATTGAAAAAATGATTTATGAAAATTTTGAATTTAAAACTCCTTGTAAATTAGGTAGATTTAGAATTCATAAATATAAAGTAAAATATAAATTTAATGAAGAAGGTAAGCAAATAGCTAATATACCTGTAGATTGGAATAAAACTTTAGAATTATGGAAAAATAAACCAGAGGCTAAAGAAAAGAATGTTTTAATAAGACATTTAAATAAACATAGTAATGGATATGTATATAAGTATTATTATATGAAAAATACATCTACAGTTACTAATAGATATATGTGGTGGTTTAAACCTACCAGAACTAATAAGATTAAACTAAAGGAAGCAATTAATAAAGGAACTATTAATTTTTTTGAATTATAAATAAATGTTAACACCGTCAGGATATACTTCTGTATATGAAATTGTTGAGAGAGTATTTGATACTTTTGACAATGAAGATATTAATTTTGGTACTTTAGTAAGACATATTGCAGATGCTTTATTACTTATAGGAAGTTATAAGTACATGGAAGGTATTGTAGAAAAAATAGATATAGTAAACCATAGAGGGGAATTACCCTGTAATATAGTTTACATTAATCAAACAAGAGTTAAAACAGGTAGTTCGTATGCCCCATTAAGATACGCTACGGAAAGTTTTCATTCTAAATGGCATGACAATTCTTCTCCAGATTTAACCTGTAGTAGTAATTTAACTTATTCTTTAAATGGAGATATGATTTATACTTCATTTGAAGAAGGTATTGTTGAAATGGATTATAGAGGTATGCCTGTAGATAAAAATGGTTATCCGTTAATTCCTGAAGATATTAAATTCAAAGAAGCTGTAACTTATCACGTATTATGGAAAATAGCTGAAAAACTATTTGTTATTAATAAAATTACTGGAGATAAATTACAGTATTTTGAACAACAAAGAGCATGGTATATGGGAGCTGCTCAAAGCAGAGCTAATATGCTTTCATATGATCAAATGGAATCTTTAGCTAATCAAATGACAAGATTAATTGAAGAACCTTTAGCTCATAGTAAATTTTATAAAGGTACAGGTGTAGCAGAACAATTTAAAATTCAACCTTAATGATTAAGAAGGCTAAAGTATCTCCTACTAAAATGACGCAGGATATATCCCCCAATAAATATCCTCAAGACCATTATTTTGAAGCCTATGGGATGAGAATTGTTACAGATGATTCTCAATCTGGTTTTGCCTTTACTAATGAAAAAGGTAATACTTTTAAAAAAAGGTTACCTAAAATTATTAATGTACAAGGTGCATCAGGAGGTAATTTTGAAGTTAAAGATTTTAATACTGGTACAACTTTAGAAACTGTAATTTATACAAATCCTAATAAAAATAATGTACCTGATTTAAATAATCTTAGATTTAATTATGCTGTTAACATTAGAGAAGAAATAGTAATTTTTACTTCAGATTTAATCAATGTTGGTTATGGGGCTATATTTTTATATAATCCCATAAATAATAATTTAAGTTTAAAATATGTAGATGATTTAGGATATTCTATAAATACTCCTATAAGAAAAGCATTAGGTAGGTATGAAAATTCTTTAATTAAAAAAATCTATTTTACAGATAATACTACTCTTTTTAAATTTGCTAATGTAGCAGATGAAAATTTAATTAATATTGATATTGATGAATTAGAGACTTCTCCTAATATGTTTTATTCTAAACCTAAATTAATTAATATTAAAGAAGGTGGGAATTTTACAGCAGGTGTTATTCAATATGCTTATAACACTTACAATAAGAATGGAGCAGAAACTAAAATTTCTCCATTCTCTGATTTAATTACAGTTAATGAAGGTAAAGGTTTACCTGAAGGAGAAATTATTAGAAAAAGTTATGAAATAGAATTAAGTAATATACCTGAAGATATGACTTATCTAAAGGTGTATAGATTATTTTGGTCTAATATAAATAATGTTCCAGAAGTAAAAATTATTATAGAAGAAGAAATAAGTACTAATACTTATACTTTTTTAGACGATGGTAATCTTGATGTAGGAGCAATTACATTAGAAGAAATATTATTTCTAGGAAATGACCCTATGATCATTAAGGACTTAGAAACCAAGGATAATATTTTATTTCCTGTTAATATAAAATACCAAAAGTATGATATAGACTTTGATGCCAGAGCTTTTAGATTTGATTCTAACGGAGACACTTTATTAAGAGATAATACTAGGGGAGATTTAACATTTAATATAAGTAATTTAAATTCTCAAACTATTGATGAAACATGGGATTGTATTAATCCTTCAAATAAAGCTGAACAAAGCTTAACTTATTTAAATGTAGGAGAAACTCAAGACCCTAATTTTAATAAATATATTTATCAAGGAGATGGTACTACATTAGGTGCACAAGGTAAAAATGTTAAAATACAGATTAAAAGAAAATTATTTAAGCCTGAAGATACTTATACAAAAGCTAATATTACTTTAAATAAAGATAATTCTTATATAGACCCAAGAACTCCTAAATCTCTTAAAAGAGATGAAGTTTACAGATTTTATTTAAGGACTACTAATATAAAAGGACAACATAGTTTTGTTAAATGGATTTGTGATTTAAGAATGCCTAATCAGGATGAATTTCCTATTACTGTACAAAAAAATTTAGATGTATTTTTCTCTGCTTTATATGTAGAAGTTACAGTAAATAATTTACCTTCAGATGTAGTGTCTTACGAGATACTAAGGTCAGAAAGAACAGATAGTGATAAAACTATTGTATCTCAAGGTATTATAAATCCTATGGTAGCTTCTCCTAATGAAAATGCTGCTGGTAGTCCTGAATACGCTGAAAAATTACAACCTTCTTATTTATTTAGAACATGGCATAGTAAAACTCCTTCTCTTACAGTTAATCATCCTATAGAAGATGAAGTAGATTTAAATTTAGAAGTATTTTCAGAAAATGGCTCTCATTATAAAATGAATAGTCATATAGTACAATTGTTTTCTCCTGAAATTATATTCAATGAATATTCAGCAAGTTCTACAGATTATATGATATTAGTAGGAGGAGTTGCAAATACATGGAATAAAACATGGAGATATAGAAATAATTTTGATGATGTTGTAGGGCCTAAATATAATGGAGTAAGCAGGTCTTATGCTGAAAGTACTATTTTTGACCCTTCTTTAGGATTATGGGTTAGAGAAGGAGATGGTAAAAACTTTGGTGGTTATAATGTAGGTTCTATAATTCTTTCTGATAATTCAGGAGATGAAAAAAACTATAGGTCTATTATAAGGAAAGCTACTGTAATGACCTCTAATGGTTCTGCTTTACTTAAAAATAATGGACACTTATTAGTTGATAATAGTGATGATACATTACAATCTTATACAGATATTATAGGACAGAATGTTGAATTTATGGATAGTATTTATGTCCAAAGAAATCAAGGAAATAACAGACATAAATTAAGATCTTATAATTCTAAAAACCTTACTATGCAAATAGGGTTTTATCAAAAAGGTTTAGGTACTGTTTTAACACAAAGTAATGTAATTCCTAAAACTCCTATTGAAGTTTTTCCTTTAGTAGACCATAAAAGAATTGTACAAAATCAATATGGAGGAGATACTTATGAAGCTATAAGTAGAGGTAACCCTGTTGTAGTAAGTGACCATGTGCCTAAATCTCAAAATACAGTTGAAGTATTTAATGGAGATACTTATGTATCTTATTTTAATTTAGCAAGGACTACAGCGTATTCTCCTGAATCTTTTATATTTAATACTTCATGGAGAGAATCTATTATATTTCCAGTAGAAACATCTATTAATTTAGATTTAAGAACTGATAGAAATAATAGTAATGATTATCCATTATCCAGAGTAGGTTATACTTTTGATGATTTTTATGAATACAATAACGTATATAGTCTTCAGAAGAAATATGATCAAGGTACTCCTAAACCATTTAACTTTACTGAAATTTCAGAATTTGATACTCGTGTTATAATATCAGATACTAAAATAAATGGAGAATTAGTTGACAATTGGTTGAGATTTGGAACTAATAATTATAAAGACTTAAATGCTAAATATGGAGCTATTACAGGTGTTTATGAATTTGCTGATGAATTATATACTTTACAATCAGAAGCTGTAGCAAGATTAATTATAAATCCTAGAGTATATCAACAATCATCTGATGGAGTCTCTGTATTAATTGGTTCTGGAGAAACATTACAAGATTATAAATATTTAAGTACTTCTAGTGGAAGTATAAATCAATTTGGAGTTATTAAATCTCCTTATGGTTTATATTATATTGACTTAAATAATAAAAAATTAATGTTAGTAAATAATAATGTAAAGCCTGTATCTGATATAGAAGGTATGCATTCTTTTTTTAGAAAGAGATTAAACTATGATATTCTTAAATCAGATAATCCTTTAATTAAAAAAGGCATAACAGGTTATTTTGATAATGAATTACAAGAAGTATATATTACCATATTACAAGCTGAATTAGAAACCTCAGATAATTATACTATTACATTTAATAATCTTACTAACGGATTTCATAATTTTCATCCTATAAAATCTTCTTTAAATTTTATAAATGGAAAAAATTCATTTAGTGTAAATGATAGTTTAACTTCTTTATACCTCAATAAAACTAATAACTATGGAATTTATTTTGACCAAGCTCCAATTAAATCTTATGTTACATTTATATTAAATCCTGATGTAGATGTTACTAAAGTATTTAATAACTTATTATATAATTCTAAAGTTATAAGGAATGAAACAGATATTCCTTTAGAAACTATAACTTCATTAAAGGCTTATAATGATTATCAAAATGCTGATATAGAGCTTACTGTAGGTGAAAATGTTATTAGAAAATTCAGAGAATGGAGAATTAATTTACCAAGACAAAATAACACTAGAAATAGGTTAAGATCTCAATACTTATATCTTACATTAGAATTTCAAAACGATGGAGTTTCTAAATTAGAATTACAAGATATAATTATATCGTATAATGTTTTACCTGCTAGTTTTATATAAATATATATATCCTTAATAAAGTACGTATAGATATTATCCCCCATTTTATTTGTACGTACTAACTTTTTAAAATAGTTTTGTAAACATGAAATATAAAAACTCTAAATCTAAATATAAAAAAGCCTATGGTGGACTTACCCAAGAGGATATAGATAGCTATGGGCAATTAAGTCAAACCAGTGATCAACTTGCAAATAGTGTAGGTTCAATGATTCCTATGGCTGCTCCCTTTATACAAATGTCTAATACAGGTGCGGATGCTTTAACTGGTGGAGATTATACTGTAGATAAAGGAGATGATTTAGGTGAAAGAATGGCTAAAGGAGCTGCTGGTAATTTTAGTCATAAAAGTTTAACATCTAATATAGATGAACATGGTTTTTGGGAAGGAACAGGTAGACAATTACTCACTTCTTCTACATGGGGCCTGATAGATGAGAATAAAGTATTTAAAAATGGGGGATATATCTATGCCAATGGAGGTAAGTTAACTGAATTTACTGAAGGGGGTACTCACGAGCAAAACAAACTTGGGGGTATCCCCATTGGCTCTAATGCTAGTGTAGAAGAAGGAGAAACTATGTCTGACAATTATGTATTTTCAGATAGACTAAAAGTTAATAAAAAATTAGCTGAAGAATATGGTTTACCTAAAAAAGCTATTGGGAAATCTTTTGCAGATGTATCTAAAATGATGAATGATAAAGAAAGACCTAATGACCCTTATGCTAAAAATATGTTAAAGAAAGAAACTAAGAATCTTATAGATGCTCAGGAATCTTATAAAAAAGTACATAATATAGATCAACCTCAACAACAAATGGCTATGGGTGGCCCTAAATACACTTCCAGAGAAGAAATGGTTCGTAAAGAATCTTTTATGTTACCTTATCTTGCTCAGTCTATGAAAAATTTAGCAAACGTAGGAGATACTTCAGATAGTGTTTATTCTATGTACGATAGTTTAGATTCTAAAACTAAAGCTGAGTATTCACGTAGAGCATTAGAATCTTATCAAAGAGGTGAAAACCCAATGCAAAAAAATTATCAATTAGATAAAGGAGCTAGAAAATATGGTAGTAAAAATATATATGCTTTAGGAGGCCCCATGCATGACCCAGATGAATTTAATAACTCTGGTATATTTAACAATGATACTTATTTACCTATTAATTCTTTATATGGAAATGATTATCAATTACCTATAACTTCAGACCCTTCATTTGGAAATGAGTATGCTACAGGTCAACCAGTATTAAAGACTGGTAATATTGACTTTAGTAACGATATAACTCAAGACCCCTCTTATAATCAAATAGAACAAATAACTCCACCTGTAAATAAAAGTTCAGATGTTTATGGAAGTTATTTAAGATATGCTCCAGCAGTTGCTGAATTAGGTAACTTAGCTATGATATTGGCTAATAAACCAGAAGGTAAAGATTTGAATATGTTTAATACAAGAAATAAGTTTAAAGCTAATCTTGTAAATAGAGACCAAATTAAACGAGATATTGAATCTCAAGAAGGAGCTATCAATAGACAATTAGTAAATACTTCTCAAGGTAACTCAGGAGCATTAATGAGTAATTTATTAGGAATAAATCTAAATACTCAAAAAGCTTTAGCTAATGCTAATATGCAATCTGATGAATTAGACGCCAGAGAAAGAGCCAGAGTAGAAGAAATGAATTACCAACAAAATGCTCGTAATCAAGGTATGAGAATGCAGGTGTCTGATATGAATGATAGAGACCAAGGCCAATATAGTTCATTACTTATGGATTCTACTTCTAATTTAGGACAAAATATAGGAGCTATTGGGCAAGATGAAAGAAACTTACAAATGGTTAATCAATTACCAGTAGGATATACTATAGATAGATTTGGTAATGTTTATGATAAACAAGGTAATCTCATAAAGAATAATTAAGAATGATAAATAGATACAGTCAACGTAGAATTTATCCTCAATTTCAACCTACTTCATTTGAAGAATATGCTTATTTACCTTTAGCTTATCAACAAGCAGAGGATCAATTATATACAGCAGCTCAAAGTCAACAAGTTTATCAGGATGCTTTAACTAAAGACATAGCTGCAAGAGATAAATATCAAACAGAAATTAATCAAGGTATTAATGCTATTACAGATGAATTAAATAGAAAAGGATATAATTCATCTTTAAGAAATCAATTAATTGATCTTAAACGTAAGAGAGATGATTTAATGAATCCTGGTGGAGCATTATATCAAATAGGCCAGAACTATCAAGCATATAATAATTATGCTAAAGAATTAATGTCTAATGACAAAATTCTAAGAGATGATAGACAATTAGCTTTACAAAAGTCTTTACAGGATTATAAAGGTTATGAATCTGGTAATTTTAATGGATTTACTCCTTCAGATTATCAAGATGTACAAAAAATTGCATTAGACTTAGCTAAAGATATTCCACAACAATCTATAGAGACTTCTACAGGTTGGGAAAGAACTGAACAAATTGATCCTACTACAGGTGATTATATTTGGTATAAAAATGGTCAAACAGTTAAAGGAATTCCTAGTGAAGTTACAGATTTTGTAGTAAAGAATTATCTACAAAATAGTCCAGAAGTAGTTTCATATTTAAGAGATAGTGCTTATTTAAGAGGCACTGATCCAGAACAATATATGAATAGTCAGTTACAAAATGCTGTAAATACAGCTCTTGTACGTAACAGTCCTAAATCTGTTTCTTTAGACAGGGATATGAGATTTCAAGGCAGTCCTTTCTTTGTTGATATGATGAAACGTGAAGAAGCTTTAAAGGCTCAGGGATGGTCACCATTAACAATGAGTAATGTACCATTACCTGCTAGTCAAACTATGAATACTTTAGATTCTCCTGAATTTATAAATGGTCAACTAGTTGAACCTATTGTTTCAAAAGACCCTGTAGGAAAAATGTCTGAAAGTTTTACTGCTGGTTTACCTGGGGCGACTACTGATAAAGGATTAGTAAAAGCTAAAGATAAGTTCAAACAGCAAAGACAAATGATTAATCAAGTTAGGAATTCAGATCCTATATTACGAGGTAAATCAGATCAGGAAGTATGGAATGCTATTAGTCAAGCTGAACAAAAATTAACTCAGGGTTATGGTCAGGTATGGAGACCTACTAATTCTAATATGGAATATGAAACTGAAAGAATATTAGGTACTAAAGATGGTAAAGTAGGTGATATATCAATGAGATCAATTTCAGTTAATGGTAAAAAATATTCTCCTACAAATATAGATCAGGCTGCTGAAGAATTAGGTTATGATGATGCTTCAGAGCTTTATGCTGCTTTACAGGAAACTGGACAGATTGCTGGTATTACTATGATAGGCCCAACTCCAGGAAGTTATGTAGCTAATCTTAAAAATAGTGATGGAGAGTTATCTACAGTATTTATTGAGAATGATGATAATATTAAAACTAATACATCATTAAGTCATAAACTATTACAGAATACTTTACAAGGTAAGAGATTTGAAGAAGAACCTACTAATCAAAGAGGAGTATCTTTGTATTATGTAAATGAACTTAATCCTGCTTCAGACGGAACTTATGAATATGTACCTTATGTAGTAGAAGCAAAATCAGGTTTATCTAAAAATCAGGTCTTAAATCTACCTAAAGAAGAAAAACAAAAAGTAGGTTTAAACGAAATTCAACAAAGAGAAATGAATAAAGTTAAATCTTATTATACACCTATGTTTTTAGATAATAAACAAAAATAATGGCTAAGACTTTAACAGAGTACTTTGATAATAAACAATCTCCTGAAATAGAAAAGCCTAAATATCAAAGTAAATATTTAAATAAAATTCTCGATACTAATTTTACCTCTGATAGCAATACTACGTTTGCTGGAGATAGATTAGGTAGTTCTCAATTTGATATTAATATTCCTAAGACTTCTTTAGACGCTGGAGAATTAAATCAGATTAGAGCAACTAATCAACCTTTTCATCATGAACTAGGTAACTTTGCTGTACAATTAGCAGGTGAAGTAGTAGGTGGTACTATAGAAGGATTTGGTTATTTAGGAGAATTAGCTAAAGGTAATTTACTTGCTGTAGATCAGGAAAATATTTTATTAGACTTAGGTAGAAGTATTAAAGAAGGTTCAAGAGAATCTAACCCTATTTATCAAGGTAATCCAGATGGATTTATGTTAGGAAATTCTGAGAACTTCTTTGCTAACATGGTGTCTATAGGTAGTACATTAAGTATGTTAATACCTGCTACTGGTACAATGAAAGCTTTATCTATGTTAGGTAAGGCTGCTGGTATGAGTAGAGGTGCTTCAGTTCTTGGAAAGTTATCTAAAGGAACTCAATATACTTTAAATGGTATTGGACAAGCTACTATATCCAGACAAATTGAAAATAACTTAGAAGCTTATGGAACCTATGAACAATTAAAGCAAGAGTTAGAAGGACAAGTTAATAAAGATACTGGAGAATTATATAGTCCAGAAGAAATAGAAGAATTAGCTTTGGAAGGAGCTAAGAGTACTTATATAAAAGGATGGGCTATGTTAGCTCAGGATATTCCTCAATACTTAGCTATAGGTAAATTATTTAATCCTATGACTGGACAATTTGTATCTAAGTCAGGACGTAATGCTAAGAAGTTAGGTAAATATGGTAAAGCTAAAGAATTAGCAAAACAATCTGCTTATGAAGGTTTAGAAGAAGCTTATCAGTTTGTATCTGCTGAAGAATCTGCATATAATATAAAAATGAATGCTGGACTTATAGATGAATCTGCATTTACAGAAAGAATGCAAGGTTATCTTGGAGATACAGAATTCTGGAATTCAGTTACTGCTGGAGCTGCTGGTGGAGCTGTTTTTCAAATGGCTGGTAAAGGCTTGAATAATCTTATAAATAATAAAAAAAGAAAAGCTTTCTTAGAAAAACAACAAGATGTAATTAATAAGAGAGGTACTCATTTTGCTGTTTTACATGAAAATATTAAAAAGGCTGATGCTGAAGGAAATCTATCTGCTTCATTAGAAGCTAGAAAAGCATGGAATTTAGCTATGACTTTAGAGGCAGTACAAACAGATACGTTTGATAACCATATAGAATTTTTTGATAATCTTGAAAACCTTAAAGAACAAGATTTACAGGAATATAAAGAAAAATATGGTATAGAAGATATGTCTGTAGATTGGGCTAAAGAAATAGCTCCGAAGTTAAAAGAAGATGCTGTTAAGATTAGAAATCAATATTTAAAGTATGCTAATAAGTATGGTTCTACTGCGGGATTACTTGCAGTTAATAGACATAACTTAGAAAATATGGTTAGAATTAGACAAGAATCTGATTCTAAGTTAAGTAAAGCTAAAGCTGAATATCCTCAAATAGAAGATTTAAGTGCTGTAGGTCTTGAAATATTTGAAAGAGATTCTCAAAGAGTAGCTTTAGAATCAGCTAAAGTGTTAACACAAATGCAAGCTGATGTTGCTGGAGATGATAGTTATAAAGAAACTTTAGAAAAAATTGATAAAACATTAACCAAGCTAAAAGATAAAATTGAATATCCTGAAGGTACTTCTAAAGATATTATAGACAATGATAAAAGTATTATAAGTACTTTACCTAATCATCCTGAATTAACTAATGCTTTAGCTTCTAAAAGACAAGCAGAACTTAACATTAAAAAGCTTGAGAAAGAATTTAGTAAATTAACTTCACCTGAATATCAGAGAGAAGCTGAAAATACTAAATTAACTAATAATATTAATAGTATTAAATCTTTAGATTCTTTAGATGCTCTTGAAGATGAACTTGAACAATCTGGTAATTTATCTCAACTAAAAGAAGTTGTTAGTAATAAAAGAGAAAGCTTAGAAAATCAAGCTAAAGAACAAGCTGATAAAGCTGCTCAAACAGAAGATGATAAAGAAGAATTATCTAGAAGAACTGGTGAAGAACAAGTTAGTGAAGAAAATATAGAAGTTAAAGAAGCTTTAGCTGAAACTTTAAATAAAGAAGAAACCAGTAAAGTAGAGCCTGTAGAAAATGTTACTTCTGAACTAGATAATATTGAAACTAAGTCAGGTAATGAAATTAATGAGATTAAAGAGAAAGCTAAGTCTGTACAAACTAATCAAACAGGTGTACAAATAGCTACTAGTTATTTAGAAGATAAACCTGCGTTTAAAGAATGGTATTATAGTCCTGTAGATAAAATAGGTACTAAAGTAAAAATAACTTTTGGAGATAGACATTTTGCTAGTGGAGAAGAAGTTACAGAAAGATATAATCAGTTAATTGAAAAGTTTTTAAATGATACTATTACTCCTACTGAACTTACAGACTTTGTAAATAATGTAGCTTTAAAAGTTACTTTTTTAAAGGATGGAGAACCTATTACTATTAATGGTCAGGAAGTATTTACTTATTTATATACAATAAGATCTGGTAAAAATGAATTAAATCCAGAGTTTAGGAAAAATATTCTTAACCAACTTAAACAAGGTAACGAAGTAATAAGTGAAGTAGAAGGATATTATCCTTTAGAAATCAATAATGTACGTCAAGATAATAACATTGAACAAGTATTTGGTTCTATAAAAGAATCAGACTTTGTTATGACTAATGTTGAAGGAAGATATGTTAGATTTGATTGGTCTGTTAAAAATAGAAATTATGATAAAGACTTTAATGATTTACCTGAAGTAACTTATAAATCAGGTAACGAAGTAGTTGCAGGTTCAGGTTTAATATTTTATAAAGCAACTAATAATAAAGGAGTTAAAATTCCTATTAAACTTAATGTTAAAACTTTAAGTGATGAAGATGCAAGATTTGTAGCAACTGTATTTCAAAGTATACTTCAGAATAAAGTAAATTGGAATACTTTAATGCCTGACAATCTGTTATCTCAATTACAGACAATACTTCCTGATTATAAAGAATTAATCAATACTTCTCCTACTTATAATGAAGTAATAGATTATTTTGTTTATTTTGGAAATAAAACTGCTGGTTTACAATCTGAGTTATATTTAAGTAAAGGAAAACTATATTACGGAGGAAATAACAATACTTTAGCAACTGGATCAGATTTTGAATCTGTAGTAGAATATTTAAAAACTAAAAAAAGGTATCAAATAAAAGCTTCTAAATTTAAAAATAAAGCATATAGGGAACATATAGTTAATTCAAATATACTTACTACAGATGTAGATGTTGATTTACCTTTTAAACAAGGACAAGGTATTTATAGCGGTAGTATGTTTTTAAAACCAATTACAGAAACTAAACAACCTGAATTAAAAGTAAGTAAAGAAGAAGGATTAGATAATGCAGTATCTGTTAATGATTTATATAATGAACCTTTCAACACTATTAATTATACCCCTAAAGGAAAATCTAAGCAAACATATACTATTAAAGGAAGTAAAATATTTAATAGTAAAGGTAAAGAAGTTTTTAGTAAAGATACTGTAGATAGAAGAAAAATATTTGCTAACTTTGCAGTACAACAAGGTAGAGCTAAAGTTGTAGAACATAAAGGAAGAAAATTTGTAGTAAATAATAAGGGACAAATAATCTCAGTTACTACAGGTGCTGAGATGAAATGGAAAGAAAATAATGGAGATAGAACTGAAGTCCTTAAAAAAGCTGGTATTACTTCAGATAATGAAGGTTTAGATAATAAAGAATCTGTAGCAGATTTATTTAAAGAACAAGTAAGTAATTACGACATGAACGAAGATTTTAAAACAGAAGAATCTATGGATGAGTTAGAGGCCTCATTTAATCAAGGATTAAGTGGTAAATCTAATATGGATTTAGATACTAGGAAGAATAAAGAAGCTAATAAGGCTAAGGATGATAATCAAAATAATGAAAGGTGTTAATAAATGAGATGTAATTACGATACCCATACTAATAATAATCCTTCTTTACTAGCTCCTAAAATAGATGAAGCATTAAGTAAAAGAAGTAAAGTTCCTGAAGAAACTGTTAAAAGAATCTATAATGTAATTCATACAGAAAGATTTAAAAGATTTTTTGGTGACTTTGTAAAAGCTCATAAAGAAAATAATCTTGAGTTTAAAGAAAAAGGCATTACTGATGTTAATGGTGAACCTGAATTATTTGAAGAAAATGGTTATCATTTCTTTAAAAATCTAAAGGGAGATAGATTTTATATAGATGGTAAGTTTGCTAATTTATCTGCAAAGCAAGTAAATGATGTAACTGCTAACTTAGCTTATGCTTTATATAATGAAATTTCTGGAGAAAATTTATTAACCAGAGAAGACTTTGAAAAGTTTAATGCTGATAAGAATATCTATACTATCTTAGATAATTTTCTTAAACAGGAATTTCAAAAAGCTAAAGAATCTAATGATAGAGAAAAAGCTTCTATGCTTGTAATAGTAGCTAATGCTAAAAATGATTTCTATCAGAATGTATTTAAGTTTTACAAAGAAAGAGGTATAACAATTAATGATGATTTAGAAGCTGTAGATGAAGAAGATAGAACTGACCCATTAAATATTAAATCTTCTTTTGAAAGTAGCGGTAAAGACAAAGCTACATTTAATATTAAATTAATGTTGTCTTTTATACCTTCTGAAAAACCTTCCACTATAGGATATTCTTTTGTACCTTTTGATGAAATATGGGGTTTTCTTGAACCTAAATTAGCTGGTTTTAGTAGTACATTAGTTAATGGTGAGATAGTAGATGTCTTACCTAAAATGATTAATGTAATGAAGTCTTATGAGAGTAACAAACCTTGGATGAACCAGTTGTTAAATACTCTTGATAAGGCCCCTAAACATATTCAAAGACAGTTTAAACTAGCTTTTGATAAAGAACAGTCTAATTATGTTAGTGCTACTTTAAATAAAAGAAAAGAAAACTTTAAAGTATTTGATACACAAAGAATATCTCCTTCTGATAAATTAATTGCTAAATGGGGTAATAATTTATTATATTCAGACTTAGTAGTTAAAAATGAAATATCTACAGATAAAGTAGATAATCTTGTTAATGAATACAATGAAATAAAAGAAATTGTATTAAAACAACCTGATGAGGCTTTAGTAAAATTTAAGGCTTTATTAGGTAAAATAGGTATTGATGTTACAGAAGAATCTTTAAGGAATATAAGAAATACAAATGGAGAGAAAGAAACTATAAGAAATATTATCTCTGGAAAGACTTATTTATTTACTAGTTTGAGAAAACCTTTATTTGTAAATAATAAGTTTAATAATCCTTTTGCAAATGAAACTTTAATAACTGAATTAGCTTTAGCTGAATCAGATTTAAATGGTTCATTAACAGAAGCTAATGTTACTGTAAATAATAAACAATATTGGGAATATGGTAGTCCTTCAATGATTACAGATTTCTTTACAAGAATAGCAGAAGGAGATATATCTCAATTAACTGAATTAGTTGTTAAACATCCTAATTCTAAATGGGTACAATATCTTTTAGATTCTCCAGAAATACGTACAAGAATATTCTCATCTATAAGACTAGATGAAGTAGGAGATTTAGCTGCTGACCCTAAAAATATTAAACCTGCTGATTTATTAGCTTTTCAGATTAATGCATTATTAGGAAGTAAGAGAGGTCAAAAAACTATGCATCCTACTTTAACTATGGGTGATAAATCTACTATTACGTTTTTAGAAGGTTTACCATTTGTAGAAGGTAAAGTAGAATTCAATAATGGGAAAATTAATCTTTCAGAAGAACCTGTTAATATTCTATTAGGGCATTTTCAGGATGAATATAAAAGAATGTATAATACATGGATGGAACTTAAAGAAAATCCTATCTCTGAAAAAGACAGAGTAATGTATTATCATACAGATAAAAGAGGTAACATAACTAATGAAGCAGGTCAGTTAGTAGGAAATGCTTTTAAATCTCATTTATATTCAGAATTAAGTCCTTATGTTATTTCAGAAGAACTTAATAATAGACTAGGCTTATATGGTAAATCAGGTAAACCTTTTTCTAAGTTAGACCCTAAAAAGCTTGATAATTTAAAAGATTATATAAGAGAAAAGTTAAAACAAGATATTCAAACTTCTGTAAATACTATTAAAGAACAAGGTATAGTAGAACATGTAGTTAATGAAAATAAAGGTATTACAAGAAGTGTAATAGATAAAGCAATTTTAAATAAATATTCTTCATTTGAATCTGCATTAGCTGATTATACTATTAATACAATTATAGGGAATTATGAACAGACTAACACTATATATGGTGATATGTCTTATTTTAAAGACCTTATTGATGTTAATAAAAGAGCGCAAGCAGCTAGAATAGATGGACTTAGATTATCATTAGGTGAAACTAAAAATGATCACAAGTTTAATGCTTCTGTAATTAATAATGCTATATTTCAAAGTCTATATTATGAACAACTTGAAAAAGCCTTTGGTGATAATGAAGTAGTTCAGGAATATAAGAATGTAAACAGAACTGACGCTCAGGCATTGGCTAGTCATAAGAGATGGAAATTCATTATAGAAAGATTAGGTAGATGGAATAGCGATCTTGATGTAATTTATAAAAAGATAGAAAGTGGTTTTGAGAAAGTTAAAAAAGACCAAAAGTTATCTAAAGAAGATTTAATAAGCCAAGAAGAATTTAAAGTTCTTACTCAATCTACCCAACCTATTAAAGGGGTTTATTATGGTCTTGTTGATGGTAAACCTACTTATCTTAAATATTCATTAGGAGTATTACTTCCTCAAATGATTGCTGATACAGAGTTAGCTCAATTAGCCGTTAGAATGGATATAGATAATGTAGATGAAGTTATCACTTTAGATGGTGTTAAAGTAGGTGCATTTACTCCTTCTGAAATTTCAAAAGATGGTGAACTTAAAGGACAGTTTACTTTAGATTCATTTGAACTTGATAATAGAAATTGGAGATTACAACAGGATTTACCTACTAAGGGAATTAAACAAACTGCTATAGCTTCTCAGATTCAAAAGAATATTTTAGCTAATATTAAATTAGATGAAGATTATAATGGAAGATTAGGCAGTGATTTGGTTCAGGATATTCATAATTACATTTCAGAGTTGTCTAATGAGCAAGCTCAGGAAATTAGAAAAATATTAAAATTAGATTCTAAATTAGATATAGCTGTACTTAATGATATAATTATCAGAGAACTAGAAGATAGAAAAGCTGGTAATAATATTATAGAAGCTTTAAAGAAAGGTATTAGTTACGAAGCTTTACCTCAACATTTAAATAGAATTCAGAATTTAATTTTCTCATGGGTTAATAAAAGAACTACTAAGATAACTACTAATGGTGGTGGATTAATTCAGATGTCTAGTTTTGGATTAGATAAATTAACTACTACTGAAAAAGAAGGTATTTATTGGTTAACTGATGAAATTGAAAGATTAGCTGATAAAGGTTTAGCTCCTCCATTAGAAGGTAAACCAGGTGAAGTATTAATATCTGGTGGATGGTTAAGTAAATATATACCTAACTGGAGAGAAATACCTTATAATGAGTTAATGGAAGTAGTGGACTCCAGAATATTTGATATAGTGGGGTATCGTATTCCTAACCAAGGTATGAGTTCTAATGATAATTTAAGAGTTGTTGGAATACTACCTGACTTAATGGGAGATACAATTGTACCTTATTCAGAAATTACTACTAAAACAGGTAGTGACTTTGATATTGATAAGATGTATGTAATGATGCCTGAATTTAATACAGTTCCAGACTTATCATGGTATAATACAGCTTTAAATATTATAGATACTTATAATTTATCTGCTGATGATATGCTTAATAGTATATATGAAGTAGATGAAAATTGGTATATAAATGAAGGATTTATTCCAGATGATAAGTTATTTACTGTAGAGGATTTTAATAAAAAATACAGTCAATCAGAATATAGTAAAATTGTATTTAAATACATGACTGAATTTCATTCAGATGAAATGATATTTAAAAATATACAATATGCTGAACAAGGAAGTAAAGGAATTAAGAATAAATTAATACAGGCTTATATAGATATTCTTAATGACCCTAAATCATATATAGATAAAATGACTCCTTTAGATGCTAACTTCTTAAAGGATTCTATTGAAAGATTAGATGCATTAAGACCACAATCTGAACAAACTCAATTAAATTTCTTTGATGGAGTAAATCAGTTAAACATTAAGTTTGCTTACATGGGTGGTAAAGCTGGTGTAGGACAAACTGCTAACCATGTGGTAGACCATCCATTAAGTCAATTAGCTGAGATTATGTTAGCTACAGATTATCAGGTAGGACATGAGTTAAATGGATTAATAGATTTATCTCAGGAATATACTACTGATGGTAAACAAAAAATTAGTCAGGTACTATCTGCATTTTTGAACGCTTATGTGGATATTGCTAAAGATAACTATATTACTAAAGGTAATCATAATACATTAACAGCTAATGTTGCTTTCTTATTAGCAAGAGCTGGAGTACCTATAGATCAGATTAATGGTTTTTTAATGCAACCTATTCTTGTAGATTATGTTAAAGAAACTAACAAACAAGAAAGTAAAGTATATGAAAAACAATATGTTAATGGGAAATTAATTAAGCCTATAGATAAAGTATTAGCTAAGTATGGTGCTAATGATAAATTATTTAAAGAATTAGAACCTATAAGTAATTTTAGTACTGAAAGTTTTGAAAAGGCATTAAAATTTGAATTTTCAAATGAAGCTACTATAACATTAGAAGAATCTAAAGAATATCAACTTCAAATACTTAAAACTTTTCTTAAACTTCAAGATGCTTCTAAAGCATTAAGAGATTCTGTAGTAGCAAGTAAGGTAGACACTAATGGAGCTGGTAATGACTTAGCAACTTTAATAGCTTCTAAAAAATTATTTGGTAAAGTAGTTACTGAAGGATTAGTTGAGAATTTCTTAGCTAAGTTTGATAATACTTTTATGGGAGCTTACTATAGAAATTCCATTGATTTAATAGATGAAATTACTAAAGAGTTATTTCAAAATATCTATAGACAGTCAGAATTTATGGATATTATTGCTTTACAAACAGATAACTCTTTAACTAATCATAAGTTATTAAGAGATATAATTAAAGACACTTATTCTATATTCTATAGTCAGATTCCAGTATTAAGAGAAACTGATATTAAATCTTTATTTACAGACTTACCTCAACAAATTTATAAATTAAGAGGTACTAATGAATTCATAGACAATCTGGAATTTAATTTTGGAGAATATTCTTTTATAGGAGTTAATCAATTAAGAGCTGATTCTGAATACTTTAATGATATGATGTATCAGGGTTGGAAAGAATTAATGCAAACACACCCAGATTTAGCTGATAAATTAGTTAAACATGCGTTTTATTCTACAGGTTTTCAAAATGCTATTATGTCTTTAGTCCCTTATATCCCACATGAATGGATGTATGAATCAGGATTTATAAGACAAATAGAGGAGTCTAACAATATAAATTTATTAGATAATGCTTTAGATGTTTATTATAAACAAAAGATTGCAGATAATAAAATTATTCCTAAATTAGCAGATCGAATTAAAAAAAGACCTGTAGTTAATACAGAAGGTAAAAATTTTAATATTAAAGATGTATTTTCTATAGACTCAGAAAATTACAGAATTGATTCTTTAGATAAAGCTAAAATTTATTATCCTTATTTAAAAACAGGTTCTAAAAATAAATTTAATTTATATAAATGGGTAGGTAATGATAATCAGGAAAACGGAGTATATGTCAGAGTTAATCCGTTAGGTATTCAACAACCTGGAGGATTAAAAATTAATGAATATACACCAGAAAGTATATTTAATACAGAACAATTAGACTTTGTATTACCTAAAATGAATTCTCCTAAATTACCAGTAGCTAAAAGAATTAAAGATAAAACTTTAGATGAATGGTTGAATAAAGATGAAACTTCAGAAAATAGATTAACACAATCTGAAGGTACTCCAGAAGAATTAAATGAGTTAAAAAATTTAGTAATAGAAGATATTAGTGAACTTAAAAATTCTTCAGAATTATTAAAAGAACTTGAAAGTATTAATACTTTCTCAGCATTAAATGAATTTATAAAAAAATATTGTAATTAATGATAGCTTGTCCAAACAAAAATTCTAAGGAATATAAAGATTTACTTGCTGAAGTAGGTGAATCTAGAATAATGCTTGAATGGAATAAAAGATATAATTGGAGTGAATCTAAGACCAATCCTAATAAAGCACTTAAAAGATTACTTAAACTTTATAATGCTCAGAAAGGTAAGTTTATTCCTTTAGGCAAAGATGGAGGTACATTACAAAATCTTCGTAGAGATATTAGAGAAGTAAATAAAAATTTCTTAGATAAAAAAATTATTTACAAATTAACTTCTGATAGTAAGTCTGCTATGTTATATATAGTAGATAAGAAAGAATCTGAATCTTTATTCGATAATTCTGATATAGAATTTAAAAGAGATATAAATTATTACAATGGAGACCAAGCTCTTATGGAGCAGGAGGAAAGTCAAAATTTTTCTGAAGGAGATTTAAGAAGTTTAGATGAAGTACAAGATCAAATAGAATTTTTAAAAGCTAAATTTAATGCTGTAGTATTAGAAGATAACACTATGGAAGAATCTGGTAAAGTATTAGCTAAGTCAGACCCATTAACTAAACAATATGGTAAACCAGTAATTAAGATTAATCCTAATAAATTATTCTCTGACACTGTAATACATGAGTTTGGACACATCTTTATTGATATGATAGGTGGTATGTCCAATACAAGAATTAAAGCTGCTAGAGCTAAGTTAAATGGCTCTAAGATAGAATCTGATATTATAGAACTATATCCTGAATTAGATGGAGAAAGATTAGATAAAGAAATTGTAGCTACTGCATTAGGTTTAGAAGGTTCTCAAATATGGAACAATACTGAAAAACAATCATGGTGGAATAGATTTACTGAATGGTTCTTTGAATTTATAGAAAAATTAACAGGTCAAAGTAGAAATGAGCTTAAAAGTTTAGCCAAGGATTTAATTAGTGAACAAATAGTTCAAGGTGAAATATCTGATTATGTACAATCTAAAAAGGTTAAACTTGATGAAAAAATCAAAACTCAGGAGCAATTAGTTAATGAAGCTGCCAGTATAGTAGAATTAAGATTAGGTTCTCAGAAAAGGTTTAACTCAAGAATGGGTAAAAAAGCTACTGAAGAAGGTAAATCTTATGAAAATGAATTAGAATCTTTACATACAGAATTAAAAGATTTACAGGATAAAGATGCTAAATTAGCAATGTTAAAATTTGCTGATTATGTATTAAATAGTTCTGAACATAGTTTAATAAGACTAAAAGAAAAAATAGCTGAAGGAACTGTTACTTCAGAATATCTTATGGCTATTGATAATTATTTTGGAGCTTTTGAAAATGTAGCTGATAAAGCTAATGAAATTCTTAATGATTCTGAAATACAAAAAGCTTTTACTGAAGCAAGTAATGTATTAAATCAATTAATTAAAGAGAGAAATAAAATTATTAAATCTGAGTTCTCTAAAAGAATGGCTCAAAAATCTACTAAAGTAGAATCTAAATATAGAAATAATTTTCAAAAAGAAGCTAATAACTTAGGTTTAAAAGGCGAAGAAAAAGATAAATATATTATAGAAAAACTATTAGAAAATAAAAATAATATTTTACAGGAAGAAATTAATATATGGAATGAATATTTTGAAGAAGGAGCTTTTGATATGGGTTATGCTACGGCTAGTCTTAAAGACCCTAAAAGTTTAAATTCTCAAGTAATTCAGTTAGTATCTGTAATACTTGATGAAGGACAACAAAAAACTCGTAATCAATTTATGAATTCTCGTAAGAATTTTATTGATGAGTTTTTAGAATTTAAAAAAGCTAATTCTGGTATAAATCCTGAACAAATGTATAAAGGTTTATATCAACAGGATGAAGATGGTAATTATTATTTAACAAGCCCATATAAAGCAGAATATTATAATCAAAATACTGAATTGTACTTAGCTCAATTAGAAGCTGAGAGAGAATACGGATTAGATTCAAAAGAATATAAAGAAGCTAATAATAAATTTAAAGCATGGAGAAAAGCTAATGTTAAAGCAGGTAAACCTATAGATAAATGGAAAAATCCTGCATTTAGTAAATTAAATAAATTTCAACTTAAATTTATAGCTTTCTTACGTAATGATGTGTTAGCTCAGGATGGTAAATTACCTAAAGGAAGTAGATTAAATAAAGATTTAGATGGTACTTATTTTGTAAAACTACCTTCTGTAACTAAATCTACTTTTGAAATGATGTCTGAAGGTAAAGTTAAAGAGCTGATGAAGCTTGATAAATATACTAAAAAACAAGCTGATGATACAGAATTTGGAAGCACTATGATGAAAGGAGATGCCTCCAATCATATTCAGAGAGATGTACCTATATATTACAGAGGTAAAGTAAATCCTAAAGATCAATCATTAGATTTAGGAACTATATTCTTAATGAATAATTATACTTCTACTAATTACTACAACATGAAGAATGTTGCTCCTACTGTAGAATTAATATTAGAAGCTTCAGCTCAAAAATTATATTTTGAAACTAAAGGTATCAACAAGGAGAAAATTACTAATTTATTAAGAAGTGATAAATCTCTTAAAAAGCCTTTCTATATGGGTAATGAGTATCAGGCTCTTAAATCTACTATAGAAAACAGACTTTATGGAATAAAAGCTATTGAGGCTGGAGACTTTTTAGGAATGGATATAAATAAGTTATCTGGAGCCATAGCTGGTTATACTGGTAATCTTATGTTATCTTTTAACTTTCCTGCTGCTATAGTGAACACCATTCAAGGTAAGATTTCTCAAATTATAGAAACTACAGGAAATAAATATCTTAAAAATTTCTTTAAAGGAGAACAGTTATTTTGGAAAGATTTTACTAATATAATGACTGAACAAGGTACTGTAAATCAAAATAGTAAAACTCAATTACTTTTAGATAAGTTTAAAGGTCTTTCAGATTTTAAAATTCTACAGAATGAATTTGCAAAAGATTCAAGATTAAAAGCTTTATTATCAAAATCTAATTTAGGGTTTATGATGAATGGTTCTGAATATTACCAACATGCTTCTGTTATGTATGCTGTATTATCCAGTATTAAAGTAATGAATGCTAAAAGAGAATATATAGATAGTAAAGGTAATGTAGTTTCTAAATCTAAAGCTATGACATTAGCAGAAGCCTATACAGTAAAAGATGGTAAACTTGAATTAAATTCTAATGTAAAACATAATGAATTTGATATTAGAAATACACACGATTCTATAGAAGGTCAAACATCCATCACTAATTTAATAGGGGATACCAAAGCTGATTTATTTGGACAATATGATTCTGAAATGAATTCTATTCTTCAGAGATATTGGTTTGGTAAAGCTATTATGATGTTTAGAAAGTTTATTATAAGAGGGTTTGATAGACGTTGGAGAAGCTTTAAGTATGTTAAAGATGATAATGATGATAATACTTTTTATTCTGAAGCAACTAAGGAATTTAAAGAAGGATATTATACTTCAACAACAAGATTAATTGTTGGAGTTTATAAAGGCATGAAAGAATTAGGATTTAACTTACAAGCTGCTCAAGGTTCATGGGATAGTTTATCTGATTATCAGAAAGGTAACGTTATGAAAGCTGTTACAGAATTTGGATTTATAGCATTAGCTTTATTTGCAAGTTTAGCTCTTAAAGAATTAGGAGATGATGAATCTAATGAAGATTTTCAAACTAGAATTTACTGGTCAGCATTTTTTACAAGAAGATTATATTCTGAACTTGCTTTCTTTGCAAATCCAAGAGAAACATTTAGAATTCTTAGAAATCCTGCTGTATCATTAAGTGTATTAGAAAATGTAGTAGATGTATTTGAACAAGGATTCTCTGATTTACTTCATCTTGAAATACAACAATATGAAACAGGTATAAGAAAAGGTACATATAAACTTAAAAAGGATGTACAAGATTTAGTGCCATTATTGAAATTTGCTGATTATAAAGTGAGAGAAAAGATGCAATTTTATTACTAAGAAAAGTCAAAATTTTTATAAGAGGGGAAATTAATCCCCTCTTATTATTTACTCATATACAGTAATTGTTTTTTCTATTGGTCTAACTTCACTACAACAATTCCATCCATCATAGAATTCAGTACCATTATAAGATTGATAAAATCCATCTACACGAATATAAATATTATGTTCAGGGAAATATTTAATTGAATACCAAGTTTCTCCTTGACCTTCACCTCCATAAGAATCTATTTCTTCCCAACCTCCAGGAATTATTAAACTAGCACAATCTTTCTGGTATTGATCAAAATCTACAGTTTCATATTCTGTACCATCTTCTCTGGTTTTAGTAATTTTATATTTGTCTAAATGATAATCTGGGAATTCTATCCCATCAAATTCTGTGTATTCATCATAAGCAAAATCAGCTACACTATTAAATCCTTCTTTTAACCTTGTTATTATTTCTTCGTAATTCATATTGGCTCAAATACTGTTATTGTTTTTTCTTTACCTTCTACAAAATCTATACTTACTATAGATTCATTATCTCCATAACTATCTGTATGATAGGTTTCTCTAAAGAATAAATTCTCAGGCATTTTAGGATGCCTATAAAAATGAAATGTTTCATTCCATTCACCTTGTACACCACTACCATAACTATTAGTTACACCTGTATAGCCTGATTTTGTTGATACAAGATAACTATTCTTATTCTTAAATAGCTCCTGTAAAACTTTTACTTCTATTGATTCCATCTGTTATTTTTTTGTAATAATCAAATTCTGGTCTGATTAATAATTTAAAATTTTTAATTGCTTCTAATCCTATATATCTTGGGAAATGTTTAATTATATTATCTCTTAGTTGTCTGTAATAACCATGAGCATAATGTAATTTTCCAAAATATCTTTCATATGCCATTACATATGTTTCTTCTCTAATTACTTTAAATTTATCTTCTAAACCTAATTTACACCACTTATTCTCATCCAGTTCTACTTCTGAATTCTCTTTTAATAATTTTGTGTACATAGGTATAGGATTAATTAAAGTATGTAAAAAATCATGTTCATCAGTATCCTTATTAATAGCATTTGTAAAGAAATCTTCTTTACTCATAGTAAGATTACTTCTCCTTATCTTAGGTAAAACTTCATCCCAATAATTTACTAATTTCCAAAATAATTTCTCATCAATAGTATTACCTTTATCTTGTAACCATTGAAAATCAAACATATGTTTATCCCAATTAGTATCCCAAAATAAATGAGATGCTTTAAGAGTACATAATATTTGAGGCTCAAGTATAGGCTTATTTACTACTTGCATGAGAATGTCATTAACCAAATATTCTACATTTATATTACTTTTGTAGTTCTCATCGCTACTAATAGCATAGTCTGTATCATTTGGTTCTCTTGGAAAATCTGGATACCAATGTTTAATTGCTGAACTCCCTATTAATATTGGCATTAGTTTAAATCTTCTACATTAATATCATATTCATCCATTTTATCAAATACTTTTTGAAGTACTTCTTCTCCAGTTAAAGGAGGTACAGACCATTTAATTAATTCTTTATAGAAATTCATTCTAATATCAAATAAACAAGCTGCCATATCAGAAGCTTTACTTAATTGTTTAAATTGAATTTCATCTAAATCTTTAAATTCTAAATTCATAATTCTTTTAATTTATACAAAATATCATATAACTTACTAGAATATTGAGTAGTAATTTCATCAAATTCACCTGAAATAAATTCTTCTCTTATATCATCTAATTCTAATTGAGAATTAATAGTAAATTCTATATTTACTTTTATAGGTGTAAATTTTTGTTCACCTGTTTTTGTTAATTTAATTTCACTCATATATAACCTAATACTTTAATTTTTCTACCATACCAATAAGCTTTATCAATTAATAATTTAGTGTCAGAATCTATTCCTCCCCAAAAAGCTATTAGTATTTCACTTCCACATAATAATTCCTGATGTCTATCTATAGAATTACCATCAATTACTTTTAATCTGTAACCTCTGTTAGCTGCATATATTTGTGCATTAGTTTCTGTACTTTCATTACTTCCTGTAATTATAGTTACATCTTCTATTTGTTCTAATACTTTGTCACAAAATATAGCTAATTCAGAGTAATTGTCATAACTTCTATCTCCTGATATTGTTATTACTGCTCTCATATTAATTTGACATTTTTTTCAATCCAGTCTGCAATCTCTGAAAAAGCATAATTATCGTTATCATTTAAACTAGCTAAATGTTTAGCTAAACGATTATCTTCTCCTCGTAATTGAGCAGGTATTTTTCTAAAAACTGGTAAACCAGAAGAGGTTTTTGCTGATATGTAACCTTCATAACCATATTTTTTTATATTTTTAGTGTGTCCAGCTACTACACAGGCGACTCCAAGGCAACAAAATCCACCAGTATTTTTATTATATAACTCTTCTTGAGTTTGTTTAAATTTTCCACTTCTTAAAGCAGTTAACCATTTTTTTGTAAATTCTTTTGGTAATTGATATTTTTTCATATTTATTAAATTAATAAAACCACTCCTACAGCTTTAACCTGTATAATAATATACTTCGGGTCTTTCAGGGATTAATAAGAATTTTACTTATTAATTTGAGCAAGGGTACTGAGAGTGGTTTTAAATTATAATCTTACTACTACCCTTTTTTCAGATTAATTATTTTATAGTGTGAGTTTTTAGTTTTAAATTCCGTAATAGATATAACTTCTACAATAGGAGAAGTTAACCAAGTATAATTTCTATTATAAGGAGCTAAAATAGCACTTGTTCCTACAGTAGGTTTGTTAAGTAAGTCAGAAGCTCTATCATCTTCTCCCCATTTAATAAAACTTAACTCATAAGAAGATTTCTTTAACCCATCATTTAATCTTAATAAAGTTACATTATCCTCTTTCATTTATAATTCTTTTTAATTCATCTGTAGTAAGCCATATTATAGTTTTGTTTGGATGTAACTGAGTTTGTTGTTTACTAGTGCTAGAACTAAATTTGTCAGAGTTACCATACCAATGTAATCCATCAAATAAATACATTGGGAAATGTTTACCATAACTATATACAATATATAAATTATGATTCCATTCTCCAAATGTATTACTTCCTTTAAAAGGTATTTGATTTTCTACATAATAACTTGCTTTATTATTTGATGTTCTTATCATGCTTACATAAATAAACCATTTCTCCAGTCAATATTACTAAATATATTAGGAAGTTCTTTTTCAAGTTCCTCACCCATTTTAGTAGCAATATTTCTAACCTCAAGTTGAGCGTGTTCATCACATCTTATATTCAAAAATGCTAACAAATCTCTAAGAGTACCAGATACATGAATAGTAGTTTTACTACACATAGGTAATATCATTCTGGCACATTCTTTAGCTACTCCTAAGTTTAACAATCCTTTATATAATTCTTGTGAGTACCTAAAATAACCTTCTAAAGCATCTTGTACAAACATATGAGAACCTGCCCCATAACTAGCATCACTTATTTTAATGGTATCTTCATTTGTAAATTTACAAATTTCAGTACTACTTTGTCTATTCTTCGCATGTTGTTTACGTAGTTCAATATCTTCAAACTCAGTAATTTCTTCATATCTTTGAGAAGTTTCTTGAAAATGTAAACTTCGATGTCTAAATATTTGAGCTGATATAGCTCTGGAAGTTTCTATTTTAAATCCAAAGAATATGTGCTGAAGAGGTGACCAATGAGAATTATCCATTAAATATTTTACTAATTTACCATTATCTTCCTTAATTTTCCCATGTCTAGCAACAGCAGCAATAATCTCTTCATTATTTAAAGTGTCATAAGAATTTCTTCCTATACTACTTGAAATTAATTCTACTTTCATTCCTCTTGTTTCTTGATTAAAATTTCATTTTCAGATAACTCTACATTTTTAGAATCTTTACAGATTTCTATAAATTCATTATAGTCTTCATTAGATTCAAACTTCATTTTTATTTCTTTCATATTATATTAAAATTAATAGAGGGAGACTTAGCTCCCTCTATGTACAAACTATATATCCAACACTCTTTTCCTAAATATGTAAACATATTAATAAGTAAGTTCACAAGAGCCTCCAGCACAAGCAGCTTCACCTGATAAATCTGTATTATCTACAGTTTCTTCAATTAAAGTTAAATTAATAGGATTTTCTTGTATATATGTTATTAATTCATTGTATTTTTCTTCAGTACATGTCATAAATGGAGCATCTTTATATGTACCTCCATTATAAGGTAATACTGATAATCCACTATAGTAGTTTTTATTTTTCCACATCCATTCACCTACTTCATCCCATTCATCGTCTTTAATAGATATAGTTGCAGATACATTATTAGTATTAGGGCCTTTTCTATGTCCTTTAATTACCCATTCAATATTAAATTTCTTTACTCTTTCAAGTAATTCAATAGCTGTTTCATGCTCTCTTAAAATAGCAGTATCTGGAGCTTTTTGAGGAATACCTATTACAGCAGAATGAATATCATAGTCCATAATTTTAATAAGTTTCGGAACATATGTTACAAAATAATTATACAAATCATCTCCAACTTTACATTGCATATTTCTGATGTAATATTTATCATGCCAAGCATGTATTCCAGAAGAAGTACCTACTACGCAACTTGTAGTTCCTGATGGTTTAATTGTAGTTGTTCTTGCAGCTTTATTAATACCTATTAAATTAGCAACTCTTTCATTTTCTTCTAGTACTATTTGTACTCCTTCATTCAGATTATATTTTTGTATTTCTCCATTAGCAATACCTGTTTGTCCAATACCTATTAAAGCATCTTTTTCAGTATTTTTCTTCCAAATATTTCTAAGATAATGAAAATCTGTAAATCCAGCTTGTAACGTTCCAAAAAATGTAGCTACTTGCACCCTTTTATTAAAATCTCCCTGAGATTCTATATTACCTACATTAACTTCTGTAAGATTACAAAATGTATAAGGTCTTAATGAAATTTCATGACAAGGATTAAATCCATATTCAGGATCATTAGTAAATGAAAGTCCAGGTTCACCTGAGCCAGAATCTTTAATCATCTCCCAAAGACTATTAAACTCATCTTTTTGAACTCTGTTTCTTAAAATTACAGCAGAATTATTAGCTCTACCTCTTTGAGGATTTAATTCCCACCAATTTCCATGTTTACAAGTAGCCATTTCTTTATCGTCAAAACTAAATAAAGCTATTAGCGCAGCTCTTCTAATTCCTCCAGCTAATACAGCATCTGCAATAAAGCAACATATATCATGTACTTGTAAAGAAGTTAATTTTTCACCATCTTCTACATCATTAAGTAAAGCTTCTATTTTTGTAAGACATACTCTAAGTGGTTCAGGCCCAGGAGCTTTACCTCCAGCAGTAATTAATTGTGTACCTTTTTCTCTAATATCTGAAAAATCAAATCTTGGTTTAACTTTAGTAATTCCAAAATAAGATTTCATAAGTTGTTTGATAGCATCTGCCCATCCTTCTATAGAATCTCCAATAAGAAATTTAGCTTCTTTTAAAGGTTTATGAATTTCTGGTAATTTATCAATATGATGAAATTGAACGGAATAACCTACTCCTGTACCTCCAAGTAATAAAAACATTAATTCATTAAAACACTTATAGTTATCAATAGGCATATAACTACAATTGTATAATCTAGCTTCATTTTTTTCAATAGCTTTTCCAGCAAATTGAACAGCCCTCATAGAAGGCAATACTTTTTTATCTGTAAGAAATTTACCATTATCAGTAATTTCTTGTTTTAATTGTGGATATTTATTTTTTAACATGGTTAAATATCTATCAATAATTTCTTCCCATGTTTCTCTCCGTTTAATTTCAGGTATATATTTAGCATATTTATTATATACTACTACCTCGGAAAGAAGATTGTTATTGTCATTCATTTGTTATAAAGTTTACTAATTAAAAAAAGGTTACAAATATAATGATAAAATTTCTAACACTTATAACATTCTTCATTATATTCTATAATATCTCCTAACTCACCATCTATTACTACTTCAAATAAGTTTTCTAATTCATCTTTTAAGATTTTATTCTTATACAAAATATGACTTACTTTATGTGTAGCATTTAAATTATGGTATTTTAATATAGTTTCTTTATAACTTCTTTCAAGTTCTGAATATTTACCCCGTATAAATTTAATATATACATCTATATCAGGGTATTCATATTCTATAAGTAAATCATCTCCAACTGTATGATCTTGAATCCAGTAATTAGATTTATCTAACTCTGTATCCTTGTCTACTAATATATAGACATTACCGTTAAATTCTTTAGTTTTGTTTTCTATTCCTAGAAATAAGTTTTTAATTTTGACTTTATCCAGATTTATTTTAGCAGCTAATCCTGGTAATAAATAGGTATAACTTCTGGTTTTTGTCAAATTATCACTCATTCTTCATTTCATCTTTATTAGTTAATAATTCTGGGTTTTGGTAAATATTTCCAACTATTTCTACTCCTTCATCACAATTGAAATCTATTTTAAAGAATTCTTGTAGATTATATTCGTAACTTCTAGGATTATTCATAGGTGCATTATATTTAATATTCCATCCTAAATTTAATCTATCCCAAAATACTATAAAACTACTACATCCATTTACTGTTTGACCTAAATCTAATATATCTCCTTCATAAATTTCTTTATTATTCTTATCTAAAAGTCCTGTGAATTGCATAAGATTGTAGGGGTCTACATTAACCCAACCTTTTGAAGCAATATGTACACTAGGTACAGTATCTTCATAGCCTCCAGCTAATACATTAAAAAACATTGTTTTTCCGTCCCATGCTCTAAATTTTATTTCTCTCATAATATTACTTCTCCATTATTTTCATAAATTTTTATTACATTTTCCTAATCTCCTAGAACGTGGTAAAATCCCTGGTAGTTCTTTTTCTCTCCCATAGTTAAATCTATAATCAGCATGTGTTTTTATTTCGCCTGATAATGCTTTATAAATAGCTCTAACTTTTAAATTTAATTTCTCAGCGGCTTCAAATGCAGATTCAAAAGTTTTTAATAGTTTACCATCTAGAGAATAAACTGAAATTTCTTTTGCAGGAATTCTATTATAACTATGACTTCTTATCTTTTTCTTATAAAAATATCGCCATTGATATTGTCCAGCAATTCTATTTACATTAATACAAGAACCATAAATACTATTAGAAGAAATATTTAAAATTTGACTTGCTTCTTTATTAGATTCCCATTCTTTAATAAAATTTCCATCTAAATCATATTGATAAACTTTTTTACACAAATGATTATTCTTTAAATGCTGTTTTTCTGGATTATATGTAATATTTAAAATATCGAATTTTTTAGAATAAAAATTAATCCAATATTTTTCTCTGTTCAAGCCTTCTTTTTTATCCACTTCTTCAATTAATTCTATTTTAGGAATTTTACCTTGTTCTAAATAATTTAAAAATATTTTGTTTTTAGTATTGTTTTTACCAACTCTTCTTAAATTAGTAAGATGACCAATTAATCTAAATAAAAGATTATCATAATCTGTTTGTCCAACATATATTACATTTTTAGTATCAGGACAAATTAATTTATATATTTTTATTTTATCTAAAGATCTAGAAGGTATAAGAAAATTTTGCATTTTAAAAAAAATTAATTACAAATTTACAAAATTTCTTCTTATTATAATAATATTTCACCTTTGTTATCGTAAATTTCTTTACTAAATTGCCAGAGATTGTTTTCTCTATGCCAAGATAAGTCTCTACTTAATTGCAACCAACCTTTATATGTAATATTGTTATCTGTCCAACCGTCTCGTGCCTTCTCATGATAACTACTCATATTAAATATAAGAGGTTTCTTACTAACTGTAGAATAAACTATATCTTTAAAATCTTCAACTGTATAATCAGGATATAATACTATTAAACCATGTCTATACAAACTAGATTGAATATAATATCTAAACCTATAATGTTGCTTAATAAAGTTCCATATTCCAGAACTAAGTATTTTTAAATCAAATGGTTTAATTACTTTATTCTCATGGTCAATTAAAACATAATCTAATAAAATTTTATAACTAAACTCATCATAATCAAATGTTAAAGCCCATTGACGTTGAACCTCATATTTACTATCAGGATTAAATATATCTTTAGTAAACTCATGAGATTTCAATGTTTCTACAGCTAAACTAATGGCTTCATTTTCCTCAATTGAAATTACAATTTTATCTTCAGTTTCCCTAAGAAATTTTAAATAGTTTTTAAATAAATCATTATCCCAATTAGCTTTTCTTAAATCTGGTTTTTTAGTACTTCCGAAATATTTAAACTTACCTTCTTCTTTTAATGAATCAGCTTCTAATTGTATTTCAAAATCTGTAAAATAGTTTTTAGTATAGCATTCATTTACTAATTCTAATACTTGACCAGTAGGTTGAGCTACATCTGCTACAATATATTTTTTATCAAATTCATCTGGAGTAAACATTAATATATCTATTGCATCACCCATTTTCATAGCATCACTAAAATCCTTATCTTCAAAAGTTAAACTTTCTGGACTTTTATCTAATGCTGATAGTAATGAATAATTAAGATATTTTGAATCTAAATTTCTATAATCTTCTACTGTCATTTTAATTCTTTTAAATTAACTCCTGTAAATATATAACCATAATGATCAGAATGAGCTACAATATACACTCTATCAGCACCTTTTTTCTTTATACTATTTAAATGATTAATAACAGTATCTATTTTAATGCTTACAGTATCTTGCCATTGAACCTTATTGCTATATTTTATATCATTACCATTCTCCTCTTCTTCATTATAAAAAGGATGTTCTAAATCTAATTCTGAAAATTCAGTTTCATCAATAAATTCTTCTACATATGTTTTCATAATACCCCTTGTCTTTTAGAATATTCCATAAATTGTTCAACTTTTCTAGTTTTCTTTATAATAGCATCTGAAGATTCAAATTCTCTATCTAATATACCTTCATTTTTACAAATGTCTATCATTCCTAACAAGTCATTCAATTCATATTCAATTCTTTGTTGATTATTTAATTCTTGTCCTTCCTGTACTTCATATAACCCAAATGTTAATGCTTTAGTGCATCTTTGTGCTACTTCATTACATTCTTCTGCTAACTTAATTAATAAGTATTCACGTTTTGTCATTCTTTAATTCTTCTTTTAATTGTTTTCTTGACTTCAAATTATTAGGATTAATTTCATTTCTACCAACTATTAAATATGAAGGTAAGTATTTATAGAAATACCCGTTATGGTCTTTAACATCTGTAGATATTTGTTTAAATAGAATTCTATTATCCCATAACTGATACTGACAAGATAATTTAAAATCTATATAATCCTCATTTCTATAATTTTCTTTCTTTTTTATTCTAATAATTTGAGATTTTTCTAAATCAGAATATCTTGGATATACAATTACATCTCCTTCTTGTGGTTTTACACCATTAATATCTTCTGTATTCATTCTATAAAATTATCTAAGTCTTCAGGAGTCATTTCAGTAAAATAATGAAATTCTTCCTTATAACTATGTTCTAAATCTTTATACCCTTTTTCCTGAGCTAATCTTAAAGCTCCTTCTTCTGTAAATCTTACTTCTCCTATTAAAGAAAATATATATACTGGTATTTCTTCCATTAGTTTATGCAAATTGCATTAACATTATCAAGGTCTTCTCCCATGCTTTCATCAGATATATCTACTTCTAAATATCTCTCATCTAAATCTTCTACAATAGCTAAAGAAGGCCCAAATTCTATTTTATGATAAGCATTGCCTTCATCATCTACAGAATAGATTACTTCACAATCTTTAAATCTAGGATTAAATTCCATTACTTGTTGTAATCCTTTTATATAATTTTCAAGTGTCATATTTTTCTAATTAATTCTTTTGTATTATAAAATCCATATTTCTTTCTAAAATCTGATATATCCTTTACATCAAAATATTCATATTGTAATTTATTTACTGGTAAATTATACAAGTTGGAATGTTTTTGAGCATGAAATCTACCTGCTTTATCCCAATCATATAATATCTCTAAATCCCAATAAAACTTTAAAAAATTCATAATTTTTGGTGGTATAATTGTAGATTCAGAATTGGGAGCTATAGCTTGTATTCCCTGCTCATATAAAACACCTATTTCTTTCATAGAAGATACTAACTTACATTCTCTGATATTAGGGTCTAATAAATGCCAACCTTGAATAGAACTTGAATTAGTATTACCAAAGTACTTAGGTTTAGAATAAGGCTGGTAAATCTTAATTCTGGAGCCTACAAGCATAGCATAAGTATAATCTCCTAAAGGTTTATTAAAATTATTAGTAAAATAATGCTTTATAGGAATAATTTTTAACTTCTTTACTGTTTCAATAGTAAAATATTGATTCCAAAAATCTACATCATCCTCATTAGCACTTCTTACTGTAAACCTTATTCTTGTTTTTTCATTTACTTTGGAGTAATCAATACTTTTTGAATAAGATTTTATACCATTTAAATTATTATATACTTCATCTATAGCTTGATGATATGTCCAACCATATTTCAATTTAAGATATTCCCAAAAATTACCAGTAGTTAAACCATGATCTACAAAACATACTGTATTATTTCTAGTCCAATATAAATGAAATGAAGGTGTATCATCATCTGCTCTTAAAGGACTTTTAATATTATGTTTAAAACTTACTTCAGGTATATAAAATTTAAATAAATCATAATCTGTATATTTTTGATATATAGAATCTTTTTTATCTATTGTAACAAACATAAAGTTTATTTATTATAAATTACAACTGTTATATCACAATCACATAATTCTTTTTTAATAATTTCTTTAACAATATTCCAATCTCCTCCAGCTAAACCACAACCTATTTGAGGAAGTCCAACATGTTTACCTTTAAATATATGATTTATTTTTCTCATACATAAAGTAAGAGCTTCATAATCTAAAGGTTCATCTATTCCGTTAGGATGATTTTTACCAAAACCATACTGAGTATAAGCATTTATTACAACTAATTCAGGTTCATTTTTTTTATTATCTGCGTCCCATAAACTCCATATTGCATTTTCACCTAATACTAAAGTTTGCCAATCTATACGACCTAATTTTTCTATATCAGTATAAGATTCCATTTCAAATTTATCACAACCAAAAGCTTTAGCCATTTGAGGAGCAATACCAGCACCCATAGTACAAAAACAATTACAACCATGAGCTATTACATCAAATTTTCCTTCTTTAGCTGATGTAATTAAATCTCCTTTTATTTCTTTATACATAGTAATAAAATAGAAAAGGGGAGTAAGTTTCCCTACTCCCCTATAGTTAATTGATTATTATTCCCAAGGAGTATCTGAATCATTAGACTCTGATACACTACTTGGTTGATTTTTTAGCGGTACATAATCATAATTATCATCTGCTGGTACTTTATTAAATTCTAATTGAGTATCAGCCATATTAAGTACTGCTGGATTTTTCTGACCATTATCTACCATAGGTTCTGCAAATGGGCCTCCAAATGGTAATGGAATTTCAGTTTTCCAACCAATTTTACCATTATATTCATATTGTCTTCCTGCAAATTTCATTCTCAGTGACTTACCTTTTAATGCAGCATTGTTACGTGTTACAAATTCTTCTATAGTTGCTGGAGGAGGTGTATTAAGTTTTGTTATAGCTTCTTGTGACAATAACACATCTTGAATGTGTCTCATTTTTTTCAAAGAGAAGTCTAATGCTTTTTTAGCTTTTTCTTCTCCATTAGGTGACGTTACTGAAAATCTAAACTTAGATGCATTTTCATCATCTTCGCCTTTAAGTTTTAGTTCAAGAAAGAAAGCACTATCATCTTCTGCTTTACTCATTCCTACTACTGTTACTTCATGGATTCCATATCCAACATACTTACTTTCTACACTTTGATTTTCTGTACTAAACATATTTCTACTTTTATTTATTAATTATAATATTCATTGATTTTGTCTGAAACTAATTTCAGATCATTAGGTATGTATAATTCATCAAACATACCTTTTGGTGATTTTGCTGTTGTATTACCTGTATTTTGAGTCACAAATTTATATTCAATTTGTTTATCATCATTTTTTTGTACATCAGTATAAAGTACAATAGTGTACATACCTTCTAATGTAATTTTATCATCTACAAGTTTACCAATAGTCTTAGCTTTCTTATAACGACTACCTGCTGAATCTGTAGCTTCTTCTGAATGATGTAATATAAATACAATCAAATCATCTCTAAGCTCTTTCAATACTTCTGCTGTTGACCATATATTCTTTGCTATAGATGTGAATTTATCAAATCCTTTCTCCTCTGCTCTTCTCATAAATTCATTTGCAGAAGCATATTGATTATCATCAATTACTACATGTTTAATTTCTGGTCTATTCGCTGAAATAAATTGTAAAAGACTCTTTATTATCTTAGCGTCATCTGTTACATACAAATTACCCTCTTTAGGAGTAGTAGTTTTTGTATATTTATTTTTAAATGGTAATGGTTTACCCTGTACATTTATAATAAAGGTATCTTCTGGATTTAATGTTTCTACAGAAGTACTTTTTCCTGTACCTGAGTCACCAATTACTAATGTTCCTATTGCCATTAATTATTTTGTTTAAATGTTTCTACTTTATCTTCCCAATCATACCAATCATCTTCATCCTTAGCTCCTAATTGTTTAGCAATTTCATAATTACTTCTTTGTTCTTTAGCTAACATTCTTTGGATTGGTAAAACTCCAGCTTCATTGTATTCAGCATTTTGTAATACTTCTTCTACTGATAAGCTCATTGTTTAATTTTTAAAATTTTACTAATGTTTGGAGCTTTATAATTTTTACTTTTCAATACTTTACCTAGAGGTCTATCGTAATCAAAAGCTCCATTTTCTCCATTAATTATAGGTTTACCATTATTATCTAATTTTGACATATTTGAATTATGAATTTCTTCAAATACTTCTTTTATAATATTTTGTAAACCATGTGATACTATAGTACCTAATACTATGTAAAGTTGGTCTCCTAATGCATCTGCTATTTCTACAAGATCATTTTCTTTACATGCTTCTAAATACTCTCTGTTTTCTTCTTCTAATAATTTGTGTCTTAACTCATATACTTCCTCTTTTATATTTGTTGGTTTATAATTAATTTCTGAATTAAAAGCTACTTGAAATGTTTCTAATTGATCTAATTGTTTCTTCATGTTTTAAATTTACTAAACCATTGTATTGTTTCTCCATTCATAAAATTCAATTTTTCATCTATTTGACTGAATATTTTACTCCCAATAAAACCAGCATCTTTATTATATAATTCTTCTGCTGGATGAGCTGCTTCTACAAAATGGTGAAAATCTTCATTTATAAATTTCTTATAACTTTGAGCATGTTTACCTAATAATACCCATACAATACCATTACTATTGTCACTAATGTATTTAATTACATTTTCAGTAAACCAGTTCCATTGTTCTGAATGAGAATCAGGTTTATCTTTTTCTACAGTTAATGCAGTATTAAGTAATAATACTCCTTGACTAGCCCATGTTAACAAAGTTGTATCAAAATCAAGTACTAACTTTTTTAAATCATTTTCCAATTCTCCGTGAATTATACGTAAAGAAGGACTTAATTTAGGTACATCTATTGGATTTGCAAAAGCTAACCCTGTAGCATAAGATTCATTTTTATTACACTCATTCTCATAAGGGCCTTGAGCAATAAAAATAACCTTTAACTCATTACGAGGACATTGTTTGAATGCTTCAAAGATACAATTTTTTTCTGGATAAACAATATTTTCTTTATAGACTTTAGATATGAATTTACCTAGTTCTGCAAATTCAGGTTTACTTATTACAGGTTGTAAAAAATTATACCATGTTCCAAAACTATCTTGTAAATAACTCATTCTAAACTCTCATTGTGTTCTTCAAATTCATCTGCTATTTGTCTTAACTGATATATAAGATGTTCATCTATTTTACCAGTTGTAAAATCACAAACATCTTCTCTAATATAAGCATCAGAATTTCTTACAGTTAATTCACATATTCTTTTACCAATCCATCTAGTATTAAATTCCATATTATTTTATATTAGTTTTTGGATAAGCATTTAATGTAAACTCTAAATCTTCTTCAGGTAATTGAAAATTATAATGAACTTGTTTTAAAGCTTCTTTTACATGAAATTGTGCAAATTTTCTAAATGCTTGTAAAGTTTCTCTAGGTTTTTCACTTATTGTATATTGTAATGTACTTTTATCGCAATGAAGCCATTCACATAAAAATTCTTCAGCTGTCATATATTTCTTTATTATATTTAATATTAAATTTATCTAATAAAGCAAAATGGATACGTATTAGATAATCATAGAATTTCTTTTTATCTCCATAAGTATTATGACATTTTCTACAAACTGCCATTAAATTCTCAATAGAGTTTAATAAATCCATTCTTTTACTTCTACTAAAAATGTGATGTATATCATTAGCTTGCTTTTGACATATTTCACAAGGAATATAATCATCTTCTACGTATCCAAATGCTTTAAAATATACCTTCGTATAACTTTTCACTCAGGGTATTTTTCATCTAGTTCTTTAACTATTTTATCTTCTAATTTATTAATTTCATTAGTTCTTCTAAGATAAAATTTCTCAAGAACATATTTTACAATGCCTCTCCTAGTTATCGTCTGACCCATCACTTACGGCTTCTTCATATTCTTCTACTGTAGATAATTGCATCATAGTGTCAACTGCTCTGAAATTATAAACTGTTGCCATATCTTCACCTGTTCCTGCAAGTAAATCTATAGTCAAACGAATAGTTCCATCAGCCATAGTATTTACTTTTACTACTTCTACTTGTTTTATTAGTGCCATTATTTTATTCTTACTTTTTTATTATTACTAACAGTTTCAACCCATCTGGCATATTTATAGCTCACATTATGTTCTATAATATTACCAGATGGAGTTAAAACATCATATCTTTTACCAGACTTTAGACCAAACTCAGTATAACCTTTATCCCAATTTTTTAGCATTAAGGTTTTAAATTCTTTAAATAGCTTTTTTTCTTGTTCTGTTAACAACCCTTCATCTAAATGAAAACCTGTAATTCGTTTTTTATTATAGTTTCTACGTCTGGCTAAATTCTGTTTATGTGTCATACCATTATTACTCGTTTACTGATAGTTTCTTTAATATTTACAATACTATCAAACTCGTCTTTAGATAGTTCTGTATTAATATCATCAGAAAAATCAATTTCTTCAAGAACATTTCTGGAATAAGTCAAATCATATGTACCTTCCTCCCATTCAGAAATTTTATTTCCTTCAGTTTCAGCTATACATAAAGGTAAATAAGCACAAGACCTGAATTTACTATGGTCATAATTAGGAATAGCTACAATGTTATAAGGATTTACAAGCATTACAATAGTTACTCCTCCATAAGTACCTGCATGAGAAGCTGATTTACCATGTAATCCTCTGGAACAACTTGCATCAGGGGAATTATCACATTCACTTCTATCCATAATAACTTCTTCACCTAATCTGATTTCAGTACTACCAGAATACCAGTCTGTATAAACAGTTTGGTCTTCATCAGTATTCAAATCAGCATACATTTCAGCAAGAGAACCTAATCTTTCCCAATTTTGAAAATCTTCTTGTAATTTAGGCTCCATAGCATCTGTAGTACCTAAACAATAATTTCCAGTATATTCTTCACTACTATCTAATTCTTCATATACATGATAATTCTTAGGGCTTTTTTTCCATCTCTTAATCTTGAAATATTGTTCTGTAATAAATTCACTCAATTCATCAGAACTAGCTTCTGTTTTTACATTTACATTTCTGTAAGCTATAATACAACCATCTTCTGTTAGGCTAAATTTACCTGTTTTAAACCATTTAAATGCATCATCTCTGACATGCTTATCTGGATTAAGAAGTAAACATTTATAGAAGTTTAGAAGTGAATTAAGAGTATATCTACTGTTAGGATTATACTTAGCTTCAAGTAATGCTTCTACTAATAATGAAGGCATAGGATGATTATATCCTTTCAAGTAGCAAAATCCTTCTTCATCATATTCAAACAAATCAGATATATCTGCAATTCTCTTAGCTTTACGCATTCTTACTGCTGGATCAAAATCTAATTGTAATTGCTGAATAGATTGCAATCTCATATCTTCTTCTAACTTCCTAAGAGCTATTCTTTCAGGATTAAGAATATCTAATAATTCACTTAATTCATTTTCATCAAACTCTTCTTTCAAATTATCACAAAGAGATACAATTGTATCCCATTCAGAATCATCTGAGATTGTACCATTGTAAATTTTACCATCTATTACTACAATAGCGGTACTGTCTAATCGTTTTTTACTAATTTTCATTAATTAATTGTTTTAATACTGGGTTATATTCATCTTTTAAATACCAGTAATTGTTAATACGCTCACCTTTTACTTTAGATAGAAACCTTGAAATATCCTTATACTCACTTTTTTTAAGATTTAAATAACTTAATCCACCATTAATAACATTAAGTAATTTATATTTTTCAAAACTTTCTAACAAATATTCAAATTGTTCAATTCTTTCCTGATTAAGATTATTTTGATATTTAGCTTCTAAAGTTTGAAATAGTTTTTGAAGAAGGTCACGTTTAGCTCCATAATCTTCATAATAAAGTTTATACCAAGATACAAAATTTTCAAAAGAATCATATAAATTACTACTAAAATCTTTTACTGTAAGAAATTCTGAATCAGTATTAAGTAATCTATTACTATTAATTTTATAAGATATTCCTGACCATTTAGTTTCAAAAAATGTTAAAAATAAACTATCATTTTTATCTTCTTTTAATTTTCTAATCTTGCCTTGTATAAAAGAATAAGTAGCAGCATCTCTTAAAAATTTATCAGCTTTTTCCATAAATTCATCAATTGTTATAAAATTAGGTAAATCTTCTACATGTTTAAAATTCTGTTTACCCATTTGAATAAACTTATATCTCTGATTTCTAAATAATAATTCATTAAATTGAATTACTAAATCTTCTTGTTTAGTTCCATAGATATAAAGACCTTTATATTTTTTTAAATCTTTATATTTGACAGAATTTTTATCAAAAACATAATTAGATTTACCACCACCTCTATCTGCACTTCTAGGTTGATAAATTAAGATTTCTTTGTTTTGTTTTCTTAATTCTCTAGCAGACATAGATGCTAATCTCTTAGCTTCTTTAGCTTCTTTTAACCATTCAGCATCTACTATAACTTCAGATATTTTTTTAACATCTTTTATATATTCAAATTCTAATTCCTGAAACTTCTTAATTATACTTCTCCATTGATTTTTTTTAAAGTTTTTTAAATTTAGAAGTTTTATGTAATTTTTAAGAGTTAATTTTTTAGAAAAAATTGTTCCTCGATATTTAGTTTCTTCTTGAATATATCTTTCTTTATAGTAATCAGGAGTCTCATCTTTATATAAAATTGTTGATAAAACTAAATCACTTGTTAAATTAAAATATGATCCTGAAAAATGATTAAAAGTATATAGTCTATTATTATATCCAGCATAGTATCCAGAATTATTAATAATAGTTATAATACTTACAGGAAAATCTTTAATTCTAACAGTTTCTTTATTACCAAATAAACTAGATGGAATTGTTATATCTCCAAATGTAAGGTTATAAGTATTACCTTGTTTTATAAGATCAAAATATTCTTTTAAAGTATTTACAGGTTTAATTTGTTCATCAAAAATATTATCTCTTTCTACTAAAAAAGCATTTATTTTATCTTTAATTATTTGAATACTTTTAGGAGAATACATTACAGATTCTCTTGCTGGAGTTGGTTGTAATTCACCAATTTTAAATTTAATGGCTACAGGAATCATTTGTATTACACTATCAAATCCAGATATTTCTCTCCAATCTATAGGATAAGTAACATCTCCAATACACATATGCATATTATGATATGGTCTATCAATAGATCTTAATTTAAAAGTATCTCCTTCAATAATACGATAATCATTACTATATCCAGTATTATAATCATCTACTACATGAATATTCCTAAAATAGCCTATTTGATTAATAATAGCTTGAGAAAAATCATATTCATCTCCTTTAGCTACACTAACTTCTATTTTAGTACCATTAGGTTTATCAGTATCTTTTTCTAATATTAATTCAGATTCAGGAAAACCATTCTCCCCAATATGCATAATATACAAATACTCAATACCTTCAAACCTTGTAGTAATATTAAAAGATTTAGTGTTATAAGCTAATGGTACTTTGAAACCTAGCGGTTTCTGTTAATCTCTAGTTTCCTAGAGTGTCGGACTATATCATCACCTGTTCTAGGTGTTGCTCGCTAATGTGGTAATTAAGAACACTTTAGTTCTCCACTAGTCTCTGAACGTTCTAAGAGTGTACTCTTAGCTTCGCTGCTGATTAGTATATTATTTCTAACTTAACTTTCCAGCAATTCAAGCAATGTTTTTAATTAGTTATCCCTAACTAACTGGGCCTAAGTTAACCCCAACCTCCTATATAATCATCAGATTCTTCTTTATCTGACTCAAGAAAATTAAAGACAATCTCCTCAGCTTTTTGAGGAGATATGCCTGTACCAAAGTCTTCTACACTAAATTTCCATGTACTTTCATGTTGTTTAAGAGATACTAATATTGGCTCATCTGATTTAGCAGCAGTATTAGCGTCAGCAGCATTACTAACTGATTCTCTAACAATACTACCAATCACATTACTATATAAACTAGTAAGAATATAATAGAGTTTCTCCATTTTCTTACTATTAATAGTAGATTTATGAGTTTTAAAAGTATCTCCCTGAACAATATGTTCTTTATTTTCTTTTACAATCATGTATTCTCAATATAATTTATAATTTGATTAAATTGTTCTTCCTTGACAGGATATTTAGTACCACCAATTTGAATATTAAATGATCTAATTCCATTATTTTTCATTTCTAATAGAAATTCTTTGTAAAATACAGAGCAACCATAATGAATAGTATTAGATGTTTCTACCCCATTATAACCATATATTCTAGGAAGTTCTAATTTATTTTCTATAATTTCAGCCCATTTTCCACTATCATAAATACATCCACTTCCATTTAATACTCTAATACAATAAATATCATCATATGTTTGTATATTATAATCTTCTTCTTTAATAGGGCCTCTGTTACAATCATGTAAACATTTAAATTTAGTACCAATAGGATACCTTTTTTTAGCTTCTTTTAATAGCGCATCTTTAATTTCATCTTTATTTGCATGTCTTACAGATTTAGAATAAACTCCATGATTATCACTCCATAAAACTTGAGAACCTTGTGTTTTAACAAAACTAGAAGTACTTTCAACTCTTTCAATTAAAAAAGTACTTGGTAACTTATCAAAACCTGCTCCCCCATAATTAGAATTTCCCATAGAACCATTAGATGAAAAATAAGATAATTTAGTTACCCAATCTCCAACTTTATATTCTTCTTGATAAATAGGTTCAAACCAATTAGTAAGATTCATAATTTCACTAGGAGTATAAACATAGTCACTATTTACATAATCTCCATCTTCTAAGATAAAAACAGAACCTTTTTCAAGATTAGGTAAATCTTTTAATAATTTATAACCACTTATTTCTTTTTTCATTATTTAGCCATTTCAATTAACATTTCTAATTCAGATAATTTAATATCTTTCCAACAACCAATAGATAAAATTACATCTTGCTGAGCAATTTTTAAAGAATTTACTGTTTGATGAGCATAATGAAAACTTTCTTTAATATGTTCTAATTGTTTTAAAGAGAATTCACAATCAGCTCCAATTATTCTATCATTTTTAATAGTAACAACTTTACCATTAGATAACGTAATCTTTTGTTCTTTTACTCCATATACAGGTTCAAACCATAAATCTAATACGTTTGCTCGTTTTAATGTTTCTACATTAAAACCTTTAACAATAGTTTTTAACTGTTCTGATGAACCATCATTACCATAAATTATCATTGACGCAGCAGCTTCATACTCAGGCTTAACTAATTTATAACCTATTATTTCTTTACTCATATCATTAAATATTATTTCATTAAAATCTATGCATTTAGTAGCTCCTTCATATTTTATAAAGTAGTTTTTATTATATCCATCTTGCCACTCAGGACATTTTTCAGATAAATACACTTCAAAACCATTTGGATTACCTCTTAATCCCCAATCATCTTCTCTACCAAAAGCTTTCCATAATTTATTAGCTTGTTCTGTAGTAGTACACCATATTGCAATTTTATTTTCAATAATTTCTTTAATTGTATATTTCATATTATTTTCTTTAAGTACATATTTTTTGAATTGGTCAAATGTAATTTCCTTACCCCATAATGTTTTATTACCACCACCATCATTTGCTATGTATGGGTAACAATCAGAAATACCATAACTACGATAATTAACAATATTAATTCTCCAATTATTTAAAATATGTCTATTTTCATCAGTTACTTTAATACACCATTTCTCAGGTAATTCAAATAATATATCAGATGCTTCTATAATAGTGTAATTATGTAGTCTAAAATAATTTTTATTACAATATGTACCATTTGTTATAATATAACAGGTATTTTCTTTATAAAAATTCCAATCATTTCTATCTAAATAACTTCTCTTATCGCCCCATCTATAACCTTGTTCATGAGCTATTTTTAATATTTTATTAGCTTCTTCTTCAGTTTTACAATGTATTACTTCACCTTCTTTAAATTTATAGTTCATTTTTCATATTTTTAATATTAGCTTCCTGTAAAATTAAATAGACCATAATGTCTGTAAATTTTTCTTCAATTAATTGATCTGAAGGTAATATACCTTTATCAATATCGTTTAATATATCCCTATAAGAAATATAATGTTTAAGCATGAATCCATCTAATACTCTGGTAGTAGTTTGGTTAGAAATAAAAGAACCCACCTCAAAATTATGAAATGGGTTGTTATTCCTGCGATACTCACGACCTTTAACAATTAATAATTCTCTGATTTTATTTAACCTATTATCAACTAATTTATCAAAATCTTCTTCTGTCATTTCTATTATTAGTTTTAAACCAAATTAACCATTCCTTAAAACATTCAATTTTACTACTTGTCATAATTTATTTAAATAATATTTAATATATATTGCTTGTTGTCTAATGCCAAATTCTCTTGTTAAAATACTAGCTGGCATATAATCAAAATTTCTACAAGCTTGAGCCATTTTAATACTAGAAAATTCTCTTGTTCTACCTTTAATTACACCATTTTCTCCAAAAAATTCTATTACATCTGCTAACTCATCATAAGTTTCACATTCATTAACTAAATCATATTTTTCTTCTCTAGTCATAATCTCGATTTTACTAATTCTTTTAATTTACTTAATGATGAAAAAACATTTATTTTACATAAATAAGCATTAACTTCGTTTAAACTAAGTATTGGTTTATTATACAAAATATAATTTTCTCTGGCTTCTTTAGTGTGGAAATGTTTCCAACTAGGATAATTTTCAGCTTTTGAGGGTAATATTCTTCTAGTCTCCCAAGTACCTTTAGTTAATACTGAAAATAAATTATAAGTATCGTCATAACATTTTACTCCATCTTCTGTAATAAATATTGGTTCTTTTAATAATGGATTACCTTTAGGGTCAAGAAAACATGGTAAATTATCAATAAAATTTACCATAATACGATTTTCTACTATTTTAAAACTTTCAATAGTTCCTGAATTAGTTTTATCTCCAATAGTAAAGATTTCTGAATCACTTAGACGTTTGACAGAATAAATATTATCCTTATCTGTAAGAATTTTATTACTAATAGTACTTATTAAACTTAATATTTCATAATTTTTTTCAATTATTTCTTCTTCTTTAGTAGCTTCTCTAAATGAAAGGAATCCATTTTCAGGAGTAAAATCTCCGTCAGTATTATGTATAAATCCTGAAGGTACTTTCCATAATTTACAACCATGTTTAAATATATATAATCCTTGGTTTGGATAATAAGTAGCATAAAATTTATCATATTCTAAATCCTCATAATTTAAAGGATATTCTATAGGTTCCCAAAATTCTGGATAATCTTGTGGGTTAGTATTTTTATTTAATTTAAATCCACAACTATTTGATTTACCCCAATTTTCACTAAACCAACCATCTTTAGCTCCATTATTAAGATTTGTATCTTGAATTATATCCCCTATTTTAACACAGTTTAATAAAGATGGATATTTTTTTATAAGTTTAAATTTTTTCATAATTTTTTAATTTTTACAATTTCTTTACCTGCATATACTTTACATTTAGTATGCTCATTTTCAGCAGTTAAAGCCATTAACTCTTTTTCTAATACAATATTTATTACACAAGCATGATTTGTATCTTTCCAATTAGGATAAAATAAATTAATATCTTCTATAGTTGAAAATATAGCAATTCTATCTTTCATATATTCACACCAATAAGGTGTATTTTTATAAAGAACAGAATAATTATTTTGTAATCTTGTAGATTCACCTACTAAATACCTATGTAATCCAGTACCAATAGAATAATAATTATTACCTAAATATAGTACTAACTTAAATCCCTCAACCTGCTTTAATTTTACAGGTGAGGGATTTGTATATTTACATAAGTATTCAGTATTTAATAATGCTGAATTTTTAATCATTAAACTATTGTATTTATTTGCCTTCTAACTTCAGTTAAAGTAGTTTGATTATGAAACTTACCATCTTCATAAATAGTTTGTAATAATCCAACTTCTTCAGCTTCTTTAGAACATTCTGTATAAACTACATATTCTCCATGTTTATCCTGAGATACTTGACACAATCCTTTTAAAGATTTTTTAGTACCATCATCTGTTACTGGGTCTTTGTAAATATTATAAGATTTAACTTCTCTTGAAAAACTATTCGATGTATCAAAAATTTCTTCAACTTCAAACCAACTACCTTTAGCAGCCCAACCCAGAGTGTCTCTACTATTGTAACCATATGAAAATGAGCCTATTCCAAGCACAATATTACTAGCTGCAAAACCTTTAGCTTTTAATCTTTCATAGATTTGAACTTGTCTATCAATAGTAATTGAATCACCATAAATAGCTCCAATATGAGAATCTAATACTTTATAACCTTGTTTATTAATAGTACCTCCAAATATATCCCAAAGAAGTTCTATTACTCCTTTTTGTTCTGGTAATATATCATTAGGTTCTGAAAAATAAGGTTTACCTGTAGCTTGATTAGTAAAAATTTCATAATACTTTTTATCTATATAGTGATAAACCATACCACCTTCTCCCACTTTTTCTCTAACAGCATCTGTGCATCCTTGAACTCTCCAAGCATTACCACAAACAATATCTACAGGATCACCTGAATCAGGTCTAATTACTAATTTACCATCTCTAGCTAATACAGCTTCTTTTACTTCAGGATCAGTAAGATACTCTGTAATTAATTTCCATAAATCAAATGTATCAGCTACAATAGATAATATACCTGTAGGAAATTCTTTACACCAATCTAATATCATTTGCTTTTCACCTACAGTAAATATCTTAGTAGTTGAAACTGAATGTTCAGAAGCATTTACAGAGTTTATACAGACATCTTTTTCACCATAATAATATCTAGCTGCTGGAATAACAGATAATGTATCAGAACCTCTAAAACTAGTTGCATGGCCTAAACCTGAACTAATCATATCATGTGGATTTAATCCTCTTGCAGAGAAATCATGGCACATAAATGGAATTAATTCTTTTTGGTCTTTACAAGTTTCATTAAAAGCTTTTTCAACATTTCTACGATATTGTAAAGCTATTGTAGCTGATGTACTTGGTTTCCATGCTAATGAAGAAACTAAAGTTTCTAAATATAATGTCAACCATGCGAACCCATCTACTGTATTTACAAAAGTCATGTGAGGAATATTAGGGTCTGTTTCAATACCTTCAGGTAAAGATTTAACTCTAATAGGTAAATAACCTAAATCCCATAATTCTTCAAAATGTTTACCATTGTATTCCATTCCAAGATATTCTAAAATATCTTTTTGAAATTCTTCAGCTCTATGTTTTGGTTGAGAAAAGAAATTATCTTCAAAAGCATCATGAATATACTGCCATACCATTTGTTGACCAAAAGATACTACTTTACTAATACCTTTAGGAGCATGTTTAGTACTTCTAGGAATCCATGTTCCATATAATTTAGTAGTACCTTTAGCTAACATGGCTTTGTGCGAAATTTTATATCCATCAGATAGATATAGTGGATTTATTTTAAACATTTTTTTCTAAATCTTTTAATTCTATATTTTCAATGATTTGTAATTGTACGTCTGTTATGGTATGAAGTTCTTCATTATCCAACCAAGGAAGATAATCCATTATTTCATCAGGACATTTACCTTTTCTAGGATTATAACTTTTTAATTTATTGTAAATATCTATAACTTCTTCTTTAGTTAAATCGCTAATATCAGTTACTTCAGAGATGTAATCACCATCATTAATATCTCCTTCTACATAAATGTGTAAATTTTTCATATTAAAACATTTTTATTATTTCTAAATTTTCTGGTATTACACCCATTATTTCATCGTATCCTTGTCCAATATATGTAAAGTATTCATCATACTTACTATTAGTAGTAAACACCTTATCAAAGTAATTAGTTACAGGGTCTTCTCCTATATTTTGCACAGTCATATGTGATACTGCTAAATATAATTTACCACAATTTCTTTCTCTAAGTAACTGAGATAATCCTTTAAAAGTACCTCCGTAAACGCATATATCATCTATAATGAGAATATCTTTACCGTTAAAATCTTCACATCCTATCATTTGTGTCATTCCTTTAGACATTCTAGCTTTACTAGCACTAAAAGTCTCCCCTTGCCATTTAATTTTATCACATAATTTCATTAAAGGTTTAAACCCACCTGCATCTGATGACATTAAAATTAAATTATCATTTTTAATACCATTTTGTAAAATACTTGGACAATCTTTAATTAAACTTTCTAATAATATCTTAGTAATAAATTCATTATTATCAATAATCTCAACATTATCCATTAAAGCTTCTACAACTTCAGGATTATGTGGATGGAATATTTTAAACTTAGCATTCATTTCATTAAGAAACTTACATACTAATTTTAAACCACTAGATTGATTAAACTGAAATCTTCTATCTGCTTGAGCATCTATAAGATTTGGAATAGTAATATTAGGAGTAATTCCTTGATTATTTAAACAATCTACAAATTGATTTAATTGCCATAAATTTTCATAAGAATTTATTTTAAAAATGTGATTTGTACTTAATAGTGAACTTCCTTGTACATAACTACTACCATCTGGATATTTATTTATTTTCATAATTTTTTAACTTCAATTAAACCTTCTTTAATAAGTAATTTAGTAACTTCTGAAGGAGTAATACCATGTCTATATTTACTAAAATGTCCATATAAAGAATTAGTTAATGCTGCACTAGCATGATTTTTCTTACTCCATATACTCTTACCACTAGGTAATTTAATTTGTTTTCCTTTATATAAAATAATATATCCTTCTGACTCTGTAGATATATAACTATCCAATATTCCAATTGCTTTATTTAAATGTTCTTTCATGTTGTAAATAATGTTTGTTGTTTATTTTTCCAAAAGAAATCTTTATCTTTTTTAAATAATTCATACCATTTATCTTCAGGCATTCCATCTATTGTTGCTGATAATTCAGATTTACTTACTCTTGGTAATTCTTTAAAATTACAAGTAGCACCATCAAAATATAATGATGTTTCAATACTTGACCTACCTCTCCTATTTTTTAATACTGAAAGACTTCTATAGTTATCTTTCATTTTATAGATATTATATCCATTATATGTAGGAATCTCATATCTGTCTGGAGCAAATAATCCAAATACCAAAAATGCATTTCTGGCAGTAAGTTTATTATCAGCTAATTCTGATAGACTTGGTCTTAATTTATTAAAAATAGGATTTCCCTTATTGTCGTATTGTTGTTGTTCTGAAGCAGCATTTTGTTGTTGGACATTTACTGAAATATAATTGAAATGTTTAGTTATTTGTTTTCTACCATATGTAGCAGACCATTTACTCATTGTATTATGAAGAGATTCTCCTGATTCTGGATTCCATAAACTATCATGATCTGATTGTATAAACATATATTCGTCTGGGTCATTAGGTTCGTAGTGAGAATATACTTCTACATCTTGTCCATCTATTTTTATAGTTTTGTAATGATGTGTACCATTATCTGTAGCATATTGTCTTACATATTTGTATGCACCTGTAACATTACCTATAGTATCTTGTATATCTACTTTAGATAAAAAATCTTCCATAATAGGCCCTAATTCCTCAATAGCTTGTAAAGTATTATTATCTAAAATAGTATCTTTATGCATTGATAATATATCATCAGGACTTACTTTAATATTTTTATAATAATGTAGAAAAAATGATGTTGCTGAAGCTATAAATTCTTCTTTAGATTCTTCTAAAGCAAAATAAATAGATTTAAAACTAATGCCAGACTCAGGATTTTCTTTACACCATATATAAGGCCAGAATACAGTCATATATTTTGTAAGTAAACTTTTACCTACTCCACTATTTGCTGTTATTATTATATTTGTACCTTGTTGAAATCCAGGAATTATTTGTGTTAATCTTTCAAATGGAAGTGGAATACAATTAAATTTACCTTGCTCCCTATTATTTTTATAATCTTTAACTTTATTTAGAAATTTACTAAATAATGTCTGTCCATTCTTCTTCTCCTCCATTATTTTCTAATTCTAATTCATCACAAAAAGCTAATAATTTTGATACTGGTACTCCATTCTCAACATTATATACTACTCTGTCTGCTCTTTGTAAATATTCATAACCATTTTTAATTTGTGATTTAACGTAGTTCTCAGCAGCTTTTAGAATTTCTTCATCTGTATAGTCATAAGTTTGTTTAAACTCTCTTAAAACTAACATACAAGCCTCCATCGAACTCATTACACCAGGTTTCTTACCTCTAAATAATTTTCTATAATTTGAAGCTAAATTTCTTATTGTATCTGTATCAGTTTTTTTGTGTTTAATACCTAGCTTCATTTCAATCTCACCAGATGAGGTTACTCCATTTCTGAAATAACCTTTCTCTGATAAAGATTTCATAGTTTCTTTTAATTTATTTTGTTTCAACAGATATAACAGACATAGTTCATTTATAGAAGTATCTTCTATCTCGTCTATTATTATCATTTATAATCCTATATGTTTATATTGTAACTTAATATCTTCCTCATCCATTCTAATTTTCTCATTAAAATATAATTTTAAAATTTCTTTATCTATCATCTCATCATATTGTTCATAAATATAAAATTGTAAATCATCTAAAGTTTGAATATCATCGTCATAGTATAATTCTAAAACAGATGAAACAAGATATTGTATTTCCATTATTTATTTGTTGCTATAATTAACCATATTAATGCGCAAAACCATCCTAAAATAGCACTAATACTAGTACTATCTTTATAATCAATAATATTTATAATAATGTTGATTATAATTAATATTTCACAAATAATTGTTATTGTTTTCATAAATCCTCTATATTTAAATAATTAATATTAACACTATCTAATTGACTGGTAGCTTTAGAAATCCATTTTTCTTCTTGTGTATTTCTGGCACATAAAATCCATATAATTGCCTGATGATTATCTCTAATACGAACAATTCTACCAATTCTTTGAATAAGAGTAATAGGATTAGAGTTAGTAGCTAATATTAATGCAGAATCTAATCCTTCTAAATCAGCTCCTTCATTTAATTTATTAACTGTACCAATTTTATTTATTTTACCAGATTTAAATAATTTATAACTCTCATCTGTAGTTTTTGAATGAAATGTATGTTTACACAATTTCTCAGCTTGTTTAATACTACCAGCAAATATGATTGATCTATCATTCTTCATATATTTATTAAGAATTTTAATCCCATATTTTACTTTAGTTTCTAAATTATATAGAAATCTCATTCTAGCTAAAGCCATAAATTTAGAATCTTTACCAGCAAATATAATTTGATCTATTTTTCTTGAAAGACTTTCATAACTTTGTCTTTCAGTACTCATAAAATCATATTTTTTAGTTTTAATTCTAATAGTCTTAACTTTAGATTCTAAGTTAAACTGTACTACATTTATTTTATAAGGAGCAACTACACCATCTTTTACAGCCTCATCTAAATGATATTCAAATACTATTGGTATATATTTTTTAAATATCTCTTTCTTTTTTTCATCTCTAGGTGGCGTAGCTGTTAATCCTAATATATCTCCTTTATAATTATCAAAGTTTTGACTGTTTAATGGAGTTAAATTATGTGCTTCATCAAAAACAATTAAATCATACTTATTTAAATCTATTTTGTGTAAAGAAGCATAACATTCTCTATCTACCCAATCAGACTTATGTCCCCATTTAGCAAATTCTTCAGGCCACCTATCGTCTCTAAGTTTTTCAGTAGGTACAACTATTAAAGGATTTTTATAATATCCACTAGTAATTATATCCACACCAACCTTAGATTTACCAGATCCCGTACACATTACAAGACATGCTCTCTTAATTTTAAACCATATATCTATAGCTTTATTTTGTATTTTAGTTTTCTTTTCATGAATCTTCATCTTCTATAAGTTTTATATCACATAATTTAACTGATTCATTACTAATATTACAAGCTACATTCCATGCTCCCCAATGATTATCAGCAATAATTATCTGATTTTTAAATTTATATTTCTTTCTTTGTTTTTTCATTTTCAAGTATTTTTACTCTTTTTTCTAAAGCTTCTATTCTTAAATTAAGAAATTTAATTTGTTCGTCTTTAGTAAAAAATTCTAATTTAGGTACTTCATCTGATTTATTTAACATTTGAATATAATTTGAATATAATTTTAATAAACATGCATGGTTGTATTTTTAAACGTTGTTTATATTGTAGTTAGCGATTATTTAACCACTCATCATAAATGTCCTTTTCAGAATAAAGTCCTTGCCCATCATTATCTTTGTAAACATCACCTACATCTGTATTATCAAAGTAGTGGAAGTTTTCATTTAAGTATTTAGCAAAAGAAAAACAATCGCTAACACTATGTATAGATAATTCTTTACCTCGCTCAAAGGCTTTATCTATTGCTTTTTCTACTGCATCTAATACTTGTTCTTTTGTCATAATTTTATCTTTTAAATCGGTAAATAACTATCCATACCTTCACCGTTGTAAAACAGTTTGCCTTACAACATCTTGTCACAATCCTTACAGTACTTATCATTGTCGAAGCTGAGAATATTGTTTCCACTACAATATCGACAACCCGATTTTACAACAACAGATAAACCGCATTTAATGGCTTGTTTTGCCACCGTTGTTCTTCCTCTATCATGGGCTGCTATGATTGTTAATTTCTTCTTTTTCATAATTAAACGCTGTTTATCCAAACCGTTGTAGCACATACGCTCACTTGCTATAAGTGTGTTTAATTTCTATTGTGCCATCAGACCAAGTGTATTTCCATTTTCTCACCCATCTCATTCTCCACTCATCAAAACGAGTACTTAAACATTCTCTTTTATATCCGCTCTTTTCTTTCATAATCGTTCGCTTTACGATGCTACAACAAAAGTTGTGCGTAATGGCTACAATTCGTCTTCGGAGTAATCATCCCTATCCTGTAAAATCTGCAACAATCTTTCTGGCGTTAATTTGTAGCCGTCAAGCATTTCATCAGTTCCGAACTTTCCACAATCAGAGTAGAAGTCTAAAACTACTCTACCATCTTCCTGCTTTATTTCGCAAGTAGTAGTCTGTTCTTCTTTTGGTTTGTATAATAAACTCATTTTCGTTCTTTTAAACCGCCACATACGCACAACAAAGTGTATATGCCATGCAGCGAAAGTTAGTGCCGTAATTCAATCTTTAGTGGTTTGCACGGCACATACACAAACCGTTAGCCACAATTAATTGCTAAGAAGTTGTCTATATCTTCAATACATTGCTTACTTGCTAAAGCCCATTCTTGTGGTGTATAATGGTTCTTTTCATACGCAATTAACAGTTCACGTTGTTGGCTAACATTGTATAAAATCAATTTATTAGCATAGTCTTGCACTTTGTCTTTTACTTCTTGCGGAGTTTCTTCTAATATTCTTTTTGCTGTTTTACTTCTCATAATAAACTATTTTTATACTTAACCGTTGTAGGCAATTGCCCTTAAAAGTTAGGGCACTCTTTTCGCCAATCACAATTACACTTAAAGTTTTGGTTATTTCTGCATAGTTTTTCACTTTCGGGCAACTGTTCGCTTCGCCCTACAACAAAATGTAAACGCAATAAATTAAAATTGAGAAGTCTTTCCGCTATTTCAATCATTGTTCGCTTATTAGCGTCAGGCAAAGTGTCAAATTCTACTTTGCAATTTTCTTGCGTGTTCCAATTTTGCTCTTTTGCAACTTCTTCATAGTTATCGTGAAGCCACTTTGCTAATTCTATTTTATCCATTGTAGTAATTTTAATTTACAGACGTTTACACAAACCGTTGTAAAACATTACCCTTTGTTTGGGCTTCCTCCGAAAATACGCTCACAGTTTTCAATCCATTCATCTTGTGAAATATCAAGCAGTGAAACGGGTAACGTTCCCTTCGGTTTTACAACATTAGCTATATTGCATTGCTCAAAATCCTCTATTAATGCAATTACCGTTTCTAAGTCAACTACTTGTGTGCTACTTAGGTGGCTTTCATTAAAGCTATTGCTTTTTATAGCTTCTTTTAGTTCTTCAAAGTTTTTCATTTCAATATCATTATTTGTTAATAAATCGCAACGACAACATAGCCGTAGGCGTTATGTGGCATTAAACGTGCTTCCAGTGTTTAGTGTGGTATCCACATTTTTTGCAATATAAATATCGTTTTCCACCTTGTTTACCGTAATCTGTTGTTACAAACGTATCTTCTATTTCAAAGTCATGTTTGCAAAAAATTTGTATGATGTAATTTACTAATGTTCTCATAATAATTAACGCCACATAACAACGTGTATAAAACATTGCCTTTCGTGGTCTTTTTTAAGTTTATACTAATTTTATAATTCTGTTCATTTTATTAACAATTGTGTTGGCAACGTTTCATACACGCAACCGTTAGCAAACATTTACAGAAAGTCTTTCAACTGCTTTCTTGTATCTATCTACTATCTTCTTCCCCTTGGGATGGTTTTTCCATATTTCGATTCTTGACTTGTAATATTCAATCAAGTATTTAGGGTCTTCTTGTTTTGATTCATCAAATTCCATATTTAAAAACGTTTGCTAACAGCGTATATAAGCAATACGCTATTAAGGTTTATATTTAATTTTAAAGTTCTTGTTTTGCGTACTGCTCATATACGCAAAACGTTAGGGCTTAATTGCCTTCGGTCGAAACGCTCCGCTTCAATTTTTTAGCTTCTCTGAACGCAAATTTCACGGCCATGCCTTGTTCTACAAGAGAATGTATTTTATTGAACTTGTGTCGCTGAAATAATATCCAAATGAAAATTGTGAAATTTCCAGCTATTGATAATTCAGATAGAATCTTATCTACTGTCTCTTTGTAATAATCCATAGTTTAAAAATTAAGCTCCCGCATTTCTAATTAAGCCAATCCTCAATAAGTTTTGAAGCACTATCATCAGCTTCTCTTGTTGCCCAATAGGTTATTTTCAAGTCACTTACTTTTTCACTTGCTCGGCTTCGCAAAAACATTTCTACACTTTCCTTGTTCGTGTCAGTTGTGTAAATATCTATTTGGTGTGTATGTCCTTCATTGGTCTCCATACATATTTTTGCTCTCCTTGTGTAGTCTTCAAAACTTCCACGAGAGTACTTGTTTCCTAATTCTGTTACTATTTTCATATTTATCTATTTTAAAATTAAACGAAAGCCTAACAACACCTATACTGCATTGCTCGTTCCTCACAACGTCAGCATAACCAAACCGTTAGGAGATAATTACCTGTGGTTGTATGGCTTCATTTTAATAATACAGTCAGCCAGATAAAGGTTAATAATGATATTATTGTGACTAAATAAATTTCCAAGCTTTTGAATTGTGGTTTTTCCATTTTATTAATTATTATATTCTTCCGTGATATGACTTTGTTCATCTAAATCACTAACTATAATTTCATAAGTATCTTCCATAATTTTTAAATTTCATTTATTTGATAAATATTTATCCCGTATCTTTTTATATCTCTTTTTAAAGAATTTTCAGTATAATGCCTAATAGCTTCTTCTTTAGTATATGTATCTGCGTAACTAAAAGTACTAATAATATTTTTATTTATATAAGAATCAAATAATTTACTAGTTGTTTTAAGTTGTCTGCTAGAAGTAAATTCCAATGTAAAATTATTAAGTACTGCTTCTAATAAATTATCATATACTCCTATTACAGTAGTGTTATCGTGATTTAAAAGTATAATCATTTTGTAAGTTTTAATAGTTTTTTAAATAATATGTACTTCCTTTATTTATATCAATTCTATGTTCACCACAAATATATTCTACATATTCATTGATATTTTCTGTTTCTCTTAATTCTTTAAAAGTTTTGCCCCAAGAACCTGTAAATAATAATGTCCAGCAGCCTTTACTTTTAGTAATCCTATGATAATTATCTTTAGGTATAAATAAAATTATTTTTCTATTTCTATTTAAAGGAATAATTTGATTATCTTTTATCACTTCTTCTATATAATTTCCTTTTAAAAGAATACTATAAGCATTAAAAGCATGTGTATGAAATCTATCTTGAGAACCATTTGTTTTATGAAAATGAAATAATTTAATACTAAAAAACTTTTTATATTCTAACAATGTCCATTCTGTAACATTTTGTTGTCCAAGAAGAATACTTTTCTTCTTCATAATTATTACTTTCATATTTTTATTTTAATGTGACCAATATTCTGTTATTACTGCTTCTGCATCTAATGGTACAGTTTTACACCATAAATTACCTGATTTTTTCATACATAATTCTAAATTAGTAGCTACAATTTCTGCTATATCTCCTTTACATTCAACATTTATTTCATCATGAATTAGATTAGTAATAAAAACTTTATTTTCTAGTTTATTATTTAATATCCAATTTCTAAATAATACTGCTGCATATTTAGTTACAGACCCTGCTGCTCCCTGAATTATATAGTTAAGGCATAATCTCTCGTATTTACCTTTTAATTTAAAGTACCTTTTCCATTGTTTAGTTTCTTTTAATTCAGTCAATTTATCCATATCTTTAAAATAGAACTTTCTATTTGTTAAGGTATCTATAATAATATAACCACGACTCATAGATTCTGCTATAGTTTTATCAAAGAATGTTTTTAATTGAGGAAATGCTTTAAAATATGCATTATAAACATTATCTCCTTCTTCTTCTGATATACCTAAATTTTTAGCAATAGTAAACCCATTACCACCATAATTAATTGCAAATCCAGCAGCTTTAGCTATTTGTCTTTTGTCTTTATGTTGAGTTTTAATCTCATCATCTGTTAATTCTTTTAACTCTGGATATAATGCTTTAGTTACAAAACTATGCATATCACCTCCAGTATTAATGAGATATATAATATTTTCTTCTTGTGATTGATTTGCGAGTATTACAGTTTCTTGTCCTGAATAATCTGCATTAACTATTTTATTACCTTCTGGAGCATCAAAAGCTCTTCTAAAATTTTTATTTGAAGGTATATTTTGTAAGTTTGGATTAGTAGATGAAATTCTACCTGTAGCTTTTAATTGCCAGTAATTACTATGAATTCTATTAGTAATTGGATTGATATGTTTTAAGAAATCCTTACCAAATGTAGTACAAGATTGTTCTAATTCTTTATATTCGATATAAATATTAATGAAATTTCTTTTTTCTTCACTAATATCCTTATTAATATTAAACAAAGATGCTTTAACTACTTTAGCATTAACAGTATAAGTTAACTTTTTAGTAGTTTTAGATACTTCTTGAGGACAAATATTTAAATACTTAAAAAATGCTATAGTCTGTTTAGGACTACTCCAACTAATAGCACAATTAATTCCAGTATCAAATAAAGATAACTGTTTATCAACAAATTTAGTATCTGAAAAATTCTTTATTATATAATTATCTAACTTATCTTTAAGTTCTATTACTTGTTTAAGATTTTTTTCATAAGTTTCTAACCATATTTCTTTATTAAAATTAATACCTTTATATTCTATATCTCCTAATACAGGTAGAAATTTCATTTCAAGATCTACACAACTAATTAAATTTTCTTCTTTTAATTTCTTTAATTGGTATTCTCTTATTTGTAAAGGATGTAATATATCCTCAGCTCCATATACAATTTCAGTTTTACTAAATGGCCTGCTACCAATATTTAAAAAATTTAATCTAGTAGATTTATCTACTTCTTTACCTAAATATTTTTTATTTAAAGCTTTTAAGTTAAACTCTATATCATAACCATTATATAAAATCTGTTCTGCTAATTGCGTATCATATAAATTATTTATTCTAATATTATAATTATGTAATATATGACTATATTCAAATTTTAAATTATGACCAACTAATTTAATTTCTTTATTAGTTAATAATGGTAATAATTTATCAATTTTAACTATTCTATGGTCTATAATAAACTGTTTATTTCCATCACCTATTTGAAACATTACAATATTAGATAAATATGGAGATAAACCTTCTAAATCTCCATATTTATTATATTTTTTAGTAGTCTCAATATCAATAGATAATATCTTTTTATCTTTACAATAATTATAACACTCTTCTATAGTAGCATAATTTATATCATCAAACAAGTTATTATCTCCTATAAAATATATGTTATTTAAATTCATAATACTTTAATTAATATTGCTGTAAATACAATTACTACAATTATAAGGAGTACAATTATTTTATCTAAAGATTGTTGTATTTTTTTAATTCTACCAGTTTTTATAACTCTTGATAAAGTGTCTTGTAAATCTTTACCATGTTCTATTAATTCTGTAATAGAACCATCTTTTTCTTCAATAGTAATCTTATAGTCATAATGTTTCACATTACTATTTGATACACCTATTAATTCTGTTTTAATTGCTTTTCTTTTCATAATAATTTAAAAAAGGATGAGATGCAGAATTAACTACACCCCATCCAATCAATCTAACTAAACTATGCTTTCACTTCTTCAGTAGCTTCTACTTCAGGAGCTTCTACTTTTGCATTCTCAAAACCAAACATGCTTTTAGTAGCACGTCCAGCACCAGTCAAGTGACTTACTGTAATTAATACATTATCACCATCTCTTGAATCATCATTAATAGCAGTACAAAGATAAGTCTGTACTCCATTAACACACTCAAGTTGTTTGGTATCTTCATTTTTCTCATATTCATCCTGAATATAAGCAAAATTACTCTCATACATCAATGCTGATGAACGTTGAGTATTACCATTGACATCACTAAATTCAATAGTACCAACACGATAATCTGTACCATTAGAATTTTGTTGTACACTTTCACTTAAGCTAATAAGCTTTGCTGAGAATTGTGCTTCGAGATTGTTTGTTCTTGTGTTTCTTTTGAAAGTAAACATAATAAAAAAATTTAAATTAATAAAAAACTATAAGACTATCCTATAGTTTGTGGGCCTTGAAGGATTTGAACCTCCGACTTTCTGAGTATGAGTCAGACACTCTAACCAACTGAGTTAAAGGCCCTAATTTGGTTAATTAAAACCAAACTGTTATACCTGCTATTGGGAACATAAATATTCCTATACCATGAATTAATTCATCTTTATAAGGTGAGGCAAAATCACAATTAAAAAATTGAATAAGATTTATTACCCAACATATTCCCGTATATACCCAAAATAAGATATATAATAAATAAGAACTTAATATAAATTTCATAATTAAAATAAGTTTAAAATTTCTTCAATAGCAAACCACTCTGGAGCTATTAAATATAATAATCCGTGATAAATACAAAAACAACTAGCTATTATTCCTATTATACTTAATACCATACATATAACAGCAATTACTTCATAACGATCAGATTCATATTTTTTTACATTTAAAGTTTTTGATTTTTTAGCACATATAAACCCTGTAAAAATTATTATAATAGTAATTAAAGGGATAAACATGTATCCTATTCCTTTTGCTATTTGTAATTTAACTACTATTTTAAAACTTTCTTCTGCTATAGGAAGTGCTTTATCAGCAAATCTATTAAAAGATTCTACTATTTTACCGCCATATTTATCTATTATTCGTTCAGTTTGAGTTTCAGTAACTAAACTATCTACTTGACTATAAGTATTATAAGATACAAATAGTAATAATATAATTAATAATTTTTTCATAATTTTCTTTTCCAATTTTTATATTCAATTATAATAATATCTTCTGTAGGAATTAATAAATTTATCTCTTCCATATAATTATCAAATGATATTATTTCATCATTTTGTTTTGCTTCTTCAGACCTTTTATGATGTTTTTTATAAAGATCTTTATAATTACCATCAATTGTTAAATACATTTCACATTCATCTGCTTTAAAATTAATTAATAACAAATAAGGTGTAAGTAGTTTTAAACTTTTAACTTCTATTTTATAATCTCTGGTAAACTTTTTCCATTGTAATAAAATCCAATTCCATAATTTATTCATCTCATATCTGCTTTAAAACATTCTTCTGAACAATAACCATTTCTTTTAGCTTCATTTACTTCACAATGAATACATAAATTAGTATATTCAGGTTCTGAAGTTAAATAATCATCTAAATTCATAATTCATCAAATAAATATTTAATTAAATTTTTCTTATCCCTTAAAGTAAGACTACTTGTTAAATCTAATACCATATTATACTTAGAATTATCTCTAATAGTATTCTTAGTATTTAAAATTAGTCCTTTATTACTACCTACAGCAATTTTAGCACTATCTCTTAACTTATTATAATATCTTTTAGATATAGCACTAGCAGTTCTATTTAATTCTTCACTTGACCTTTCAAAAGCAAATTGTAAATTATTAGGATATTGTCTAATATTTTCTAAAATTATATTATCTTCCTGTTTTGTATAAGCTGTTCTCATATTCTGGATTTTAAAGTTTGAATTTCATTTTTAATTCTGGCTTTATCAGTTTCTGTAAGATCAACTTTTACTTTTGAGTCATTAATTGTTTTTACTCCACTTGAAAGCTGTGCTTGCAATCTTTTTAAAGCACTTTTTCTTCTTTCTTGCTTCTTTGTATTCATATTTATTTATAATTTAAGTTTAATTAAATAAAGCCCCTAATCAATAGTCAGGGGCTTTATTATTATTTAATCATTTTCTCAAGCTCTTCAATACTCATATTTTTAAGTTCTTCGTCTTGCTTTTCTGCAATAAGTTCACTAATCTTCTGATTGTGACGTTTAGTTTCAGCAGCTTTTAACGCACGTTCTTGATCAGTTTGTTTAGTTTTAAGTATTTCTAATACTACATCAAACATTAATTTAGTAATTTTATCTTTTTCTGTAGTTTTACTAAGAAAAGTTTTTGTAGCTGTCTTAGATACTTGAGAATCAAGAGTTACTGCAATTTCATCAAGATCTGATAAATTCAAATCCCAAAGTTGTTCAACAGATAACATTCCTCTTGTCGTAGAAACTCTAAGCTTGTTTCTAGTAGCTGTTTTAAATATATCACTCATAGTTTAAAAATTTAGTATGGATGAGAGGATTCGAACCTCTAACCTGCTCTTATGTTTAAGGTGAGCTGCTCTAACCAATTGAGCTACATCCAAAATAGTTTAAAATTTAATTTTTAATATTCTATTAAAAGAACCTGTACATTTTACTATTAATTCATCTTTAATAGTAGCATTAAAACCTAATCCCGCTAATTGATTTTTAGTAGGTTCAAGCATATTGGTACTACCTAATACTTCCATTACTTTTCTATGATCTAATAATTCCTGAATTAAATTTTCATTATGAAAACTTCTGACAGAAACATCAGAATAACAACCATCTAACATAAAGAAATAATGTTTATTACCTACAGAATCTTCCCAGTGGTTAGGAGACAAACATACTAAGTTTACTTTATGAAACTGATTTGTATTTAATCCCCAAAGTTCTTTAGAAGATATTCCTGATTCTGGTATTAAATGTTTAATACTAAATTGTCCATTATTTAATGTAATTTCTGCTACATTAACATTTACTCTAACAGGATTATCATAAAAATAAGAATAAGTATTTCCATCAAATTCAATCTCCATTTTAAAACCTTGAGTATTACTAATTCTGTATGGATTTACATAGACTTTATAAATACCATTTTTCATTTTATTTATATCAGTCCATGTAATATTTTCAACAGCTAATTTTCCTCTAGGACTTGTAATATCTACATCTAATTGTCCAGACATAGGAGTTCTTATATTACCACCTCTATCTTTACGATATGAAGTAGAAAAACCTATTTTATTATTATTAGGTTCAATAGCCCATAAATCTAAATCAGAATTATCCTGACCTGATTCATTCCAAGCTAATCTAAAATTAAGAACACCTTCAACATTACCTCCTAAATCTTTAACTGTTTGTTTAATCAAAGATTTACCTGCAAGATTACCATTATAAGTCCAACTATAATTATTAGACCATTTAAATATTGGTTTACTTTCAGGATTGTTAGCTGTAGTTAATGTAACTAAATTACCTTGCATTCTATTTTCTAAATAAGCCTCAATAGAATCACAACTTGGTAATACATCAGACATAAATTTTTCTATAGCTATTTCTTCTACGTTTTCAAAATTCTGTTTCTTAGATGTAGTTGATTTAACATTATCAAATATAGATACTGTTTTAACTTTACCATCTCCTACATTACTATGAAGAATTTCAGATACTTTAATATCATCTAATAAAGCAAATCTTCTATTAAATGATTCTTCATAATCATTTTCCTGAACAAATTTCTTAGCTTCTTCAATTTGTCTTTTAGTAATAGGAGCCGTAGCTTTCATATAATTAGCTGGATCAACTCTTTTATTCCAATTAAGACAAGCTTTATTTAAATCTTCTCCTTCTGATAATTCAGTACAAAGTACACCAATAAGAGTATTTTTAAATTTAGCTAATCTTTCAGACATAGTATAAGAAGTTTCCCAATACCAATTATCAGTAATGTTTAATACTTCATCATGAGATGTTTTATGAAAAATAATCTGCTCTAATACTTCTAAATGTGATGTACCATCTAACAAAGAACCTTGATTAATAAGATCTCTTACTAATTTTAAAATATCTAAAGATATTTCTTGCATACATCTCTTAAATACAAAATATTTATCTCTGTATTCAGCCATAATAGCTTCTACAGATTTACCAGTCGTATCAACAAACTCTTTTGGAATATGTACATGTAAATGATGAAATGTTCTAACTTCATTAGGTTGAACAACACCAAATTTTTCAGCTTCTTCCTTAGTATATCTTTTGACATTTTTATCAATACCTAATTTAAATTTATCTTGAGATTTTTTACAAGATTCATAAGGTAATGAATTTAACTCATTAAATGTTTCAAAAAATACATCTTTAATTTCAGCAGATTTTAATCTGCTGGAAATCATATTAAAAGAATTCTGATAATTCCCAACATTATTAAGATCAAACATTGTAATAATATCTCCTTTATCAGAAATAGTTACAATATTACCATATCTTCTAATAAAATTCTTACATAAATTACAATTATGCTCTGAACTTTCAGGATCACGAAATACTGGATCATTTTCAAATCCATTAATATACATTTCCCAAACTTCGTTACCAGTAATGCTACTTCTAAATAACATTCCTGTACTAGCCATTTTATCTAGGTTTTTCTGTATCAATTGAGATACATCCTTCATTGTTACTTCTAAAACTACTTCATTCATATTTAGATTATTTAATTGTTTAAAATAAAAAATACCACTAGTTACTAAACTTCACTAGTGGTATTGTTAGACTACACTACGCTAAGACAATTTCTTGAAATGCGAGCGTTAATCCCTTTGTCAGCAATCATATTGATTGCATCTGAAAAGTTAACGTTTCCGTTTACTTGAACTAATTCATCTCTTTATACCTACTCAATCATACCAGCGAATCCAGTCAGCCCCATAAATAAGAAGATACACATGGACAACGTTCTGTGTGTTTAAAACCGTCAAATAGAATCCTCAGATTTCTTCTTATAATTTTGAATACCATGCTATTCTAACTTATTGGTAACAACAATTGAACTAGTGGAGCTGGTGGGAGTCGAACCCACGTATGAATATAATTCTCAATACAAATACAAACGACAAATTATTATTTTACAAATATAATAAATTATTTATTTTTATAATAATCTACTATTTCTTTCATTTCTTCTATAGTAATTTCTACATCAGTATTTAATTTAATTGCTTGTAATTGTCTATTACCAGAACCATGTAAAGGTAAATTTTTAAAAGCATTTAAAATCTTTTCTAATGATTTAACATTTAATATAGCACAACCATATTCAACAGTACTCGTATAATCATATATTTGATTGGAATGTGGGTCTTTACCTTTACAACCATTAATTATAGGTAATTCAGATTTAATTATTTCAGCCCATTTGCCTTTACTAAATAATCCAAAATATCTTTGATTAGTTTCAATTGATAAAACATTAAACTTGCTTTTATAAGATAATTTAAAACCGACTATAATTTTCTCCTCTTTATCATCTATTGTACATTTAACCGTAACACCCTCTTTAAACCCTCTTTTCTTAGCTTCATTTTTTAAAACAGTTTCAACTTCTTCTTCAGTAGCTAGTTTTAAATCTCCTAATCCCCAATAATTGTCATTGTTTTCAACCCATTTTGGATTTTTATCAAGATATTCAAATCCATAACCTCCAACTACATAATTTCTATCATCAGGTATTTGTGTTATACAAAATATTGATCCTCCTATTAGACTATTTTTATACCATTTACCTATTTCTAATTTAGGTTTATTAACAGATTCTATTTCTTCTGGTGTGGCTTTTCTAATAATGTGTTCATCTAAAATACCAAAATATCTATTACGTTCTTTAACTACAAAATTACATTTAGGGTCAGAAAATAATCCTGTTGGGTTAGTTTCAAAACTATCTAATGAAGAATATAACTTAGTGACTAGATTAGGGGTAGTTACTCCATTACCTATTTTTGCTTGTCTATAATTTTTAACTACAACCCAATCACCTATTTCATATTCTTTTACAATATCACACCATTTATCAAGAATATTTAATTCTTGAAGCTTATTATAAACATAAGAATTTTTAAGAAATGTTCCATCTGCTACATCACCTAATTCACATAT